ATCAGCAAGTTAGCTCCTCCCCTACACAGGCCTTCTCCGGCTTTACTCCACCAGCTTCAGGCTCTGTCTACACAGTTTTCTAACCCCCCCAGCAAGCCTGTTGTTTCCCCACCTCTGGGTGATTCATGGCTGCCCCTCAAATTTGACATTCCCACTCCCCTCCACGGTTTTCAGCGAGGCTGTCGCGAGGCGTAAATTTTTTTTTCACCCGCCCGCTCCCGAGAGAGAACCTGGCCCCCACTCCGTTTCCCCCGCAACCCGCGTGAGGCCCTGCCTACCAGATTTCCAAACTTACTGGGTTTTCCAAGCTTTTTGACATTGGGCTCCTCCCTTCTGGCTCTGGGTATTTAGCTTCCCTCACATTTCTCATTCCACTTTCTCCACACGCACCTTTTCCATCTCCTCTCCAACTTGCCGCCATGAACCATGAGGGAGTTTCACGGGGACGCGCCTCCTCGGTTTCCATTTCCATGTGTCCACCACCGCCCAGTGGGGCACGCCGCGCATCGCTGGGCTGTCCACCCCCGCTGAGTAACCGGCCTGTGTGTTGCACCCCATCGAGCGTGTCTTTGAGCTCGTCATCCTCGCGAAGGTCCATGCCTTCGCTAAGCTCGTCCAGAAGCTCGAGCCTGCCTTCTACCGGCTCACTGAGATCCATCACTCGAAACCCACAGCGGCTTCCATCCAGGCCGCCATCATATACCGCAATCAACCCAGAGTGTTTGCTAGAACGAGGGGCCGAGCGACCGCGGGCGTGGACCGCGAGCGTGATGAACGCACCGCCGAGTTACTCGGAAGCACTGTGCCAGGCACCGCCCGCGTACGAGCTTGTTCCTGAACTTTCTTATCACCCCACCCAAGACCCGCGCGGCGTTTACTCTTCGCGCTCCAACCCCGACCGGCTCGCTCACAGAAGACAAAACCCGATATGTATTTTTATTATTGTTGTGGCAACCATGTTGTTAATACTGGGGCTGTTACTCACTATAACACTCAGTTCATTAACAAACGGCAAAAAAGACAAATAAAAAACAGATGTAGTATCTCACGGTCGAATAGTGTTTATTTTTACATGCACCCCTTTCCAAACCCTCTGTAAACTATTCCAATCAGCACCAGAATCTGCAGCATAAGCAGAATAATGTGTATTGCGGCAAACTGTCCACAAAAGGTTTTGCTGTAGAGCCGCCGTTTGATGGGTCTCATATGGCCACTTGGGTCCTTGTGTTGGTCACAGAAGCCGTCTAGGTAAACTTCTGATGGTGGTGAGGCCGCCTCGCTGTGATTCCTACTAACGTTATCCAGATGTAGCACCGCTGGACTTTCTGCGTAGGCATCGGTACAGCGGTCTGTGGGGTCATCTTGTGTAGGTGGTGAGGCGGGGAGCTCATTGCTGAAGGTGGTAGAATTTATGCGAGTGTACTCTTCATTTTCGGAATCGCTTTCATACCCGTAGGGGCTGACGCGGGCCGGACCCTGCCAGGCTGACGGGGGAAATGCGACTTTGTCGTACCACACGGTGGAGGGGCGCGCGTGGCGCTTCTTTTTAAACAGCTGTGACATTTTCTTAAAGAACAGCTGGGATAGCAGCTGTTTTCGCAAAGACTCGCGTCTGGGACGTGGTTCAACGTTGATTGTGGTAGGGCTCGAAACGTGTATGCGCCTCCTCCACTTTGAATCCATGCTTAAACACTCTGGGATGAGGGGGCGGGGTATGGGGCGTATGCTTGCAACTCAATCCCCCGCGTTACACCCCGGGCCAAAACGCTGTGTTTTCACACCCGAGGCGTTTATTGCCCACCGGCTACGGGGCGCGCTTTTATATGTGAAACGTCCCCCGACGTGACGCACGTACTACGGTAGTTCTAAATATTGGCCCCCTTGGTTGCTTCGGCTGCACATATCGCCTCTGTTCCTGCCGTGCTTGGTGTCGAGGTCCCACCCCTGTAACCAACATCGATGGGGGCCTGCTGCTCAACCAGACGCAATCGCTCGCCATCACTCTCCGCCTTGGCTGAAGAAACGGAGGTTGTCCTTCGCTGCTTGGCCGGAAGGGTCGTAGACCTCCCGGGTGGAGATGAAGTGCGAATCGCGCCAGACGTTGGACGGCCCGGACAAAATTTTGGCTACTTTAAGTTTCCCGGCCCGTCGCGCTTTGCCTATGTTAAGTTTATAGGCAGGGCGTACGCGCTAGGGAGCGGGCGCAAGTTTCTACTGTACCTATCCAGAAACTTTCAGGTCTTTGGCTACGAGGATGGTACCGGCCTACACATGCTCGCCAAGTCCCTACACGAGTTTTTAAAGTTCAAAGGACTATCCGACCGGGACCTGGTTGTAGTTGACTCGGTTGCGCTGACCTCGCAGCTGCGACCCCTGACTCTTCCTATACGCTCGACCTCGGATATAGAAACGCTAGCTGTCGGGGAGGCTACCACAAACTACACTTCTACGGAAAACCTACTGGGCCAGACCAAGAGCTCCACGCACCGTCCATTGGGTGTATCGCTTTCCAACGTAAAAACAATGGAGTTGCCCCCCATGCAACCGAGTAGCAAGAGGCTAAGAGGCAAGGGAGGACGCCCTTCAGCCCGCCTTAAGTCTATCCGCGAGGAGACCGTATCTGGAACTGCAACGACCCGCGAGGAGTACAACTCGCCCAGCGAGTACGACTGCCTTACGTCAGAGATGGCAGACTGCGACAGCGACTCGTCTGTAGCCTCCGTCTTTTTTTAAATAAAAAACAAAACACCAGATACAGTTTTAATTCATCGTTTATTTGCTTGCTGGCGCTCTTTAGCTGAGGTTATACCCCTCGCTACGCTTAAAATTTTGGCCTGGGCGGCGTTAGCCGCCTGCCAACACTCTAGGGAAAAGGGGGTTTTGCAGTGGCAGTGGAAACACAGTCCGTTGATTGTGGACTCCTCCCCGTCCTCGTCGCAGTCGTATTGGGTGGCCGCGCTAAACGGGGCGCTACACACGCTATGCTCGGTGGCAAAGTCCTGCATGATTCTCGGGTTATTGAGAATGCTTCTGAAGTTGGTCAGGTCTGGGAGCAAGAGCTGCTTTTCCGGGTCCCTCTTCTCAAACACGCCGATGAAAAAGGCGTGGAGGCGCGCCTGCGTATCGCAGCATGCTCTGATGGTATACGTTCTCGTATTTAGGTAAGACCTGCTTCTGGCTGGCTGGGATGTGGTCTCCCACGAGCTCCATGTCAGGTCAAGCGGTAGAGGCGACACCACGTTGCTTATGTCCGCCAATAGCCCCAGCTTGCAGTCGCTGCTGTAACACCCGCCGTGGTCTCTCCCGTGGGAGCAGATATCCCGCGGCTCTACATCGGATGCGTGTTCCGCGCGGTTTGCTGGCAGCATATTTACGTGTAGTTTGCCGCCCTGTTGGGAATTTGTTTGGCTGAAAGTATTAAGACGAAGTATATACCCAGCTCAACAGCCACTACTTTTTAAATTCAACTCACAAGCGCCGCCCAGTTTACATTTCAAAACTCGACAGGCCTTTGTGGAATAATCAAACTGTATTTATTGATGAGTTACACAAAACAAGTCTCTGGGATACACACACCACACGGTTTTTTAAAAGATTTGGTTACAGTAAAAGTATTTGCCGTGCAGGTAAACTGGAACGAGGGTGTAGCCCGATATCAGGCTGCAGGTATCGGCCTTGCATCGCCGCTTATGCGAATCTATTGCCTCGAGCGTTCCGGCCAGACAAGCACCAGGTACGTAGTCGGCTAAAGCGCGCCCGTCGGGTCCCAGTGCGTCCCTTGACACAGTTTCGGCGCCGCTCCCAACCGCCCGAGCTATGCGCGCCAACATCACAAACATGAAGGTGGGGACACACGCGACGTCAGACAGGCGCTGGTGGTCACACAGCTCTGCGAGGGTAGGGCTTTCCGACGATGAAAGGTAGCACCGCATAAAGGGTTCAAGTTTCAGGCGCAGGTTGTCCAGCAGGGCTATCGAAGAAGAGATGATAGGATCCTTGGTGCGCATTGGTAGGTTTTTGGTGACGATCATTTTGCACCAAGTTAGGGTCTCGTCAGCCGACGCGAGCGCCTCTAGAAGGTTTTCGCCTCGCATAACCGCGTCGCGCAGAGACCGCGCAGCCTCGGCAGCGTGGGACCGAACCTCAAAAAGCTTGTACAGGTTAACACCATGCTCAACCAGCGTATCCCACGTGATTCTCCTTGCCTCCGGATTGAATTGGTCAGATCCAAAGCCGAGCACAGGAGCCCACGGGGACGAGTTTTCGGCTCGAAATCCACCATTTTTTACTGGAGTCGTTAGAGTCTCGCGCGCCCCGTGAAACATTTCACCGATGCGTGAGCTAGTTACACGCTTGCAGACATCCGCTATGGAGCTGGCGGCTGCTGCGTTGAGTCGGTCTCCAGCGGAGCGACCTGGTGTATTAGAGCCGTGGTTGGCGTTGCCTCTTCGCCGGTTGCGGTGGACTCTAGCCACGCTTTGCGTTCTCGTCTTGAACCGCCACCTGTTAGACGGTCCTGCGCCGCCATGTCCAGAATCGACAGAGCTTGAATCGCCTCTGTGTGGGCCCAGGCGCATGTGTACCGGCAGGCTCGACCGCTTTGGCCAGCTCCGCGCTGCCTGGTGCGCCGGCACGTTTTCCGGCTCCGGCTTTTCCCAGCTGCGCTGTTGTTGCTTCCAGTTGTTGCGCCTGAAGGGGCGACGGCGATTTCTGCGCTCCTGGCCAAACCCCGGCCGCTCGCTCTTGGGGTTTTGAGGTTGCGCGCGCCTTGGGGATGCCGCAAAGCTCACAACGACACTCTTTGGGGGGTCTCCGACAACATTTCTAAGCGCTGACACTGTGCCAACTGTTTGCGTCGGTCCAAAAGCGCTTTTGTTAACCAAGCCACGAGTCGCCTCCTGGTACGTATCGCTCCCAGTGATGTTGTCTTCGGTGTCGGACCCCAATATACTCATTTCGTCATCCATGGGCTCACAGCTGCTCACGCTAGACAGTGCCATTGTCTTGATACAGCAGAGAATGTCTTCCAGGGCTGTAAGTTTAAAACAGCAGGTGTACCAAGAAAAGGCCAAGAGTGCGGATCTTCTTGGTGGCAGGATTTTTATAGAGACTTAGAAGCCGCGCCCACTCGCTCTTAGGACGAGAAGGACTCGCCCAATAGGCCAATTTGAATACGCTGTTCGTAGTGCAGCAGAATCGACACAGCGCCGATCACAAGTAGCAGATAGACAATTTTCCCACACAGGTTAGCCAGCACTGTAGAGCAGCAACTGGTACACAGGCTCTTCACTCCGTGGGTGGCGGGGGTTGGGGAGATCGCACTTGAGCCGGTCTTTGGGGGCTTTTCGTAGATAATAGCTACTATCTCCACTATAGTTACAGCCACCACAAACCCCCACGAGGCAAGTTTAAGATAAATGGGGTATATCTGAGAACATGGGGTGTGAACCAAGGTTACGGTTCCAACGACAAGGAGTCGAGCTACAAAATGTGTTCCCACCTCAAGGCCTATGAGCGCCAGGGCGGCGCTGTGCTCGCAGAGAAATCCTATAGGGTCACGTTTAAAGGTTCTGCTTAGAGCCACGCGGCGCAAAGACGCTTCACACAGCAACAGAGCGAATTTTGTGTAGTGCGTTTTGAGCACGGTGGTAGCAAGCGTATAGGTAGCATAGTTAAAGGTGTATCCAGTCGGCGATAGGAACTCGTTTTGGTTCCTAAAGGGTCCCAGCAAGCGGCGCTCTTGACGCAAACACAGGAACGCAATGTAAATGAGCCACGCCCCGGTAATCATCTGCAGTTGCACGCTCCATAGGTAGGCCCTACAGTTGCGAGTGCCAACCACTATTCGCACTTTGTCGTGCAGCTCCTTCATGTTTTTCAGGACGTTGAGCTTGGACTCGTTTACCCAGTTATCTCTGCATACGTAGTCAAATCCAGACAGTCCGTCGCTGAATCGCTTTGCTCCATTTTCTGGGTACGCATACACTATAGTGGAGTTATAGACTTCCCACTTGGCAGCAATCCCATCCTTAGAATCTATAGAAACTGTAGCGTACACGCAGGGGTTGTGTAACTGGGCGGTGAGGGTATACCAGATGGTAAACGCGGCATAGGCAGTGATTAGGCCCAGTACAGATAGGTATGCCGTTCTACCCCCGAATAACATAGCGCTAGCTAGCCTATTTAGCTCTGTCCACCTCTAGCGTAAAAATGGTGCACATCTTATTGTTGCCGCATTTTGTAGCAAAGCATTGTTGACTTATAGACGCACAGAGTCTCCCGTGTACATCCGCACTTATCGACAGAAATGTACGAGCCAACCCACGTGCCGATCGAAGGTGCTTGGCGCGAAGGCAGCTGAATCCCTGTGATCTGTAAGCGTTGCCGGATCGGTTGATTTGCATTAAAATCCAGTCAGGCTTGGTTACGACTGTGAGTACCCCAACCGTTTGATATTCGCCCGATTGGTCGGGGAAGTGAGCGGCGAGGTGTGATACTACCTCACCGAGCACCACGTCAACAACAAACGCTTCCACCGCCTCGTGAGATTTTATAGACACGTTGGCGCTTGACAGAATAGACTCTAGAGTTGCGCGTTTAGTCATGATCGCTTCTCTGTTTCGAGCTACCTTGCGCTCAAAAAAGCTGACGTAATCTCCACCCAGGTCTGTGATTACGTGCGTTATTGTAGAATGTCGGGGGGCCGCGTGAAAGTGAAAATTGGCCGGGTTTGAATGCTCCGCTACAAACTCATCCACGGCGGTGCATTTTGGCGGAATCACATAAAACGGATAGAGACCTCCGTAAACCTCGCCAGAGTCGCCCACTTTGCAAAAAAAGGGAAGGCGAAGGCTGCGGCCGTGTGAGTAAACGCCAGTGTCGATAAACGAAAAATCCCTCAAAACGGAGCACATGCTTTCTGTAAACGTGCGCTCCAGAACAACAGCCTGTTGTATAATTCGAGCTAGACCGCGCAGTGCTTCCGGCCCTGCCAGGAGGTAAGGGGGTGGCACTGGAACCGTTACACGAAACCCCATTTTTTCTGTACACTCGCACGCGTCGGTGTCAGCGAGCCGCTGCAGAGACGTTTTTTCACCCTCTTTATCTTGGGGTGTATTATTACATGCGGCCTGTGGGTATTCATTGTCTACTATCATCATCTCATAGTAGTCCATCGGCTCATCAGTATATTCCTCCATGGCCGCATAATCATCTATGAAGTCTGATTCCATGTAGCACTCCTCCCCCCCGTCGACGTATTCTGAGAAAGACGAGGGCTCTACACGGGGAAGCGCTCTAGATAGTTGAGGGGGACATGAGGTCTTGTAAAAATAACACGGGTAAGAGTCCCACTGTACTGAGGAATTGGAAAAAATGAAAGATAATGTTGTGATAATGCCGGCTCTAAAACCGCGCATTGCGAGGTGAAGCATGCCAAGCGGAACCCGCCTCTTGATTCCAAAGTCTACATCCAAGATGATATTACTAACCGCGAGCGACGAGTTGAAGATCTCATTGCGGTTGATGTACATTTGGGTTGACGCGTTAGAGGACGCCAAGGCCGTACGGCAAACGCCGTTATTTGTGCGCGTTAACTGGAGATCGCGCCACGCCCGTGCACAATCGTCCATTTCCTCAAATCCGGCTAAAGCTAAGCCTTCATCGTACCCTTGTGTACCACCCTGGCGTGACAGATTTTGTGTTGCAGTTTCCCAGCGGTCATTAGCTATGACAGCGAATGCCTGGCGCTTGGAAGGCAGGGCCACCCGATAGACTGGGGTGGGGCCGGGAACTCCCTTTTGGCCAAATAGCACCTCTAGCGGTAGGGCTCTACTGTTCACCTGTGGCGATGATGCAATGTGTAATAGCCTCCGAGATATTCCACACTGGGACGACACACTCGGGGAGAGATCGTCACCCCGTGACTGATCCAGCGGTGACGAGGAATGGACACCCTGGGGTTTGTTGGGTGAAACTATGGTTTGGATCCAACCGCGGCCCGCCAGAGAGGCTTCCACCCTATCTAGTAGCTTCAAGATTGGTGTAGAGGTGTCGCAGATACCAAGCGGGCTGCTACCAGTGGACATCGTCGTAGCCGATGGAGTGTAGGTTTTATCCCGGGCATACTGGCTGCCTATGGACGCCGGCACACAAACCACTCTGGGGTTTACGTTTTGGGCGATGTAGTCTCTGATATTAAGCTGAATCCTCACCTGCGCAAAAAATTTCTCAATCGTTACCCTTTTCAGGGACGAAGTAGAAGTTATTCGCTCGATGTCTGCTGGGTCGGCTATACTGACAGCAAGCAGGTGGTCATAGAGCTGTTTGCGGTTGAAGCTCTCAAAGTGGGCCAGGTAAATGTAGGTAATAAACTCTCGGTCCGACACACGTAGTCCCTGTCTGTCTGCCGCGATAAACCCCTCGAGCGCGCTGACCTCTGCCACGTCAGCCTGAATTCGAAGGTCTACGTACCTAGGTAGCGCCAGTGCGCACGGCCCTCTAGAATACCAACTCTGACAGCAAAACTTTGACAAAAGCGAAAATGATGTCAGGTGGGTGGGATCCAGCCCCGTGGGATTTGGTGCGGCCGGAACGCTGTACGTTTTAATAAAGTCCTTTACGGCCTGCAGGTCGTAGGTGCCCCCTGATCTGGAACAGCGAATGGCCTGAAAGAGGTAGTATCTGGTGGCTAGCACAATCTCCCTTTCTCCAGGGCCAAACTTGGACGCAAACCAAAACGGTGTGGTGTTGTTGTTGCAGTATAGACGCCTGAACGCGGTCAGCACTTTATTTTCGTGGTGTATATACACGGAGGTTAAACCGGAGCGGCCGGTGCTGTGACAGATGACGGCAGCCTTTACAGATCCGCGTTGGGGGTCATACTTGGCAGCGGCGGCGGTTCGTCCGCTTCTGGCTGTAACATTTTCCGTCGTTATTGCTAGCGCCAGTATTAAGTCATTGTGGAGCAGAAAGGTGGCCTCTTCCGTTAACGCCTGGAGCAGTATATTAGACGATAGCGGGTGACCGTGTAACAGAGTCATTGCCAACGCCCGGGCTCCCGTCCACGTGGAAAACGCACACACAAACATTGGGCGTACGCGGTCTTGTGGCTCGTCACTAGCACCTCCCACCATACCGCTTAACAGACAAAAGCTTACTGATGGTTTCCGCTGTAAAAGCGCGGCCGCAAACTGATCCGCGTCTAACTGCTCAGTGGAGCTCCAACCGTCACCAGTGTCCGTGTTTGGTACGCGGGGCTGTTTTCCAAACAGATCATCGAGCTCTGAACTCCAGTCGTAGCTTATAGCGTACACACTCTCCGAGCTCTCCTGTCCGGTTAGAAGCATCAGCGAATACGTGATAACGCAGCTGTCGGTAGCATAGAGAACTCTGATAGTTGGCTCTGGGTTGCGTAGCGCCATGTTTAAGTGGCTGATGTCAAGTCTATGTGGAATTAAAAACTCCACAACCCCAGAAGTTTATGAGCCAATTATTGGTGGGCAGAACCCATCTACCATGCTCCGCCTACAGTCTGCTTTGGCGGCCGTTAATGCGCTTCTGCCTGCGACCCTTACTATAGAGGATGTAATATCATCTGCGGACAACACCCGGCGCCTAGTCAAAGCGCAAACCCTTGCTCGCACCTATCAAGCATGCCAGCATAACATAGAGTGTCTCTCCAGACATCGGGCGAGTTCCGACAACCCAAACCTAAACGCCGTGGTGACTACGCACATGACAAACGCCAAGCGTCTCTCGGATACTTGCCTCGCGGCCCTCATGCACCTCTATCTGTCGGTAGGGGCTGTGGATGCCACCACTGACACCATGGTTGACCACGCCATTCGCATGACCGCTGAGAATAGCGTGGTGATGGCGGATGTCGCCGTGTTGGAGAAGACCCTCGGACTGGATCCCCAGGCAACAGTCAGGGCGCACGACTTGCTGGCCCCCAACAGTGGTGTTTTAAATTCGGTGAATGCCGTAGCTGGGATGGCCGACCCGACAGACGATGTAGAGTTTACCCAGAGTGTACACAGCCCTCTCCTCCCCCGGCAGCTTAGCACCACGGAAGTAGTCGGTGTTGCATCTCCAGTAAAATCAAACCTAAAATCTAAACACAAACCCAAACGTAAAGCCAGTTTGGTTGCGGTGTAAAATGTAAACAAAAAACAATAAACTATTCAGAGTTTTTATAAACGAGTCTGGTTTTATTTTATATCTGCATAACAGGCATCGTAATATAATCACGGGTAGTTTTTTTATAACCCGGTTGAGCCAAACCCTCCATCCGCGCGTAGACTAGAGGGTGCCTCTCTATCAAAGTCTGTCGTGAACTTCCAAAGTACGGGGCTTTGGAGAGCCTTTGTAGTCTCAGTGGGAGAGTAAGTGGGAAAGGGGTCGTCGTAGTTTACGGTCTGCGATATTAACGCATCGTCGATATCTTCCGTCAAAAGTAGCTGCGCCACGCGCTGACCCTTAGTGATGGAAATGGGATACTTATTGACGTTAAGTATAAAAAAGCAACAGGTTCTCCCAGCTACCCACCTAGTCGGTAGCACTATTAAACCCCTTCGATTCATAGACGAGCGCCCAAATATACACGGCGTGACGGCGGGGTTGGAATGGGCGAAGACAATCGGTAAGTCCACAAGGTGACTCTCATCGGGTTCTATAGTTGCGTCTGCCGGTGCGATGATGTCATATCCTGCATCCTCGACACGCTTCGGAGCAAAGTAATCGTAAAACAGGTTAGCTTTCGATGTATGCCAATCCTTGGTAGAGCCGATGCTGGTCACGTGGATTGCTTCTTTGGCTAGTTTTACCAGCACAAGACCCAAGCTCATTTGTCCGGGGGGCACGGATGTGTTAACCCCAGGTGCGAATTGTACCGCTTTCACGACGCCGCGATATCCAGAGTCGACTATACCGTAGGCGGTGTAATATTTGGCAGAGTTTCCAGGAAAAGTTACGTTGCTAAAATTCTTTGGCTCTGGTTCAACTGGCAACAAACCGCTAATTTGCGCGAGGACAATGGCATATCCGCTGGAACAAGCAACCCGTAGACCTACGTCAGTGAGCACACTATAAAATTCGCCCGCACTTCCATGCTCAGCACTCAGCTCAACTGTGTGGTTGTTGATTAACACCAACAATCTACCAGCAGCTTCTGCCCGCGCTCTCCATCTCTCGCCACACTCAACCACCACGATGCTGTCCACGAGATTCGTGACGCTGGCCATTCTCACCTGCCTTTTGGTGGTGCTTGGGCTGGCTAGAGGAGCGGGTGGCGACCTTGGTGTGAAGCAACAAATCGACGTTGCTAGAGAAGAGGAGAGACGCGACTTCTGGCATGCAGCCTGCTCAGGACACGGATTTCCAATTACCGCACCGAGCACTGCTGCTATTCTATTTTATGTGTCTTTGCTTGCAGTGGGCGTGGCTGTTGCCTGCCAGGCATACCGCGCCTTCTTGCGAATTGTGACGCTGGAGATGTTGCAACACCTACATTGAGCAACTATGTATGTATAACTCATCCCGGATATTGTTTCAACCGTTTGACTGTATAAAAAGGCTAGCGCTCTACCTACAAGAATCATTAGTGCTGAAGGTTCCTTTTGGGGTTTACAGCGCTAGTATTAGAGTTTGCTAGAGTTTATTATTAGCCCGTAAGTATGTCTGATACGTGGCATAGACGTCGCAGTGGCTGTAACGATGCTAACGCTACGGAAGAGTTTGTATACTCTACCGTTCGTAGCGAGCATCGGCAACGCAGGCCCTCTCGCGGAACTTTTATTATGCGAGAAAACGACCTCTACGACAAACAGTGTGTATCTAAGGAAAACGACTTGTACGAAAGCGCTAGCCAAGACGACGACGACAAAGTTTATACCAGGCGAGGTATAGGCACAGCCGCACAGTATCGTGACTCTGAACACATATACGAAACGTGTGAGGGTGATGAATTCTACGATGCATGCGAATATTCTCTGGTTGGTGGTGGTAAACTGTCTACCTCTCATGGCCGCCAAAGCCCCGCAAAAACACAACAACCTTCAAGAGGTGCAGCTGCTGCTCCACCCCCACGTGTTACAACGCGACCACCTACGCGTGCGGCGGCTACCTCCACAGCGCCCCGACAACAGGACTGCGTTCCCAAACAGCGCGCCTCGCCTGGTGTAAACTCCATAAAGAGCGGTAAGAGCCTCGCGTTTAGCGGCACCCCAAAAACGCCAAAGAGTCAGTGGTACGGAGCCACTCACCTGTTCAACAAAAACGTATTTTGCGCGGCAGTGAGTCGCGTGGCTGCCGCACACGCAAGCGATGCCGCGTCTGCACTTTGGGACTTAAACCCACCAAAGACCAACGAAGACTTGGACAAATTTCTGAAAGCAGCTGCGATTCGCATTTTGGTCTGCGAAGGCTCTAAGCTGCTCGAAGTGGCAAACTCTACCATGGAAAGTACTCCCGATGGATATGCGGCAGCTGGGCACAACGGTTACGATCGTCGACCGCGTACAGCTTCTAGACGTAGATCCCTAAAATGTAAACTACCGGCGGATGACTTTTTCGACGACACGAATTCCGGTTAACGCTTATTTGCATAAATTCATAGCACTGTACCCTCAATAAAATGTGCCTCTTACATATTTCTTTACCTTATTTGTCGTGTGCTCTGTTACCCAGCTGGTATTTTTACGCGCGCCCGTGGCAGCTTCAATAGTTATGTTTGCGGCCGAGGAAGAGTACGATGACCCCTATCCCGGGGAATCAGGCTATGATGACACCTGCGAGCTCATGGATATGGACTGTGCTGTTGCCAGCTTCGATGAGGGCATGCTCAGTGCCATCGAGTCCGTTTATTCCAGTCCAACTAAAAAGCGTTTGGCGCTGCCACCGCCCAAGGCCGCCAGCCCCAGCGCGCTATACCAGCGGCTACAAGGCGAGCTGGGTTTTCCAGAGGGACAGACGCTTTTATCCACTATGGAGAAGTGGAACGAAGACATGTTTTCTGCCCTACCTGGACATGTAGATCTATACACAGAAATAGCTCTGCTGTCGACCTCAGTAGACGAGGTAGTTAGGGCAGGCCTCGATAGCCTGCCCACTCCCAGCCACTATAGCCCCGAGGTAGACTTGAACGCGCACGGCGACGAGCCCTTCCCAGAGGTTCCAGCCCTGGAAGACGACCTAGAAATATACGTGATATCGGCCCAGCGCTTTTACCTATCAGAGCTTCGCGCGCGCGAAGAGCACTACGCGAGGTTGCTTAGGGGCTATTGTGTAGCGCTATTGCACTACCTATACGGTAGCGCCAAGCGGCAGCTTCGCGGAAACAGCTCTGATGCATCGTTGATGTACAAGTTTAAACAGGTGGTACGCGACAGGTACTACCGCGAGGCCGCTAACCTTGCCAGGTTGCTGTACCTCCACTTGTACGTATCTGTTACCAGGGAGGTATCCTGGCGCCTTCACGCGAGCCAAGTAATTAATCAGAGCGTATTTGTCTCTCTCTACTATACTTGGGTACAACGTAGAAAGTTCGAGTGCCTGTTCCACCCAGTGCTGTTTAACCACGGGGTGGTAATCCTGGAAAACGACCCTCTCGAATTTCAAGATTTGCAGCGTATAAACTACCGCCGGCGACAGCTTGGGTTGCCGCTGATTCGTGCCGGGCTGGTTGAAGAAGAAAACCTCCCACTGGAAGCAGAGCCGCAGTTTTCCGGAAAACTACCCAGGACAATTGGCTTTTTGACGCACCAGATACGAACAAAAATGGAAGCTTACTCGGACGCGCACCCGGCAACCCCGATATTTCCGTTAACAGAGCACTCGTACAGCAAACGAATGGAGGGGCGCCCGTCATACGGTACTACAGCCGAAGCAATGATGGACCCACCCTCCCCTAGCGCCGTTTTGCCCGGAGATCCAGTTCCACCGCTTACCGTGGGTATTCGTCAAACGGCTGAAACGCTGGCGCTTCCGTCTAACCTCACCCTACAGAGCATGGAAACCGACGTTTTTGACTACTCGTCCATTTCGGGCGATGAGCTCAACCAGATGTTTGACATATAATACAATAAAGTGTGTTACCAGACCTAACATATTGGCCGTATTTTTGGGTGTTGTGTTGCGCGGATAGGACGTAGTTGTGAAAAGTGGGCGTGGTATCCATGGGTGTTTGGTTTAAATTGGACCCTGTAGCCCTTGAGTTAGTTTTCTGTTTGCACGCTTGAGTTTCTGCGGAAAACGACCCTCAATTGCGCATCTTCAAATATCGCCCATTTAACAGTACAAAACTGCAAAGTATTGCGGTTTTGAAGCTTGGATTCTGCCTATAAAACTAGCACACCTTGCTGTGAGATGGGTGTTGCTATCCACACGCGATAGCAGGCGTTTTGCTTAACACTTGACCGTTGCGCGACCGCGATACCAAAAACAACATGGACCAGCATAACAGCGCTCGTGGTGGAGCTCCTATACGCAGACCTCGTAGATCCATAGAAACCCGATCTCATCCATTTCGATCACCAGGAAACACACAGCGCACATACAGCACACCAAGACTTAGTTATAGAGACGGTCTGTCTGGTACTTCCTCTTCGCGAGAACCCCGGGGTCAAGCTTCCGATCAAAATGAAAGCTCTGCTCCGAGTACTTCAAATAATCAACAGAGCGCATCTTTTTGGGGATATTTACGAAGAGTTTTCTCAGATGATGTGCCCACACAGCCACAAACACCAAGACTCCGTGCGGATTTTGCTCCTCCCGCCGGGGAAGACTCGTCTAGCGAGGAAGAGGAAGAAGAGGGTCCATCCCAGGCCCCATTGGACGAAGAAGACCAGCTCATGTATGCTGACCAATACTCAGTAGGAAACTCTAGTGATGACGACGAAGAGGACTACCTTCAACCAGAATATGACTATTCTACCTCAGCCGAGGCTAGCGGATATCATCACAGTGAGGCGGTGGCTTACCCAGAGACTGAAAGCGAGTCTGAGTCAGATATAGAAGAGGATGAAACATACGAGGATGATATGGAAGTGATAACCGATGATAGCTATAGACTTCCTCGTACGTGGTTGGACAGGTCTATACGTTTAATGGACGACGCGCTCGCACAATCCTCTGACATAGCTAAAGCTATAACTAAATCTACGCGCAGATTATACGATAGCCAGTTTACTCCCGGGGGCCGAGGTTACAGACATACAGCAACGCCATCTAGGCGTTTGGTACAACTAACACGCGCTGGAATGTATGATGAAGATGAAATAGTTATGACAGGTGATTATATGGATGTTGACAACGATCCAAACAGCGCTTACCGGTCCTGGGTGCAAGCTATTCGCCACCCCCTCGCAATGAATCCTTCGTGGGAGGAAATGATGTTAAACTATACTAGTCAATCGTTTTTCTCGGACGTTGACTATGATATAGACGAGATAATTCAACAAAACTTGGCGGTTACACCTCCGGTGTTTGAGGGATTGCTGGACAGCGCAAACTTTTTTTACAAGCTACCCATGTTATATACATATGCCACCATTTCACAAGACGAGGCCTACGAAGAGCGGTTAGCATGGTCCAACACACAAGCGCTCCATGGGCATGAACAAAGTTCTTGGCCCACGCTTGTGGGTGATTACTCCAAGGGTGGCATGTATGTATCCCCAACGCCAGAACCGCGCGGAATCTGGAGGCGCGCCTTGAAGCAGGCCATGGCGCTTCAGTTAAAACTCTGTGTGCTTGGTCTAACTGACTTTGTGACTAAGCGTGAAATTACACAGCACCATTCAGCGGTAACGTTTCTTGTGGATGCGCTTCTCAGAACAGCAAAAAATTGTTATTTGGCAAGCAGACTTTTAGTGTTTGCCTGGGAGCGTCGCAAAGAAACCGGAACACAACGCCCAGCAGAGCCCCTAATAGCACTATCGGGGGTCACTCTTTTACAGCCTTTACCACCAGAGGTGTCTGGCTTACTGGAACAGCGTACATTTGACATTGGGTTGCGCACTCCCCAAAGTGCAGTGTTTAGAGCGTTTTTTGGATCGCTCGTGTATTGGGCAGAACTACGCCGGGCCTTGCGGGACCCAGCCACCATAAACTGCCGCTATGTTGGATTTCATCTTCAAACATCAGAAATTTATTTATTGGCGCGTGCTCACTCAGCAAGCCCAAGCTACACCAAAGAAGAACTAGTGGCGATGGAGGCAACGTTAACCCTAGGAACCCTCATGTTAGAGGTGGCGCTGCAGTGGATACACGTGGCTGGTGCACAGTTACTCAGTGAAAACGATACCCTAAAAGCTTTTAGGCGGGTTAGTGCGTCTATCCCACCCGCTTTGGCGCCCCTAGGTAGCATACGCCTTCACGATGCTGAGTTTGAGGTGCTTAGCAATCCAGATGTTATGGTGGCGCGAGATGAAACCGCCCTGAGCCAGGCGTTGTTTCTCGGATATTTTTCGGTGAGGACCGCACTGACAGCGTGTATGCGTGACTACGCCAACGAGGTTGACGGCGGAGCCAAAGAAACAGTTACTGGTGTGTTTTTGGGAGTGGGGCTAATTCTTCAGCGCTTGGCCGGCCACCTCAACTTTCTACTTAACTGTTTGGCCGGGGCTGCACTGTACGGTGGCCAAAAAATCAACATACACTCGCTAACTCTGCCGCGATACAGCCTATTGGCGGACGTCATGACCCCCATGATTCAGCAGCAGTCCCTGGTTGACTTTTGGCGGGCCCGCGATGACATGTTGGAGGAGCTGGAAATAGCACCGCGCCCCGGTCCTCCCACCCAGGGAAAGCGCGTGGTGTTGGAAATGCCACTCCCCTCGGACGATCTCCCCAACATGACCCCCAGTGCTTCCGTCAATAATGGCGCAGGCTTGGGCCGCATGGTGGACATGGCCAAGCACCTGCAGCACTACAGAGAAACGATCATAGGGGAAGAAGCCACCTCCTCCGTGGGGAAGCGTGGTCTAATCAGAGCGGGTGTGGGCGTAGCCGCACTGCGTGGTAGGCGGAGAAAATAAGAAGATTAGCACTCGGAAGCACTTAATGCTGTTTACGTCTGGAATTTCTCTCACATCCCTTAAGCACTTCCCCAAAACCGCCTCTCCAGCTTACACGGCATCCAACCTGTTACCGGTCGTAGCGCCACTCCATATACCAACCAGCTTACAATGGACGGAGGGGGGTCTTCTTCGTGGACTCACGTTTCTAAGAACCTAATAGAGCGGCGAGCCGTTAAGGGGTGCCTGCTGCCAACCCCAAGCGATGTTATGAACGCGGCGGTGATGGCCCTTAAAGACGTGACCGAGAACGTCGTGAGCCAACAACTATTTTCGGTAGATCGTACTAACGCTCTGTCTGTTATCCACACCAACGAGGTTCCGGAGTCGATAATTGCCACGGCCATAGCACGCGATACATCCAGCGAATACTTAAGGGAATATGAAAGTGCCGCTAAATGTAACCTGGCCGCAACTGATCTATCGCAGGATGAAATGTGGGAAGTGGTTATCAAAAGCTACTGGCGCTACCTCCGAGAGTCCAGCGGTGCAGAAGTTGTTGATCGCGGCGCAGTGGGCCAGGCAACTCAATCTGTATTATCCGTACTGCTTTTGCAGTCCACCTTCGGCAAAAAACGCCTATCCAAAAATCCCTTCAAACACAAGGGCCCAAACGTCGGGTACAAATCCAACCTTGAGGACCTGCGCTCCGCGTTTACCAAAATTGAAAAGTACATGTACTACATGCGCCCCAACGATCCCATGACAAAGAGCGAAGATACAGAACTTCGCTTACATGAGCTACTGGCGTACGTAGCCACATGTTATCGATGGCTGTTGTGGTTCATGGATTTAACAGACGCCAAGGTGCTGAGAAACATAGACAAAGGGCCCGTAATCACACACGGCCCTCGCGAGTCTCGCCCTCCGGACGAACTCGTGCGGCGTCACCTCAAGAGCGGTCCTGCTATTTCAGCCGGAACGGGTGTGGCTTTGACTCTGTCGACAGCCACCGCAGACGCCTTGATAGTTTTGCTTAGAATGAGCGTCTCCTGGACGTCCCACTCGTGGAAGAGCAATACCCACGGTGTCACGGGTGCTATTGTAGCTGCAGTGGAGCTGGTTACGCTCATCCACCACCACTTACAGTACATTATTAACACTGTATTTGCAGGCTACGTGTGTTGGCTTGATGGCGGCGTGGAGAACTCATATCTAAACTCCGCTCTACGCAGCCAGGGTAGGTTCGATCATTTTGTTGGAAAACTGGTGCCCATTATGGCCACCCTTAGCTGGGCAAATATGGAAAAGGGGACAGCCATGTGGTTCAAATATGCACTGGCCAAGAGTATAGTGTGCCATGGATCGCCTACTCAGTACTACTTAACAGTGCTAGAATCTATCGCATCTAAGCGCATGGGCGCTTGTCCTCCGCAGGGAGCAACCTTTGGACGCAACCCCGCCGGTTTTCCCGGACAGTTTTGCTGTCCTCCCCAAGGGCCACTGCCGGCACCCCCCAACTCTAAAACTCGCAGCACGTTTAGGCGATGTAGGCCCGGCAGCGTGCGCGGCTCCAGGCAGATACCAAACTCCCCTCCGTCGAATATAGTTTCTCCCAGGACTGACCAGGCGGCAGGGGGGGTTACGGCCGCTAAAAACTGCCAAGGGGCGGAGACCATCCAAGTACGCTCTTCTGGAGAATTTAACGACTGCATCTGGTATATAAACGGAGCGTATCCACATCAGCGCAGCGACAGCAGCTCCTCCGATAACAGTACGTGTTCCAGCACGGAGACTCAGTATATAACTCTACCATCAACGCCATCGCCAACCGGAGACGTTGTTTACACCGATCCGCTCTTGGGGTCCGATGAGGAAATAGACGCGAGTCCCCAACCCGTTGATCCGGTGAGCGACTACTCTGCTCCAAAAAATCCCGACTATATGCGACCCCGCAGCACGCTGGTCGAGGAGATTTGGCAACTGCGAGACTCTGATTACACTCCCTACATGCGCCCCAGTCGTGCCGGGCGTCCCCGCACTAGAGTGGAAAATAAAACTCTGGAACAATTCCCCGTTGGATGTAATCCACCAGCCAATTCTCCCGAAAACAAGGCCAACTCTGCCGTCGCCTCACCTCCAATTAGCCCGGAGGTTGTATATGGTACATTTAGACCCAGGGCCAAGTGCGTCTATGACCAATACGGGTTGACCGCACTTGCAGCCCTAAGCGCCTCTAGAGCAAAGGCAAAGCGGACGCGTCTCGGCCCCACCCAACCAGATGTTGACAAGCGTACCGAGGAATCTGCCGCGTTCAAAAACGACAGTTTTATTAGGCGGACCATGTCTACGACTGGACCCCCTAGAAAACACCCAGAACACACGGAGCGTGTTAGCTCGCTGTAACTCCCACCTATGCTTATATATTAATAAACAATGCAAATAATAAAATTTTGTAACACTTTATTTATAGAAATACGCATAAACAATTTGAAACATGTTTTCACGCAACGTATATAGCGCTGTGTATTCTAGCGCAGCGGTTTCTCTATTGCCGGAGAAACGGGATGATGTGGTTCAGACGAAGCGCTTGGCGGGTCTTGTAGATCAACTCTCCGAGCGGGCTGAGTGGGCGGGCCGCATAACACACAGCAACACCTTTGTTGGAGCATTCTACGAAGCTTGATACGTTGCAGTGGGCCAGCTGAGTATCGTTAAGATTAAGCTTATTCATAACGAATTCGTTATAGCCCACGTTGATGCAGTCCAACAGACTCATTATTAGGCCAGCAGTGTCATTAGGAGCAGCCATCTCTGAGTAATCTTCACATACTGCCCCCACTCCGCTGATATTGCTTGTGTTGGATGTGTTCAACAACACGGGGCGAATACACTCATCCCCCAGACCAAAGGTTTCTGCCGGACACGGTGCAGTACGTAGGGCGCCCATAGGTACTGTTAATATGAAGGTGGACACCAAAATGGCGGTTGTCATCAAAACCCCCAGCGCAAACATTCCCATCGTAAAAAAAAGGCAGCGGCATTTCGCTTTGCGTTTTGGTCTGCGTCGCTTTGTATAAACACACTCGGTGGGTGTAGGGGGAGTTGGCAACGGGGGCGCAAACACCGGGACAGTTTTTGTTGGTAAAGGGGGAGCCTGAACATCCATGGCGGCGGTTTCCAGCTCAAGTAATTTGTAATCTTCCATCGCAGCTGTTGGGTCTCCGGCCATGTTGCTTTACTTAGACGTTACGGCCGCATAGAAATCAGCGTATACCGCAGAGTAAAATGGCTTTATAAATCTCACCGGGGCGCGATTGTAACACAAACCCAACGGTTTTCACCTAGCGCGTATAACCGCAAATTTTTAATGCCATATTCTCGAGAGTGCGTTTGTGTGTACGGACTGCCAATGCAGACAACTTGAGATCCCGACTGACTGTTTTACTAGCGCTTCAAACTGTAGTTTTGACAAATAGGTTGTTGGAGGCAAGCGGTCCAGCCTAAAAGTCAGCCTTCTTGTACGGCGCCTGCGAGGGTTTGGAGCAGTAAAAACAGACGGCTGTGATTAGAACGGCCAGCGCCAGCGCCGCAGCCCCGCAAGTAATTGCGATAATGCTCGTCAAAACCGGCCTGTCCTCAACAATTGGGGAGGCGTCATACACCACTGTGTCTGAGAACATAGGCAGGCCGTCTGGGTACCCCTCTATTATGCAGCTATACTCCCTCTCCCCATTTTCTTCTGAGAGGGGTCGGCGGCTTTGCATGTTGACCAATCCCGAGTGGCCCGAGCAGACTCCGGTTGTTATGTCTTGCGACGGAACCCCTGGTAGATGGTCGTTCACGGACCACGATACGAACACCCCAGTGCTAGGTACACATTTAGCCGTACAGACGGCGTCTCCATTTTCTACCACAACGGACACGGTTGGGGCTACAAACACAGAGGGCGTGCCAGCTTTGGCTATTCGAGCAAATGATACTTCGTCCCTGTACCAGTCTATGCTACAGCGAAGACTGGGGGTGTATTCCTCCTCTGGATCAACCGGGATAGACACCGTAGAGATTCGCGTTATTAGCCCGTCTACCCACACGCTTGAGGCGTTCGTAACGTACTTTGTAAAGTCCACCTCGCGCGCATTTTTGTACCACCGCAGCTTTACGGAGCTGTGTGGAAAGTAGCTTGCGACGACGCACGTGGCCCTGTAGTTTTCCCCCTTCAGGCTCGGGTGAACGGAAAGGTCAACCAATGGTGCGTTGTAGGTTGAGACAGTAACGCTGGTACTGTTAACGAGCGTGCCGTTTTTGGCATACAAGGACCACACGTAAATGCCGGCCGTTCGCCAATCTACCGATTTGATGGTCAGTGGAAACTTTGTACCACCTTCCGTGTGGAGGGGAAGGTTAAACAGCTGGCGCTTGGGTAGCCTGTCCGGGATAACTCCCAACTGGCCAGCCCTTCGAGATTTTGTCCTCTCCGCCGTTGAGAATAACAGCAGAGTCTGATCCTTGGTGGCGTTATGGTTGATGTAGTTTTCCTTGTCGCCGGGTGGCGTATCAGAAAATGGGGTGCGCTGGTTCAAGTAAATTTCGAGTCGGTACTCACTATACTTTACACCTACTGACGTTGTACAGTTAATATCGACAGATTTGTAGTAGGGCACAGATATGAGACTTTTGGTGCAGGTGATTGTAGTTTCGTGGGAGTGGGGGATGCTTGGAGTGGATGAGGGTGTAGAGTTGGTACCGTTTGCGTTAGTTGTGTTGTTAGAGCCCGTACCGGGTGTGGTCGTTAGATTTGAAGTTGTGTGAGTTGGTGTCGTGGGCGTACTCTGGCTGGAGCTAGCACTAGCTCCAGAGGCATAAGTTAATATTGCTCCGGTGCAGATTAGATACGCAACTGCCACGAATCTCACGAGATTAGGCACCCACATCTCGAGGGGGGCAGGTGCCTGCTATTCCCCACGAAAAACGATAATAACTCCACTGGTCGGAGAGTTATAAACATACCATGCACCAAAGGGTCAGTTTTAAGGGGTTTTACTTTATGTGAATTCACCGACGTTAAAAGCAATATGCTATACAGTCGTTGTTATTACTAATTGGCATGTTTAATGTGTGATTATTGTTGCATAACACAAACCGGCGGCAACATACACACAAACAATAAGCCACCTTGAAATGTGAGTTGCCGCTAGGCGGCGCGCTCCCGTTACGCGCTTGCGAAGGTATAACGCCCCCAGAATGCCCCCGGATACAGTAAATGCGAGCGAGAGAGGAGCGGCCACGCCGTACCCAAAGGCGGCTAGCACCATGCACACCGCGTGGGCTGTGGAGTGGAGGCCGGAACTTGCCTCTGCCGTGTAGTTTACTCTGACGACAAGCTGCTCCAGCAGCATCGCAGAAACATGTCCAACAGTCATACAAAAGACAACATACGCCGGAGTCTGCCATACAGTGGAAATTCCGTAGACTAGGCGTAGAACGATCCATATTATGGGGGTTGTGTGGGTACCGACAGCTGGGGAGAAAATCACCCCCGGCATCTCCTTGAAAAACTTGAACAGCGAAACCCTCTCTTCTGCGACTTCTTCGATCTTGGGGACGGCTTCAACGTCCGTGACCCATCTGTAGTTAATCCCGCGTCCAAGGTCCGTAAAGGTGCGCATGCACGCATACCGTCCGATTCGATAGTGGCATGTGTCTCGAAGAGCAAGCCCAAAGTTTTGACAGGAAGCTATAATAGCGATGGCTATCCCCATTCCTATTGGTACATCTTTAAGCTCAACGAGCTTGACAGAAACACCTAGCACACATCCACCTATAATAGCCAGTAAGCTCGCTCTAAGATGGGTCCCCGTCCCATTGGCTGCGCATATAACGTAAAATAGAGAAATCTGAGTTCCGGCTATAAACACAAACAGAATACAAACTGTAACAACCATAAGTAAATGTTCCTTTTTGACAGCTGATCCTGCAACCCAGACACCGGCGGCCACTAGGGTGGCCAGCGCCTGCACCAATCGACATACGGTTACTATAGTTTCCATCTTAGATATGGGTACGCGGATAAGGCTCAACACATACATCGAGATGATCATCAAAATCAGACATGTTGAGTTCCGGGTTAGCAGGTCAATGTGTAAGATCGATGAAGTAAGGACGCAAGCTTGTAGTCCTATTCCAACGAAAGCTTTGGATGCCGCCCAGGTACATGGCATACAGCCCCTTTGGGAGCCGGTACAGCGTTGGACCGAAGATGAGCTTAGCACCAGACACGAGTCTTCACCGGGCTCTCTATCTGGCTGGTACATCATGATTGCTAACCTTAGTGTAGCAAGCCAACCTCTTGGAGGGTTTGAGGTACAAGGACCCAAGAAGATGGTTTTATGCACCCAGGGTTAGTCATAAAACAAACACTTAGTGGGCGGTTTTTACAAGTGTAAATAATCTTAACCAAATAGTAAAACTAAATAATAGGAAACATTTCCGCGTCTGTTATTTACAATATGCGTTTTTATTTTCAGGATTGCAAGCATGGTATACTTATACTATTACAAGTTACGAAAAATGCATGGGCTGTTCCTGACAGGGAATTTTTGCTCCGGTTTTGTCCATCAACAAAACAAAATTTGACTTAAACAGCTTCCCGTCAGGAAATAGTTTTTTAGGGGGCTGGTTGCTTTCATCCTCTTCCGATGCGCGTCGCTTTACCCCAGCCACTAGTGGAGTAGATGAAACGGCAGCCTGGGAAAACCCAACCTGACATGGCTGGGTCGGGTAGGAACACATAAAAAACATCATCACGCTGAACGGCTGCTTGGTTGAGAGTCCGATCATGGGAATAGAGTCTGGATCCAGGAAAAAGTTAAGCACCGCTCCGGCGTTTTTGAGTTTAAGCTTCTGAATTAGCTGCTTAAAGTTCGTGTCCTCATCGAGTACCAGCGTAAACAGACGGCGACCACTGATGCCCCTTATGGGTTCCGGCGCCGACTTTTTGGTCTTCATCGGCATTTTCTCCAATAGACTGGAACTAGACTCTACACCGCAAATGTCGGCGTGCTGGTAGTCTACCGAAAACACGACTTGCCGATCGCCGGATCTCACCTGGAGAGTATCGTCGAAAAGGCACTGAAAGGTAATGGAGTCGCCAGCTTGTTTGCAAACTCCCAAAATTTTGTTCAGTTGAGCCTTCGATAGAGACATAGAAACATCTGGCCGACGAGTAGGCAACATGAGTGCATAGTTGTTGAACTCGTGTTTTACCAATCGCGACGAAACGGTTTGAGTTGCTCCCTCTGCATCAGATCCCATCTCAGTATCTTCTTCAGTTTGATCGCGTGTGGAAAACACCGTCTGGGTGAGTATTCTACTAGGAGAATAGTTTTCTATCTCGAAAACTACCTTACTCACATTCGTCTGGGTCTTCGCCTTGAAAGCGTCCAGTAAACCCCTGCGCCCGTCTACGTTGGCCAAAAACACGGCAGGAGGGGCCTTTTTCCACGAGTACGACTCCATGTTGTTAGTCTGGATGGGTATGTATACCTGCTCACCACCGACGCTGGTGTGAATCAGCAGGCCGTCTTCGTTGAAAATCAGAAAGGCGTTCTTGAGGCTAGGGGCGATGGGAGTGAGCATCTCAAAAGCATCTCTCAGAGATTCTCGCTCGAAAACCGCCATGGCGCGCTGTCTCTCTGCTGGGTTGTCAATTGCCGGAAGCGTGTTGAATAAAAAGTTGTTGGGGTGAGACCCACCCGGACGCATCGTACGAGGGAGAGCCATCGTCGATGTAGAGATTAGGCTAGGCTGCTCGCGTATCTCGAAGCACTCTATATTAGAGCGAAACGAGCAGTACTTTAACCTGCCCCGTAGCGCTTCTTATAGAGTTTCATACTAGAGATAAAAAGGATTAACATGACGTAACCAGGGGAGTGGTTTGGGGGTAAATGGGGCTTGATTTACCGAAAAACGAAACATGGGGGTGGTATGTAGGCGTGGGGTGTACGTTGGTTAGGCCACTTAGTGAGCGCAGGCGCAACAGGGTGGCGTGGATCTGCTGTTGAAATGCCTATAGACGACAGTATCGTGTTATTGTGAAAGGAAAAGTTTGGGGAGGGGTTTTAATGGTGGGCAGAGCTAAACTCAACACCAATGGAAAGCTTGACTAATCGCGCACACCAATTTAGATTTTCGACTAGAGTAGAACTCTGCTTATATTAGCTCGCTTTTTGGGAGTACCGGTTGAAGTTACTGCTGGGCAATTTTTGGAGGTTCTACCTAGTGCCCATTTACTTCCCCACTACTCTTGTACGAGACATCGTTTTGGTGCCAGTCCATCAAGATAATGGGACTGTTTGGACTCCTAAAATACGCATACTCTAACCGGCTTGTGAAACACGATGCCATTACAACGCCGCCTGGAATTATGACACCGATCGCTATCGATCTCTGGAATGTCATGTATACCCTGATGGAAAAGTGTGACCAGGAGCGCAATTTTCCCCTGGACGGCGCAGCGGTTACCGCGCGGTGCTTCTTTTCACTACTAAGGCTTTTGTTAAAGAGGTCCTACTATCCCATATTTGTGTCCGACAGAGGCATATACGGCGATGGGCGCGTAAAGCAGGGAGCCAAGGCTATTGTTAGTCAAACAATGAGCAGCTACGGAGGTTCTGGGCGCCTGTCCAGCGCGTGCTTTATAGGCGATGAACACGATGCCGAATTTCAGGAAGAACCCGAAGAAAATGATGTTTCAGTTCCCCCACAAGACATGTGTCCCCCCACAGAAATCTCTACCGGTTACGTCGAACCAGAGCGCAAGTGTGGGCATAGCTCCACGCGCTGGAGCGCACTCGATGGAGCACCGCGCCTTTCTTACCGTCTTTGTGTCAATTTGATTCGACACCTCGGATACCCATACGTCAACGCGTGCAACCTAGAGGCGGATGACGTGTGCGCAAACCTGTACCACACCAATACTGTAGCGCAAATCTACACTACTGATACAGATCTGATACTTATGGGCTGCGACATTATTTTGGACATTATGCCGCTGTTTCCCCCAACCCTCCGCTGTTGTGACGTGTTGATGGATCTGGGAGTCACCTATGACGAGTTTTTGACTGAGTTTGTGCGATGCCACACTGATCTCCACGAGCCCCAAACCCTGGCTTCTGTGCAGAGCGTAATTAGCTCGCTCCACTCACCACCATACGAAGACGAAAGCGCCGATATGCCACAAACTCTATCCGGACACGCGTGGCGCTGTTCTAACGAGCGCCGAGTCGTTTCTTGGCGCAGACAGGACGACGATGACTACGACTCGTCTACAGAAGATAGCGACCAATCAGAGAGCAGCGAAGATGAAGAATGTTTAGCCGGCAAAGGTTTCAGGTACAGAGAAACCCAGGCCGCAGAGACTGGTAAAAGACGTACAAGGCCTCGTCGGTCTGCGGATGCCTCTGGTCGTATTTTACACCTCAAGTACACGTCTAGATATCCTCCAATAATAGAATCTGCCCCACGCGCTTTAGTGCGCATGGCTCCCCCCAAAACCCGCCACGAGGTTCTGGAGAGAAAGTTTGTAAAGCACGTTGTTTCTATGCTAACTCCAGAACGTCGAGGCTCGTTGTCGATAATGCGACGCCTGCCCATCACCCAGGAGCTGTCAAACTTTTCTCTGGTCCACGATACCCTTAGAAACTTGGTCTCTGAACCCGAGATTTCCCGGGAGCTCGCCAACATGTTTTGGAATCACATCCCCACCCCCACGGATTACAACACGGTGCTGGTCAACTACTGGGATGACTGCGGACACCGTCGACAGTGGTCGTGAATAAACTTTGTTTTGTATTTCCCATATTACATCTGTGTTTTTTACTTTCCGCGCGTAAAGATTACACTACCAGTAAACAAGCAAGCTTTAAATCAGACAATAACAAGTGGTATAGCTGTAAAGTGTAGGTTTTTATTTAAATTACAGATCGTTAATTAGAGTTCCGGAGTATGCGGTGCTGCGTCGCTCAAAAAAGTTAGTGTGTTTCTCAACTGTCATGAAGGCGAGAGGAAAGCTCGGAGAGGGCTTGGGGGCATTAAACAGGGGGGATAGTCCTATTTCGCCCAAAAGGCGGTCAGCGCTATAACGTACGTAGCTGATGATTGCACCAATGTCCAACAGGTGACTGTTTTGGGGCGCGTGAGATAGCAGAAATTCACACTCGATATCCACAGCCTCTGAGAATAGCTCATAAATCCTTGTTGGCTCGGGCCTTTCAAATCCCCCCAGGTAGTTGTTGTAGATACAGCACGAGGCGCGAGTGTGAATAGCTTCGTCGCGGCTGATCAAATCATTGCTCTGGCACGTTACAACAAATAGGTTGTGAGTACGGAGATAGGCGATAGACGCAAAGGACGATGCAAAAAAGAGTCCCTCTATGAGGATCATCAGAATATACTTCTCCGCCACCGATCCACATTCCCGCACTTTTGCCTGTAACCAGGCGACTTTCCGTTTGATGGCCGCGTCTCCGATGATGGACGCTACATACCTAGCGCGCGCGGCCGCGTCGTTCCCAAACAACACGAGCTGTATAGCGCTGTATACTCTGGAGTGTGTAACCTCAATAGACTCTTGCTCTATGTAGTAGTGGAGAATGTCCTTTTGCGTAAACAGAGCGGAGAGATCGCCCAGGTTCAAATTTACCAAGTCGTCGGCGGCAGATAAAAATGCGAACAGAAACCGGTAGAACTCTCGCTCGGCAGGCGTAAGTTTGACCACGTCCTTGAGGTCATCGGAAATGGGAAGGTCTGTGTCCAGCCAGCGGTTTGCAACGCTGAGCGAGCGCAGGTGCTCGATATCTGGGCATTCTGGAGTATAAAAAAACGCACTTGCTAATGATAATTCTGTGGTCAGGGCTGCTTCTTTAGAGGTCTTGAGAGACATGATTATCTAACCGGTGGTTTAAAACGGCGAGGCGTCCCTACAGGCTGCAGCTAGTACAGACGAGGTCTCCGCCGACAAAGACTCCGTTGTTTGTTGCTTTCTTAATTTTGCAGTAGTACATGCCGGTTTTGAGGCCGCGCTTATATGCGTGGACCAGAAGGCTCATAATTTTGGAGGCGGGGAGTTTTCCGTCAGCAGGCTCAGTTATAAACAAAGACATGGATTGGCTCTGGTCCACAAATGGAGCCCTGTCAGCACACATGTCAATCAGCGTTCTTTGATCGTACTCAAAGGCAGTTTTAAACTTGCTTAGGGGGTGGCCCACTGGCAAATCACCAAACGCCCCAACAACAGACCACTGCGCCATTTCTAGTGTTGACAGTGCCTGCAGGCGTGCGCACTCCCGGGGAAAAATACTCCGGATGGTGCGCATGAGCAATAAATTTGGCCTGAGCACCTCTCCAGTAGCCGTGACCTTACTGAATAGGTTTGTGTAGACGGGCGAGAACCCCTCGCTGCTCTCTGTAACCTGGGACGATGACACAGTAGGCATGTACGCCACAAACTGAGAGTTGTACAGCCCATGCTGTTTTATCTCGGTGCGAAGTCTGCGCCAGGCGTTGCGGTTGGCGAGGGTAACCCCAGGATACGCATCGAAGGGTAGTTCCCCGCGACTGTACTTGCTGTCCTCAAACCCCTTAAAGGGTTGCATACCGAGTCTGCATAGCGTTGCGCTCGCTTTCATGGAGTTCAGTAAAAGCCTTTCTGCTATCTGCTTGTTTAATTGGCGAGCATCAGGAGAAGCCATGTCCAGGTCTAGCATCAGGAAGGCGGTATGCAGTCCCTGAATCCCCAGTCCCAGCGACCTATTTTCGTCAACTCCCCGCTGAGACTTGACTGTTGGGTATGTGCTGGCGCGCATCATGGAATTTACAAAGATGGTGGCAGTTGCTGCCGCGCGACCCAGAGCGGCAAAGTCAAAATAAGGCACACCCGCGGTATGCGGAGGAGGTATTGCGATGCATTTGGGGAGGTTGATGCTGGCAAGGTTGCACACCCCGTTCTGGGTTTCGTCGGCGTGCTGGATAATTTCCGTGCAAAGATTGGACCCCATTATAGCACCTCTTCTCCGCAGATCAAAGTGGTAGTGCTTATTGCACGCGTCCTTAAACATCAAGAAAGGGCTTCCGGTCATTACCGCACTCCTGACTATGATAAAGGCCATATCCTGTATAGGAATGGAGTCAACCCCAAATCCACACAGCTCCAGGCGCTCATACTCTTCCTCAAAGTCTTTGCCGTACATATGGCAGAGGTGTGACGCTGTGTCGTCAAACAGCGTCCACATTACGCCGCTCTCTCCATCCAAGTACCGTTGGTAGCGGTCAAAAAACAAGTCTGGGGTCCACATGCAGGCAAAGATGTTGTCGCACCTTACGGTCTCATCTCTGGCCAGCATCCCGCGCATGTTTAAAATTTCGCGTATGTTTGCGTGCCACGGCTCGAAGTAAACGCATACACCTGTAGGACGCTCCCCGTCGCTGTTAATGGCCATGGTCATGGAGTCTATCAGCTTCAGAAGCGCCATAACACCCCTAGAGCACCCTTCTTTTGGGGGGGTGTTAAACCTCTGCAGAGACAGCCCGATTCCACCTCTGTTGCATAGAATGGGCCCGGCCTCTTCCATTAAAGCCAGCATAGCAGAGTTCATGTCCGTCACCCTGGGGTTCAGCAGATAACAGCTCGCCATGGACCCGCAGTCTCTCCCGCCGAACAACATAATGGGAGTAGCGGGTATGATGACCTGTCCAGCCAGCGCCGTAAAGTAGGCTTTGAAAATATATGTCCAGCCTACTTCCCCGCTGACCACCACGCGTGCCATGGCTGGTTGCTCCATCGTATAGTGCGTAGCTGCTGTGGCAAGTCTGAGAAAAAATTGCCCCATTGACTCGATACGCCCGCCTCGCATTTTGGCCAAATACATTTCCTCATACTTTAGCGCAGACTGAAGCCCTAGGGCGCACAGCTCGCGGTACTCCGAAGACTCAAACGCGTGGAGGGTCCGCTGAATAAAGTCTAGGTGTTCGAGGATGTCTCTCTCCACGATCTCATTCAAAGCAATTTCTGCAGAGCGTAGCCAATATTTTAGGTCCTCCACGTTTCTCGCTCGAATTCGCAGGTGTACGAGTTCCCCGCACAAAACGTACAATCGCTCGTCGACTCGACATCTCGGCTTTAGATTATCCACTACCCTGGTGATGTACTCCAAGACCTGGGAGCGAGACGGGCGAGGAGGCAGCGTGGTTGATAGCTCGCCGGCGTAGCCATACTCTCTGATGGTATCCACGCAGGCGATAACATCTTGAATAATTGCGAGCGGACAGTCAGATTGTAAAAAATTTAAAGACATGGTCCCGTAGTAAGTTTAAAAAAGTGCTCTAGAAACACCAATACTCACTAAGAGGGAGTATAAAGTGTAAAAACCTGGGGTGCCGCTTCGCCTTATGTCTGGTCAGATTTCTACGTAACCTACCACGTAGACTGGCTTTTATTGGCCGCTAAATTTACCGCCCATTGTAACGCGCGTAATGTACAACAACCAACACCAAAGATTCAGGTCGTAAAATCGAACAAGCTTTATTACAACAGATTTAGTAACTGCACTCAACCCAATCTTGTGGATCCCACCGCACATTTTCCAGCCAAACCACGGGCATATCCACGCTGCCAAATCTTTCGCTACGGCGTGTAGTTCTAGGTGAGTCTGAGGCTATGGCCCCAAGGCGCATATAGGCGGCATACATACACGAGGTTTTGTTTGGCCGACCCCGCAGGTCTGGTGCCCACTGGTACAACGCGTTGGTAAATTCTCTGTTATTTAAACGCGAAGGCGGACATCGCGGCTCACACCGACTGCTCGCCAGTTCCTGGAGCGGGAGGGCGGCGTTTGGGTGTGGCTCTGGCGCGTTTGCGCCCTCCGTTCCTCTGATGGCGCTTTCGGTGCGGGCTTTGTGAAACAGAAAGCTTACGGCATCCTCAAAGGCCACCTCATTAAACTTGCTCACCGCCACGTACACCCTCACCCCCTCGCGGTGTAACCGCTGGTTGTACACAAATATTAGGTAAACAAACTTTGCGCTGGCGTCTCCCAGTTTCAGCTCGTGGTCCATATCCAAAAACGCACACGCTGGTACGTAAACGCTAGACCTAGGTATTGCCGAGTTGTTGGTGCGGGCACCCTCTTGAACACCCCCGGCCACAGCGGTGAGGCTGGCGAGCTTGTCCTGAATCACGTGGGAGAGAAGGCCTCCAACCACAGTCATGTGTTTATGAGGAAATACGTGGGTTCGCACCATCGCCTGTAAATATTCTCCGAACCTGTCTAGTCGCTGTTCCGTCCTACGGTCACGGTAGTTGGCCAGCACGTGCGCCCTAACAGCTTCCGCTGCGGCCTTGTCAGCGTACTCCCCGGACCGGGATGCCACCAAAAAGGTCAGAGAGAGTAGCGACGGCCGCAGCCCCGTCGTATCCGAGCGACCGGACACTGAGAGTTCCGCCAGCGCTGCCCATGCTTCGTCCAAGTCTTGCGGATTGCGCCCGGGTGGGGTGCTTGATGGTGACGATCCAATGGCATCGAGGTGGTTACGGAGGCGGATTATCATAAGTCCGGGCCGCTCTGCTGTGGGGTCGCAAAAGTCGGTCAGCGTTACTTGACGTGTAAGCTTTAGCGAAGGGTTGGAGCTTGAAAGCATCCACGAGTTTTGCTCGGAGTTGATGGCAGCCGTGATTACACCCGCAGATGAGATCTGAATGCCGCCCATGTTGCTGATAGTTATACTATTTGGGGTAGCTTGTACAAATCCGGGAAGCCAGTCCAGTGTGTTGGGTAGTCCAAACGATACATGTCCACGTCCGCGGCCGCGCGGTTGCTGTGGAAATCCAGTAGGTGGGGGGATCTGTTCCCACCTGACGGTTCCATTCGCGTCCGTATACATAATGTTGCTCATGCCATTTCCGATTTGCACAAATCTGTTGCCCCCGAGATTCATATTGGTTTTTTGCCTATTCGGTGAGATTTAAGCTACTCTTTTGTGCTGCTATATTTCAAGGCGAGTCCGTAAATAGCACGTAAAAAACAGAGACGTCCACGGACGTGCTCTGCTTGGGGCGCGCGAAAGCAATTGCAATAAACGCGCCCCAACAGGCTTTATCTACTATCTGGCGCGCGAAAATATCATGAATTGGTATTTAAAAATAACACAAAGCGAGTCTGAGCAATCAAAGGCGTGTCTTAGTCAGTACGCCACACGCTCGCCGTACGTCTGAAAGATATCAAGCCCTATTAAACGAAGCGCAGGTGCTGCCTGACACTCACAAACCCGCGCGCTGTGGTGAGTCTCGCTACTACGTCCTTTTGCTAAAAATCATGGCGCGTGAACATGGGTCCATGCGAGCTTTGGTTAACACTTTGGCTGGGCTTCTCGGAGAAACCGATACTGAGGTCCCCAGCCTTGAGCCTGCCATGTTGATGGTCCTCAAATCCTCCATATCGGAGTTTTTCCTGTCCACCGACACCGTGTCGGTGGACGAGGCAGCGGAACTATTCCCCAGGCTACAGTTTCTCGCTTGCCGGGCCTACGCAGCATCGCATACACCTGATTCGGCAATGTTAGCAGAAAACCTGGCCGGCCTCGTCCTGTGGCGCATACACCAAAACTGGACGGACAGGGAAATGGAGGCGGTGGACCAGATGTTTGTGCTTCTGGAAATTATGAACGGCGAGTCGGGCGTGTACATGCTGTCTAATAACAACTTGAGAATATCAGCTAAATATGGACCCTCCAACATGCACCTGATTGTCAGCACGTGGCTAGATACATTTCGCAATGTAATGTCTGTTGCCGCTCAAGCAACCCCGGACTCGCTCTTCAACGCAAAACGAATGGAGTCTATAGAAGAGTTTTCTAAGCCTTTAGTCCACGCTAAGTTTAATTTGATATACGACATGCCGTTCGTACAAGAGGGCCTGCGAATAGTATCTAAAAAAATCAACTGGATACTTCCCTTTGGCCTCATGGTCAAGAGCTACAAAGACATGAGCATGGCTCCTCTCACGCGGGCGCTTTTTTTGCTGTCCTTGGTAGACTCTTACTTTCCTAAAGGCACTGCGACTAACGGTATCATGAAAGCGTTGACAACATACTTTCGTGAACTGGTTAGAACTATCGACAACAATGCTTTTGTGCCTATAACGGAAGTTAATGCCACGCCGCGTACCGCGTACGAAGTTAGAGTCTCATCGGCTATAGTACATCAAAACCCATACATCACCGACACTAAGGCGGGAATGGTAGCAGAGCGAGTGCGCACGGACGCTGAAATCTTAACCTCTGGGGCGCTGTTAAGCTCGGGGGCGCTCTCTGCTCACGTAACGGCCGTGGCTAAGCTACTCGCATCCAACGAACCCAACGACATGTCATCCCGGGCCCGGGCACGCGTGGCCGAGCACGCCAGTAACACCTGGGAGACTATCCAGGCCAGCACAACACCGTCTCAGGTTGTGGAAGCCCTCGTAACGGCTGGGTTTACGTCTACCCACTGTGGAATTTTGGAGCGCGTGGTCGTAGACTATTTTACCCACTTACGCAGCACTTATGAAAGCGGGCCTGGTCAAAACGACTCCCTAGACTACGCTCAACAAGTTGTTGGTTGTGTGGCTATAGTTGGTGGGGTGGTTTTTAGACTGTTGCTGTCGTATGGCTTTGGGCTTGACTACATCCGGGACTATACTACAACAATATCCACCTTGGAGCCTGTGTACAACGAGCTTTTGTCCGCCCTAGGTTTAGCGGACAAGGGTGTGGAACAAACTTTGCGGCGTAGTATGGCGCCACGCCCGTATATGAACTACATTTCAGCGGCACGCGCAGCGCTAGACGACGAACTTTTAATAGTCGAAAGGCGTACAACCGGTCCCGGTACACATAGCGCGGCAAGGGAGTCTATTTTGACGTGGTTTGACTTCAGGGCTAGAGATCGCTGGGGAGTACGTATACCAGATAGAGATACACCCCGGACTCAGGTGTTGGCACCCATTACAGCATCGCTTTATTCTGACGACGACTTAATAGCGGCAGCATCTAAACTGTCTTTTAACGCATTGGATGTTCCCCCAACCCAAATTATCGACGACCCCTCATTTGCGCCCTACATGGTAGCCACAGTGGTGTTAGACGCGTTTAACGCTATTTTAACAGCGCGGTTTTCCGCAGACTCCATATCCCAGGCGTTGCGCGTACTGTCCTGGGCTAGAGACTATGGCGCGGGGTCCATCGCTAATGTGGACGGGTACCGAACTAAACTAACTGCGATAATAGCTTCAGTGTCCCCCTTTCTGCAAAAAGACGCTCCCGTACCAACCATTGCGCACGCCAACAACTTAGATGCGCTTTTGGGGGAACTCCATTCTGTGGTTACAGCCGCTATAGCTCTTATCCCAGAACGTGCTCGCATGCCAGTTCCAGAAAAGCCCTCCGTTAAAACCAGTATGTTTTTGGCGGGCCTATTTTTAACTGCCGTCTACAAGAGGCTGGAAACGCTAGTTGGGCACACAGCTGAGCTTACCGACAACATATTGGAAACGGCGTCGGGAATTGTGTCCTCTGTTGCTACACTCAATCGTTTTTTTAACTGTCGAATAATGCCAGTTATGGGCCATTACGCTGTTTTAATTTACCCCCAATCGGCCCAGTCTGCGCCCTTTGGGCGATGGCGGTTAGTAGACGTTGTTGATGCCGTTGGAAGCATATTCAACGAAGTTAGCAATCTGCGCACAGACCTACGGGCTGACGTCGTTACCCTCAAGGGAGACATGGCATCGGCCGCTGAGGCGCTGCAGGAATGTGAAACACTGGCCGCCAAGACAGAAGGTACTCGTTTCGGTAAACTATTTAACGCCTTGCTCACACGCCACACACAGTTAGCCAGAGCGCAGAGTGGGCTAGCGATAAAGGCGGGTAAGCTGCTCGGGGGTTCTGAAGCCCCCGGCCTAAAACACGTAAACACGTTTCTACAGAGATGGGGCGCCATCAGCGTTATCTACCAAAAGGCTACTTCCGGATCAACCCCCGAGGCAAATATTACGTCTCTTGCAAACACGTTGCGGCACGTATGGGACGAAATACAGCAAGAGCGGAAAACGACGCCCCCAAGTAGGCAATTTTCCAATCGAGATCTCGGCCTTGCTGTTGAACGTCTAATGAGTGGCTACCCGGAAGTATTAGACGACGACAGTAACAGCACCGCGCTAACACAAAGATTTAACGTTGATTCATGGCAAGGCGTTAATATGGACGCTCTACGCAAGCGAGTCACCATTCCAGCTAACATTGACTCCATTCGCGGTAATGATGGGCTCTCAACGCGCGAGTATTTGAAGAAAGAAGACCTTCTTGCGGAAATAGATGCCATTTTTAACACCACCAAGCAATAAAAACTCATTCTCTACACGCTGTACTCGAGTGTTGAGTGTACCCATTTTTTACGGGGGGAGGCGCGTATTCGCGTGTGGGTAAAAAGGGGTGGGTATACAATTTAAATAACGTTAAAAGAAGTTGCAAAGCGCAACGCTGCTCACTGCTTTGCGCGAATCACTAGCGTACGGTGTGGATTACCTGAACGCTCTGGGTTATCCCGACTACGCTTTTGGTAGCTTTGGTGCCGATGGCGCAAGCACTCCCTCAGGCTACAAAGGCTGGGGGTGTCCAGGCTGATGTGGTAGTTATAGGCTACAGAAACCAATACGACTCCAAACTCGGTGCGGGGTCTCACGTATCATGTTTAAGATCCTCGCTGTCATTTTTGCGCCTTATTTTTACACACGGAATTGACTATGCATTAACGGCGGACGGTGTGGATGGGGCGCTTGTTGAGGGACAAGCCTGGACAGCTTCCGGAAGCAAGCCAGGAGAGGCACCGTGTATGGTTTCTATCGTGGAGCTTCCAAACAAAATTACCTACGCAAACTCTACCAACGCGCTATGCTGCGTGTTTTCTAGACTCTATGGAGACAGTGGATTTTACATGCATCCGGGTGAAGGGTTTCAAAGTACGCAAATACCAGCCCGCCCGTTCTTCGATGGAGTGTGGAAGTTACGATCTGAGTCGTTTACCCTAGTCACCATAGGGGCTACCGGCTTGGCTGTGTATCGTCATGGAGACGTGGCGTATGTTTTTGATCCGCACGGCCACGGTAATATTACTGAGGCATTTGTAGTTCGCGTACCATCCCGCGACGTTTACGCGTATCTTACCGGGTACGCAGCCACGGATCCCGAGTCTGACTGGGCGGGGGCGCTTGTATTTTTCGTAACCTGCGGTCCTGCGGAAAGCAATCCCCACTTTTTGATTTCAGCGACGTCGCTGCTATACGGTATAAGCGAAACCTACCTATCAGACGAGCACTATGTGGAACGGTCTGTTGAAACGCGCCACCCGGGAATTACTACGCCCCCACCTATAACGGATGTAGTTATGGGAGCGGCCTCAGAAGCGTGGCAGTACCAGGAACTCGAAAGCGGTGCAGCAGCGGTAGATGCGGACATGGACGGTGTGACACCTGCCGCGGCACAAGTTAGGGCCAGTGTTATCAGACAGCCAACAGAAAAGCGAGTGTCCCTACCCAAGCGGCGTCGGCCCCCGTGGACGCCTCCCACCAGCAGCGAAAACCTAACTACCTCGGGCAACACGCACACGGTAGCCGGAAGGCCAAGTCAAAAGATTAGAAACTCCACTGTAAATGTTCAAAATCCTACTACCGATAACGGCAGTGCCTGGGCGGAGGCGTTAGACGACGGAGGAGTGGATAACGCAAGCATGCCCGGCCAAGCCTCAGGCGCCGATGCAACACTCCAGAACCCTGCCCACGGAGAGGCACTTGTCATGGAAACCACACAGGCGTTGGAAGAGGCTCTTAGAACTCGCAGGGTTTTTCGGCTCTCGGGGGAGGACGAAGCCCCGTATGACCTTGGTGATGCTGTGGGTGTTCTGAGCGCAGAGATAAACGAACTGGCTACACGGGCCGAAGAGCTGGATGTGCTAAGCTCTACTTGCGTCGACTTGACAGTGTGGGTCACTCGGCCCCACAACAGTCCCGACATGGACATTCTGGAGCAGTTCATCACAATGATATTTAATAGACTTTTGTCATTCCTGGTGGAAAACGGCGCACGAACCCGCACAGACTCGCCTTCGGTTATTGCAGGTCTTTTCTCAGGTGTGCTAGCGGCCATTCCTACCCAATCCGCAGTAGTAAACCTGTTGCAGGCCACCGGGATGGCGCTTAGTGACGTGGCTTCCTACAAGTCTATTCTGAACATAGTCTCGAACGAAGACTCGCCCGTCGGAGAGCTAGCGATTATCAAACTAGAGCTCGTGGCCTCTGAGGTTACCAAATCGACTCAGGAGCTCGTGGTTAAGGTTGAAGAATTGGAGCGCGACGTTACTAGCGGTAGCGTCAACCCATTGGGGTTGTACACATACCTGACAGAAAAACTGGTGGCTGAAATGACTAAACGCGGCGGTGACCTATTTGCCCGAGAACCGAAACCAGGGGCCGTATCACTGACAGAGCGCATAGGATCGCTCTTTAGAAAAGCGCGCACCAGGGAGGCGCGAGCAACGCGCACGAACGCCTCATTGGCACGAGACCTCAACGCTATAGAATCTGCCGTTCACGCGGCCCACGACAAGTTTGACGCAATAGAAATTAAACCCGCAGACCCGAGTGACACCACCAACATGGACGAGCTCGCGAAGTCATTGGACCTTTCCGCCATTCCGACCCGCGTGGCCAAGGTAATCAAGAAAGTAGACAGCATGGTGGCTGACTCTATTCGCGAGTACTTTCTGAGGGGGGTTCAATACAGTGCGAGGGCTATAGCAATGGACAAAACAAGCGGCGCCAGGTTTCAAGTCGCTTCTGCGGCAGTATCTAACTTAGAACGCATGCTAGACTCTCTGCCAAACTTTGAGAAGAGTTTGAACTCCATAGTTACCTCGGCTGGTATCCAGGGACACCCACCAACGCAAATATCCAGTTCGCGTAAGGCAACGCTACTAGGCAACCTGTTGCGATCCGGACAGAATTTGACTACGGATAATGCGCTGGGAGCGTGGGCTGCGTTGCTATCAGAGGCGCACACCGAGGGGCACATAGAAAGGCGTGAGCTCGAGGCCGTCATCAAAGAAATAACCTCCATTAACGACCATGCTGCCAAAAAGGCGTCCGTTGAGGCCGACATGGAACGCTTTAGGGTTTTGAGCGCCGCTGTAGACCAGGCAACGTCCGACATGTATAACTCTAACCCACACGCACTAGACACTATTATTCGCGGCGCGGAAGAAATGATTCGTCAGGCAAAAGTGGTTGAGGCGCACTTTGACTCGGGACGAATTTCTCGCGAAGCCGCGTCCAGAGTGGGCGTTAGAAAACGCGAAGTCGAGACGCTGGCCAACTCTGCGCGACAGCGTGCCGCCGAAATTAGCGCCGCCCGTGACGAAATTTACTCGCGCCTCCAGAGCCTTCTGCTGCCCCTAGCCGGGTTTGTTGGATTGCGCGCCGCACCAGGAGTTTTGGAACAGCTCGCAAAGGATGCTCAGAGATCAACCTCCGAGGAATTGAGAAATCTAATGCACGAGGCACCGAAGCAGGTGGTGTCCACAGTACATTCTCATTTATGGTCCCTGTTCGGCCAGTTTAGAGAAGCGCTCGAGCACCCAAACTCCACTACCTCATCCGCCCTGGCGGGAGTGGGCCCGGCGTTTGCGATAGTCGTCAGAAGTCTTCTAGACCCAAACAAACAGCGCGAGAGTGTTGAGTTTTTTATTAAACACGCGGACGCGCTGGCCGATACCGTTGGCTCCGTTGAGGCAAGTCCAAATTCCGAGCTGGCCGTGGCACATGCTGTTAACTCTATCGCCGCCGCAATACAGACAGTCAGCGTCGGTGGCCGCACAATTACAGAGTTTGCGTTTTTGGTGCCTATGCTGGAGCGCTACCAGTCGAGACTCACCATAGTGAGGGAAACCCAAAGACTCGCAACCGCGCAGCGGGCCGTTGCTGCGTCCGTGTCTGCGGCCGCAGAAGTGACAACAAAACTTCGTGCGGTCGCCGTGCCGGGCGTTCAAGAGGATGTGCTAAAGGCCGCAATAGCTGCCGCCAAACACGTGTCTTCAGAGGTTACTGCCGCCGCTACTGCCGCCGAGCGGGAGCTGGCGAGGCTGGACTCGAAAGCATTGAGCGTCGCTCAGGTGGCCCGCGCGCATCAAGATCTGCAGAAACAGACGGCTGTTGCCAAACAGCGCGTCGGTGAAATAGAAGAGGTATTGGCAAACCTAAACAAACAGCAGCGCGAGCTGCAAGATCGTGCTGTGTATGATAGGTGGAAATCCGACCTACTGGCAACATTGGACAAGATTGAAACAAAATCGTCGTTTGACGTGTCCGAACTTTCTAGACTCCGGGACCTTGGTGCAGCTCGCGGCTATGATTCGCGCGAGTTTTCTAAACGCGCAGAACAAGCCCTGGCAGCAAACGCGCGTGCAGTTATTGCTGTTTTGGATAACGTGTTTAAATTTAACCCATACGCTCCTGTAAATTCAAAAAAGGAGACTAATCCTACCATTTCCATGCTGTATAACATTTCATGGTGGGACGACTTTACGCTCGCGGCACCTATACTCAATACGCTGTTTGCTGGTGTTGATGTAGAAGAGCTCATGAGTCTGATGCGCATTTCGACTGGCATGATTACATTTGCCAGCACCAACGGCGGACGCCCAAAATACAACGAAGCCGTAAATTCCCTGTCGAGCGACATGCTCAAGGTTCCGCAGCTAGCCAAGTACGTTGATTTTTACGGCAAGTGGTACACAGAATTCAACGCCGAGATGGACGTGTTGAGCAAGCTGCGGGCGGACGTGCTTCAAGCAGTGGGGGTTCGCTCCGGGGAAATAAGCAGAGCCCTGGAAGAGGTTACGTACGTTCGGAACGCAGACGTCGCGGAAAAGGTTTTGGCTGATGGGATAAAGCTTTACATTCCTAGCGACGCCCTGATAGCCAAAGCAGTCAAGTACCTGGAGGAGTTTAATCAGAAACGGTTTGCAGGCTCCGCCTTCGAGGAGGCGATAGCCACAACCATCAGGCAGGACTTGTCAACGGCGCGCGATGCGGCTACTCAAGCCGAGGCCGCTAGGAGTGAAGCCATGCACAGGGCTACCCAGATTCTGCGCGAGGTGGTGGAAGCCGCCAAGGCCGCGGATCGCGATGCCAGTGCAAATCTGGCAAACCTCAAGAATCTACTAAGACTCACACCACCCCCACAAAGCGTAGCAGCCGCGCTGGACAAGGCTACCTCGGCGGACGACATTGTGACTCAGGCGGCGTTGTTACTGGGCACCGTTGAATCTACGCCAGAGTTGGACATTAAGGCCGTAGAGTGGCTACAGCAAGCGCGGTCTATTATTGACTCCCATCCCCTAACGACTAAAATAGATGGCAAAGGACCGATGGATCCGTATGCCGAGCGAATAGAAAAGCTACACACCCTACGGGGGGAGCTGGACGAGCTGAGGCGTCAGCTAACGGCGACAGAAGTTAGCTGGGACGAGGCGTGGGAGAATTTCTCCCGCGCCGTCCCACGAGCAGATGTTTCCATGGATGGGTTTGTAGATGCCCATCAAAGGGCACGCACCCTCCAGGCGTCTATGGGTGGCATTTCTGAAATGCGCGCCGATAGCAAATATGGCCGCCTGCCTCCCAAAGTTATAGGAGCTATTGATTCAAAGTTTGTAGAACGCAGCAAACACTTGGAGACATTTAACGATACCGCAACCGTTCTGCAAACGGCCATAACTCAGTTTGATTCGCTAGTAAAACAGATTCCACCCACTATGGAGGATGACATGTTACGCTCTCTATTACTATCATTTGACCAACTAGCTGCGGTCCTACCCAAGTGGGTTGGTGCGGCATATGCAGCATACAGAAGCTTACTGTTAATGAGGATAGGCCTATATGACGAATACAAAAAAATTGCGGGTATAGCTGCTGCTGGAAGTCGACCTCATCTGGAAGCGGTTGAGTATCGCAGCTGCACAGAAGACGATAATCTGAGACGCGCAAGTCGCGTTGCTTCTCTCATGGGAGACAAAGATGTTATCCTATCACTTCGAGAAGCAAAGTCTTCTATTGACACCGCGTTTCCGAGAGTGTTGTTGGACTCCAAGGGTGTACCAGTCGAGTACAGAGTCTGCTACCGCGCCGTGGGAGACAAGCTGGCCGCCATGTTATGTGGTAAACTGGGGGTCAGCATGCGCCCTGTAATGCCCAGCGATCCCATCGTGGAGTCTTCTTCCGTGGCTGGTATCAATGTTACTCATGACATTCTCCAGCTGAGGTTTGGGCTGGAAAAGGCCCACCACTCGGGATTTTCTACGTTTGCCAGATTTGTACGCCACAAGAGGGCAGACTGGAGCCCTACAGAGCCCGCTCAGGCGGCAGCCGAGATATACGCTGCCGTGCTGGCCACCACCCTAACGCGGGAATATGGCGCCACCTGGCACCGCATAAGGTTCATGGCGAGTTCAGGTTTGTTTGTTTCCAGCCCGGACTCCGTTTGCGACACGCAAGGAGGCAGGGGGAGGAAAAACAACAACATAGTACACATGACGTTATCCGATGTGGTTTTGAGCGCCATGTTGCGGAATTCCATGCATCTGGTAAACTTTATGCGGCTGGACCTAACACGCCAGCACGAGTACATGGCCAGGACTATAACTCCGGTTTTGACAAAATCGCTTATGTCGGCCATTTTAATCAACACCCTCATCCCCACCGACACATCATCACAATGGAGATCTCTACCGCTAACCGGGTCCCCAGAAGATTTGGCACAAGGCATGCTCTTTTCCATTCGCGTGTCCGACTGGAAGCAAAACAGCTTTTCAACCACGAGTCTGTTGGATGTCTGGATGCGCTCTCCCGGCGAAAGCGGACGGGCGGCCGCCGCCAAGATAGCCTCTGCAATCCCCGGAAACCCTTTGGCTACCTTCACCGTACTGGCGCGTATGTGTATTCCACCCAACGCACTGGCGTCGCTGTGGGAAGCGCTGCAGCCGGAGGCTTTCAGTCAGCAAAACCTGTCCTATGATGACGTTGTTACTAGCCGTTTGTATATCGCCTCTACCGTACAGACTTCCGTGGCGGTGGACCCGGAAATGAAGTCTGTTGACACTGCGTCTAGAAAGCAGTTATACACTACTACCGGGACCAGCACAACGTTTACGTTGGCCGGCACAGCACCAAGCGCAGTCAAAGAGGTGAGCGCGTTGGACGTTGCCACGTGCGCACTCATGTTTGGGGCGCCCGTTGTTATTGCCATGGAAACACCGGAAATGTTTTCCGAGGCGTCGGGGATGTCGTTCTGTCTTAAAATCTTTGACTCTCGGCGGGGCGCAACCGACCACGAAATAATTCAAGCCGTGTCCTCAGACCTGAGCTCATGGGGGACGTCGCTGTTGGCCCTAGACCCAAACGCTATAGAAAACGCCTGCCTGACAACGCAGCTAGAGATACTCTCCGGTTTGGTGGCATCAAAGCTTTTAGCTCCAGCACCACCGTGTCTCATAGTGCTCGACCCCAGCATGAGAGTGATAAAAGTGTTATGGGAACCGGACTCCCCACCGAACGATCTAGTTATAACTCTGGCTGAAGACGAGATTATAGCCGAGCTTCCGTACTTAAACACAGATGATGATCTGCTACCCCCTATGAACCCTGATGACCCGATCTACACCAGGGTTATAAGCGGAACGAACATTCCGACGGCGACCACGGAAGGCAGCTTATTTGCCGACCAGCAGCTCGAGTTTTTACGTCCTGAGTCAAACTCGTTTCCGTTCGCCTCACATGACAGCTCACAGCCTTTAGATGTCCCCAGTTCTCCGAGTAGCAGCTCTGACAAATATGAGGAGGACACAACAGGTATGGTGTATGACGCACCTGTGAACAATATGTCAGACATGGCAATGAACAAAGCCAAGGCGTGGCAAGAGTGGTTGGAGGATGGGTTTGCTGAAGATGACTACCAAGAACTATCCAACGCCATACCAGCGCCTCCCAAACCTACTCCGGTCATTGAGTCAAAACAAAAGTCTAATTCTTCTGACCAGGCACCACCACTACCGCCTAAACAGGCTCCCCTTCCGCCATCTGATGCATCCGCAATCATGGCCGGAAAGCCCGTGTTTAAGCATACTCCGGGCCACAAGTATACCGCTCCCACTTCCGTACCTGCTCCTTCCACCCTTCCACCCGCTTCCCCTCTACCCCAACCCCCTTCAAAAGCCGCCAGCGGCACTCCTTCCACCCTTCCACCCGCTTCCCCTCTACCCCAACCCCCTTCAAAAGCCGCCAGCGGCACTCCTTCCACCCTTCCACCCGCTTCCCCTCTACCCCAACCCCCTTCAAAAGCCGCCAGCGGCACTCCTTCCACCCTTCCACCCGCTTCCCCTCTACCCCAACCCCCTTCAAAAGCCGCCAGCGGCACTCCTTCCACCCTTCCACCCGCTTCCCCTCTACCCCAACCCCCTTCAAAAGCCGCCAGCGGCACCACACAATCAAACAATGACAAAACTCTCACTCTCGATGCTCCAAAAACACAATCGAAGGATGAGGTGGTACCAGTCCCACCAACCAATAAGCCGTCAACCACCACTCCCGCGACACTCAAATCACCATCAGATGCCAGTAAACCTACTGCTGCAATTCAACATCAGCAACAATTAGGTACACCTGCCACCCCAAAAGATTCTGGAGATAAACCAACTGATCACGCAAGTGCGCCTGTTGGTGTATCTCCAGGAACTCACGATGGAACACCCGGAGCCAAACCACCCCCTAAAAACGCACTCCCGGTGGATGACACTAAACAACCTATGAGGAAATCGCTTCCACCACATACACGCGGCGGGCGTCCGTACATACGCCCGTCCTTAGGACCATTTAAGTTTACGGGTCCGCCTGGTTATTCAATTCCAGTTCATGGACTTCCACCTAGTGACTCAAACGTAGCCCAACCAACCACGGAGAACCCAAAGCCTGTTGCCGCGGCCCCGGCCAAATCTGCGGCGGCCCCCGCCGCGGCCCCGGCCAAAAGCCCAACAAAATCGGCGGTTGAAGTTCCAAAGCCGGCCAAGGACCAGGCCAAGGACCAGGCCAAGGACCAGGCCAAGGACCAGGCCAAGGACCAGGCCAAGGACCAGGCCAAGGACCAGGCCAAGGACCAGGCCAAGGACCAGGCCAAGGACCAGGCCAAGGACCAGGCCAAGGACCAGGCCAAGGACCAGGCCAAGGACCAGGCCAAGGACCAGGCCAAATCGGCAGATGTCCAAGAGCGGGTCAAGGACCCTAAATCTGATGGGATTACAAACGATGTTGCGCTAGAGATTGTGCCTGAAAACACTCCCCTACCAGATGACTCGCCCATTGGAGCTGTCCCCGAAAACACTCCCCTACCAGATGACTCGCCCATTGGAGCTGTCCCCGAAAACACTCCCCTACCAGATGACTCGCCCATTGGAAGTCCAGATTTGTCAGCATCTAAAAACTCGCATACCACCAACGCAGTCAGCAGTGACCGCTTTTCTGTTGCCTGCAAAGTACCGCTCCCAGACTCGCTGGAAGATGACTTCTACTCGTATGCCGTTGACGTCCCATTGCCCGATTCTCCCACCGACGAACTCTCCAGCGGCCGTTCTGATGCACGCGCACCAACCGTCGGAGGGGTTGCCACCATTTATCGTAAGATCGACTCCAGAAGCAACCGAAAATCAGACGCATGGAGACGTGCCTTTGCTGACACGTTACATGGGCGTCCAAGAAATAGAAGCGCTAGTAAACCATCTAAATCAGCGCCGTATAAAGTTCCTCACGCCATTTCCTATACGAAAATACCTTCGGTACCTAACGATAAAGGCTCTCTTGCGGGAAAACCCTGCAGCGAGGAACCGAAACGTCCGACTGGACGAGACACCCCTTTCGGTTCATGGGATGTTTCGCCCTCGCAGACGTCCGCGCCCGCTGACCTTCCGACCACCGTTCCACAAAATCAGAATACTTCAAAGAGTTCACATACGGCCTCGCTGAAGTCTCCTACTCGCACGGTGCAATCTAGTATGCCGGCTGATGATATTGATGAACTCTCCGAGTACGATCTTCAGATTGCCCGTGCCGTTCCTGTTACCAAACATCCTCAGCCACCACCAGCAAACCAGCCACCACAGCCTCAAGAACCCCCAGCACCTATTGACGATAGAAAGAATATACGCCCCCCGCTAAGCGAGGAGGAGATTATAGCCTTCCTAATCAATATGGACGACGACTCCGGTAACGCGTCTGGTCAGGTTGACTTACAAGCGGTACACGCGCCAAAACCTCCCAAACAATTAAAACCTACAACCAACCAGTTTGTACCGCTGGATTGGTGGACTGAAACGGAACCCGTTGTGGACGCAGACAGTCTGAACCTGTCTCCCAAACAGCAGCGTTTGTTTTCCTGGGAGTCTACGCGTGACCTGTTAAACATTAACGCGAGAAACCGAGTATACGAGGAGTCGGACGATGAGTATACCGTTTCGTGGGACCAACACTTAGTCCCGGCCGTTTCCCCCACGTCTGTATCATCCTACAGTAGCGATACAGTTACCGATAGCTATACAGACATAAACGATCCCGGGAGTGTTGTGTGCCCCCTAGACGGAAACGCCCAAAACAACGTCCGCGAGTTTCTAGACACTCATAGTTCTAGAGTTCGCGTAGTTCCTGCTGACGAATTGCTAAGTCGGCGGTACTTTAGGTCCACGAGTCTAAGTGCCATGGCGTTACTCATTGCTGCGTGTCGCACCATCGTACGACGACTACGTGCAACGAGACGAGCTCTTACAGACATCAACCAGAGCTTGCTCTTAGACCTAAAACAAATACGGGTCCTCTTGGGGTAGTGTATCCGTTTTTCAATAAACACCATTGAAACATAAACTTTGTTTGTAAACCGTTTTTTATTGTTGGGGAATTACATAGCCTGGGGTGCAAGTTAAAGGTTAGTCTTCCGAAATTGGCTGCATGAACCGAGGTGGGAAGGTGCGCTTGAGTCCTATATTTGGACGCGCCCAGGTAGATGCGTCGTTTTGCGCAAACATATCAGATCGTCGAACGAGGGCTTTTAGGTGGCGTTGTCGTAGGATAACCATGGTCCTGGCGGTTCCCATAAACAGCTGCTTTAGCCCTTCGCTAATTTCATCCTCGGTGTATTTGGTGTAATCCAGTTCATCGATGTTTTGGTTTAGGATAGTTATCACATCAACGGGCAGCATGTCTTTGAAGTTAGCCGCTTTGATGGTAGTCGGGTCCGCTGGGTTAAACGCTACCGGTGCTTGCTGTTGCTGTTTGTCGGCAGCCATGGCTAAATGTTTGCTGCTAGCGCGCAACGCACCCTTACGCTGGCCGAAGTAGCGACAAATAGCGAAGTGTCGAGTAGTCGACTGCCTTTTATTAGAAGAGGCGCCCCTTCGTCGCTATTGCGAGTATTACAACAACAAAAACACACGCAAAGATTGCCACTGCAATCCTAACAGGACGGCGTTTCACACGCTCTGAGGCGAACGCGTTGGAGATGCTGGCAAGGCTGGCGAAAACCTCCGCCGCACACCGCTTGGGTGTAGGACGCCGCTTCTGCCGTTCCCTACACTCGCGATGCTCCCCGGGGGCGACTAAACCATTACTTCGGTCGCACGAGTCTACCGTGCGCTTTCGCTGCAACTCCATCGCACCAAAACTAGTCGCGCGCTCTAGCAACCGCTGGGTTCGAGACGCGTCTTCCGGACCCATGAACCGGAATGACAGCTGTACTACGGGCATTCTCGTGAAACAGCTTATTTGCATCATCGCTTGCAGGGGCCTAAGGTCCAGGCCTCCCCCTCGCTTAACTCGTTCTATGACAGACAGGGCCAGCCCAGTCGTTTGCGTTGATTTGAGAATCACGTTGTTATGCTCAGACGTGATAGAAGCCATAGGGGAGTTTGGGGGTGCGAAAAAAAAGCCCTGAAATAGCACAGACACACCCGTATTTTGAATGCGAATGTACGGATCGCACTGACTACGAGCCCAGTTCTTCATCAACCGGAGCACATACTCTATAGGAAAGGTTACGCTGTTATTATCCGGCCCGCTAAATTGAAACACGCACCTGGCTGGTAGGTGTTTGGGATCGTTTAGTGTTGCATCGCTTTCGCCGCAGTGAAGACTTCCCGAGACAACCAGACGGATGCGCTGTAACAAACCACCACCGACTGCAAAATCTCTATAGTTGTATGAGTCCATGGTTGTAGTAAAAGGTTCCCAACAGCGGCCAGTCAGCCCCAGAAGCGACTGATGTGTGGGGCATGTCGCAGGCCAAACTTAAACCCTCGCTATATGTAGCCACTCCCCACGACATGTTTTACACTCTGTACAGCAATTTAGGCTTCATGTAGAATTTGGTGTAAATCGAGAAACTTGTTAATTATTGTCGCAAATCTTTCTTTGCGGGCGTCTAGGGCAGAGGTGTGATCACATGCACCCCCAGGCCTACGGTTTTCCGGGGAATGAAACACCGAAGAAGCCAGGCGCCGCGTGAATGATAAATAGTTTAGTTTGGCATCTGTCGTGGGCATTAACAGTTCCATTTCAGGGGGCATCAGGTCTTCGAACCAAACACTAAAGTCGTAGTGTCCGTAAGCATCATATAGGGCGTTTAAGCTCATCGATTCCAAGTCGCTACTCGGAATCAAGTCTCTAAGCTTTTTCGGAGACGCTTGGTGCGAGCGCGTTTGTACACCGCTTAGAGCCGCCCCAAAGGAGTTTTGCTCCATGGCGGCCAACTGCGATCAAGACGTCCTAGGCGAAGATGGGGGGTGTGTTGTCCTCGGAGACTGGCAGCCGGGAGCGTTTGAGCGCCAGTACACTGGATTTGACGCCAAACTTCTATCAACTAACAGCAGTTTGTGCAGCGAGTTGATATTTTCTGCGCACTTAATACAGATTTTACCCACGCCACCGCCCCAAGATCACGTCGATATGTATGACGAGACGGACAACGATATACCCGAACCTAGCTGCGCCCAGTTTGTAAATGCGGTGGCCGACTCCCTGGCTCTCGACAAACTCTGTTTGGTCTGCCGGACAATAGATTTGTACAGACGTAAATTTGGGCTTTCCCCCCAGTGGATAGCCGATTATGCGATGCTGTGTACGAAGACGTTGGCGGCTCCACCATGTGCCGTGGCCACTGTGGTTGCCGCATTCGAGTTCGTGTATATAATGGATAAACACTACCTTCGGCGCGGAAAGGCTACCCTAGTGGGCGCCTTTGCGCGTAGAGTTTTGACGCTGGTCGATATACAGCGCCACTTTTTTTTACACGTTTGTTTTCGCACAGACGGCGGAATTCCACGCGGCGCTGTGTCTGGAACGGCCACGGCGACAACGACTATGACCGGACCCGGTATGGCGGACAAAGTTCAATATTCAAATTACTCGTTTTTGGTGCAATCGTCCACGAAAGCCCTGTTACTAACGGTGGCTGACATACCATTTGGAGACGACGGCGCGTCGTTACAGGCTGGGCTACACGGTAGACATGGAGCTAGCAAGCCGGCAGATGGGGGCGGTGGAGTGTTTGGCCCTAAACAACAATCTACAGTGGCCGCGCTGATGAGTTGGAAGGAGTGTGCCAAAATGATAGACTGTTCTGGGTCTGAGCGTAGACGCCCTGGTGCAACTATGACATGCTGCGAGCGAGCTAGGGCCGATGACGACGAATACGAACGCCAGCTGCTAGCTACCGAAAACACACATCTGGGTTCGGCTAATAATCAAACAAAGAGTGGGAATGACACACATCTCAAGTGGAGCTACGCAGACCTAACTCTGCTGCTGTTGAGTCAGTCCAGTACCTGGGAGGCCAGCGAAAAAACATCCCTGGCGAGTCAGTCGCGCAGGACCTGCGTGGAGGAGTATTGGGCCTCTCACAGGGCGGTGTTGGCAAGAGACACCGCTCCTAGGTTTGCCAGATTTGTCAAGGCCGACGCCGCTCCGGACACGGCCACTGGGCCGGTTTTAGCGACGACTCTCAAGCACGTACGCAGCCGCGGAAAAACCTGCTCCGAATGCGTGCTATGTAACCTGATACTAACGCGCGAACACTGGCTTGCGCTACGCCGCTTTAAGCGAGATGTTATTTCGTACTCATCTAACAACGCAAACCTGTTTGACTGTATCTCCCCAGTTTTGTCAGCCTTTTCTGACGCAAATAGCGAGCCTCTAGGTGGCGACTGCTGCGGGGGTGGCGGTGGGACGTGCCCAGAAGACTCGGGCAGGTTTTTAGAGCTAATGCATGCCGCCGGTATAGAGGCCATATACAAGCACCTGTTTTGCGACCCCATGTGCGCGTTGGTGGAGCTCCAAACAAACCCCAGTGTTCTTTTTTCACCCATAGGCCCCCCTCCAGAACCAGACGAGATAGAGCTTCAAAAAGCGCGCCTTGCTAGCGAAAATTGGTTTAGTGGGCGTGTATGTGCTGGGTTGTGGGCGCTGGCTTTCACTTTTAAGACGTATCAGATCTTTACACCCAAACCGACCGCGTGCGCGGCGTTTATTAAGGACGCGGGACTGCTGCTTAGGCGCCACAACCTCCCGCTTATATCCCTAGAACACACGCTTTGCAACTATGTTTGACGACCGCAGCGATATCTACGACTCTACGAGCTTTGCCGCAGAATTAGACGATCTATACTCTTGTAGGTCAACGGGACGCGAAAATGGCCGTAGGAGTCGTGTCAGCACTCGGGGTGTTCATCGCAATCGATGTGGATCTGCCGCCAAGAGACGGAGCACCAAACGACGGTGCGAGTTGGCCGCCAGGGAAAGGGACCGATACAGCCTTTACCTAGATTACATGGCCAGCCACCCATCAGATGAAATTTCCGCCGTACGCGAGCTCGTGGTTCCCCTAATTAAAACCACATCGATTACATTACCGTTTGATTTAAATCAGACCGTTGCGGATAACTGTCTCTCGCTATCCGGAATGGGCTACTATCTTGGGATAGGCGGCTGTTGCCCGACCTGTACCGTTTCCGGAGAGCCTCGCCTCCACCGCGCAGACCGCGCCGCGCTAATTTTGGCCTATGTCCAGCAGCTCAACAACATTTACGAATATAGGGGGTTTCTGGCATCCGTGTTGGCGGCCGCGGCCCAGGGGGACCTGGGCGGCGTTGCCGCCTCAGAGGGAGTTCAGGCGGAACGCTTGCTGGAAAACGTTTTGGCCCAGCCAGAGCTCTTTTTCGCATACCACGTACTTAGGGACGGGGGCATCCAGAATATGCGAGTGCTGTTTTACCGCGACCTGAGCGTGTCTGGATATATGATGTACGCGGTATTTCCCACCAAATCTGTTCACCTTCACTACCGTCTCATCGATCGCCTACTGGCCGCCTGCCCTGGGTACAAAATCATAGCGCACGTTTGGCAGACGGCGTTTGTGCTGGTAGTTCGGCGCGACGAGGGGCAACAAACAGACATGGATATACCAACGGTTAGTGCGGGAGACATTTATTGTAAAATGTGCGATCTCAGCTTTGATGGGGAGCTGCTTCTAGAGTACAAAAAATTGTATGCAGTATTCGACGACTTTCTTCCTCCGGTGTAGATGGCGCCAGCTTTTCAAAGCCGGCACGCTCCAGCAGTGCCTGAGTTTTTGTGGGGGTCTTGTGGGGGGTTTCCGGAATAAACCGCTTTAAAAGATTTTCTGTTGTTCTCACATCATTTCCGAATAGAGCCTTGAAGGTCACGCTTACGGTACCCAACAGGTGAGAGAAATAGTAGTCTGTGTTTAGCGGGACGTCATTTTCGGAAACATACGTTGGGTCTTCGGCGAGGTCGGAAACCAGCAGTTTGCGTTTAGGTTGTGGGCGTGTTGTCTTGGTGGCCACGGGGTTTGGGGCAGTACCGCGCATTGAGTTTATTACACTCGCTTCGCGTTCCGTGGCTTCGGTCTGCGCAACTATCACATACGGAATTCTCTCTTTTACGCTTGGAAGTTCTTCATTCCTCATGGCGAGCTTAAAGTAGACGGTGAGGTGTGGCAGGCGCTTGTTGGTATACGATTCGGGTGAGCGGCTTAGCTCAGCCGTCATCACGAACTCGCGCACGTCCAAGTTGGGTGCAGTGATACGGTTGTAAGCCTCTACCAGCACTCGCCCAAACTTGTCAAAGCCGCTCGGCAGCGGACGCCCCACCCACTCTAAGGGAGGCACGTCTGTAACCTCTGCGGCCGCCGTGGCCACATCTTCGTCGTACAACAAAAGATCTACAAGATGCCGCGCGTACGAGTTTATGAAAGCGCAGTTATTCTTACGAACCAGGTCTACCCCTTTCATGAGCATCTTACCCCCGTTTATGACACCTATGTACTTTTTCTTGGTGATCAGCAGCAAGCGCTGAAAGGTCTTTTCACACTCCAGTTTGATGGGCGCTCTAAAGAGGTCCGCTGAAATCTGTCGCGACATTGCATCTCCCAGCTCCGATACCCCCTCGTACGTCAGGCCCACAAACTTGATAAACACAGAGTCGGTGTCTCCGTATATAACCCTGACGGAGTAAGGCTTGTGGTTTTGGAAATCTGTAGCACGGGGGAAATTGTCCTCCAGCAGCTCGCGCGTCGCCCAACGAGAGTGAACGTAATCTCGGGTCTTGAGAAGCATATCGCGTCCTATCGTGGTAACGGTAGCCGCTATCCTCAGACACGGCAACAGGCCGTTTGCCACCCCCGTGAATCCGTAGACGGAGTTGCAGATCACCTTAATTGCAGACTGCTGCTTATCTAGTAAAACTGCCTCCTCGGGGGTGCTCGTGGGGATCCGCGCCCTGACGGACTTTCGCATGGCTAGCCAGTCGCGCAGCAAGATGCCAAGCAGGCTTTCGCGAATATGGGCGTGGACAAAAAATAACCTTTGGTCACCCACCTCAAATGTTGAGTAGTCGACGGATGGTTGAAGCCCAGCCAGATCCACTTCATCGAGTGCCAGGGTTGTAAAACAGAGGTTATGGGCCTGGATAATGCTGGGGTATAAGCTAGCGAAGTCAAACACAACAACGGGGTCCACATGAAAGCCGGATATGGGGTCTAGCACCTTTGCTCCCTGATAGCCCACGGCCCTTCCGGCGCCGGGCTTTCCGCCTCCATTTTCCGAAGCCATGACCGATTCGGCGGCGTCCTGGGTACTGTCCACACCGTCGGGTTCGTCGTTATTGTCGAAGGTGTGGCTCTGGCTATCCAGAGCCGCCTCAGAAACTTCTGAAGCGACGTCTGCTTGACCGTCAAACCGGCGTCGGTTGTCGGGTAGAATGAAATTTCTCTCGCGGGCGAGCTTCAGCAAGCACGTGTACACGCGAATTTGCTGACCGTCAAAAATCACCCGCGTTAAGGTTATACGGGCGAGTTTGGCTACTGCTGATAGTTCCAGATGGGGGAGGTACTTAAAAAACAGCTTACCCACTAGCCTAGAGTCCTGGATACAGTACTCTCCTATTACGCCCCGCCGGTCGGGCCCGCCAGCGTAATAGGAGGGTATCTCTTTATAGGGAAGGTCTATCTTATGCTCACCGAGGACGTCACCAACAACCGCGTCTAGTTTATAGCTGGGTAGCTTTAGCTTTTCCGTGGCCACCGAATACATGTCTAGAGATATAAGGCCGTTGATCTTCACCTTGCTCTTCTTTTGAAAGTGGTTCGTGGCTATGTCCCACACCTTGAACAGCCCCCCTTTGTTGAACTTGCCGTACCCGTCTAGCTTGATGTTATACACTGAAGTTACCTTGTTAACTATATACGCCCAGTCAAAATTCACGATGTTGTAGCCGGTGGCAAACTCGGGAGAGTACTGCTTGAGAAAGGTCAGAAAGGCGACCAACAGCTCGTACTCGCTGTCAAACTCCAAAACTGTCGGTCTCGGCTCGCCACGTTGGACGCATGTAAACGAATATTCCTCCGAGATATCGCACGACCCAAGTGAAAACAGCAGGGTGTGTTCGTGTTTCTGAGTAGCCAGCGAGTACAGCAGACAGGAGATCTGGATGACCAGGTCCTCTTGGTTAGTTGCCACAGGAAATGCCATTTCGTTCCCAGTCCCAGCTTTACACTCTATATCAAAGCACATGAGCTTATAGTCGGGCCAGGCAGCCTCGTCGGGGATCGGCTCTAGGTTATCTGGAGTGCAGTTAATTTCCACATCACTGGAGGTGACATGTCTCTCCACGGGACGAAGTTGAACACGCTCTCCGTGGGTGCCTGGCCGCAGGCGGTACCACCCGAAACTGGTAAAATTTTCATTGTCCAACAACAGCCGCGTGGTCACGTCCACGCTTCCCTCGAATTTTGTAATCTCCGGGTGAAAGTTGTCACAAATAAACCCGCCCAGGCGGCTGCTGGAGGCAGAAACTCTGTAGTAGAGAGCTGGCTTAGATCCAAAGTAGTACAGCGTCGTGTGGCACACAGTCTCCACTTTGAAGCAGTCCGCAGACACGTGCTTTCCGCCCCACCATCCCCCGCCACTGCCGCCACTCTGTTTGCCGCCGTTGCCATTTCCCAGGGCCGCGCTCAAAGCCGAGTTGTGCGCGCAGTTTACCATGGCGCGCACTAGTTCGGCCTCGGTGGTTATTCCACAGGCGCTGTCTACCTCTGCCTTTGCCATGTAAAAATAATGGCGCACACCGTATACGTGAACCGCAACGCGCTTCCCACACTCACTCATTCCCAGTAGAGTTACTACAGACCCGCTTGGGCGGGATAGCTCTGCGAACCGTGATGGGTCATCGTGAGCGGCGCTCTCAGAAGTCTCTACTATGTCATACACGTGAAATCTCTCAAATCTTGGGTTGAATCCATAGCCCCGAAAATCCTGGCCGTTCCAAACCCTAATTCTGCGAGGCCAGCAACCTCCAGCGGTAAAGTCCAGCACGTCGTACTCTGTGCCATCGCAGTACACTTTGGGTGGGCGCTCCAAGGTGCCTACGTGTACACCGCGTCGCTGGTAGGCGGGGGCCTCTTCATCGAGGCATCTGGGCGCTATAAACTTAAAGCTACCCACCTCCGTGCAGTACGAGTGTTGGGGGGGCCTGGGGCGCTCGGTCTCTGCGGTCTGTCCGCTTCCTGGCCTGAAAAATGGCCTCTTGCCAATAAACGGATTAAAAAACCCGCTCCGGCGAACGGAGCTGGCCTGTTCGCGCGCCGCCATGTCTGTGTAAATTTAAAGTGCGAATGGTTTTCCTTTTTTATAATATATGTGTTACTCCACCCCCTGGTCTCGTGATGTGTGGTTTACTGGGCGTGTTTAGATTTAGCTTTAAAGTCTGTCCGCCGACCTTGCTTAAACGCTTCGAGTAAATCTCGTTAGAAAGCGCCTAGCTATTTTTTACAAGGACCCTATTAAAGCGCTATCAACCGTCTGGTTTGACCTGGGCTTCCCGGCCAAGTTTTGTCAACACCATGGAGTCTGCACCCAAGACCGTAAGCCTTCCGGTATCTCCCCTGGGGTATGTATACGCCCGCCAGAAAGCGTCTCTGCAGACGGTCACTGTTAGTCTCACTGCCGCCAGGAGTGTCGATTCTGACCTCGCGGTGCTGCCCGTAATCCGCGGACTGACCGTCGAACAAACCTTTACAACTAACGTCGCCGTGGTGGCCGGGTCGAAGACTACAGGACTTGGCGGTGCTGGAATTACTCTAAAACTCACACCCAGTCACTTTAACCCAAACGCCTTTGTGTTTTATGGAGGCTCTGTCATCGGGGCTAGCTCTAAGGCCCCCAACCTCACCCGCGCATGCGAGGCGGCGAGACGGAGGTTTGGCTTTTCTGCATTCTCTTTTCCAGTTGAGAACGCCGTGGAAACCTCCGGGGAGGAAATATGCGCTTCTCTCAACCTGTCTCCGGAGACCACCGCGCTGTACTTAGTGGTAACCGAAAGTTTTAAAGAGATGGTGTATGTGTGCAACACCTTCCTCCACTACGGCGGAACCAGCACAGTTACCATCGATGGACAAGATGCCATGAAGATTCCCATCTATCCGGTACAGCTGTATATGCCAGATGTCAACAGACTGGCGGCAGAGCCGTTTAACGCCAAACATCGGTCCATCGGAGATGAGTTTGTGTACTCTAAGCCGTTCTTCAACTCGGACCTATGTAGGCTGCTTCATGGCTACGTACTGGGTCCCGCGGCAGTGGCACTTCGCGTCAGAAACTTGGACGACGTTGCCAGAGGAGCGGCCCACCTGGCCTTGGATGAAAACCACGAGGGCTCGGTGTTGCCCCAGGATGTGACCTTTACGCTGTTTGACTCCTCCCAAGGAAACGCCGCCAAGGGTTCGGGACGCGCTCAGCGCCAGGGGGATGGCAGCGGGTCGAAAAACAGCACCTCTAGCGGAATAGAGCGACGGCTAGCTTCCGTCATGGCTGCTGACACAGCCCTTTCTGTTGACTCTATAATGGGAGCTGGGATATACGACACGGAGCTACCGTCTGTAGAAGATTGGCCCGTGTTGTCTTCCGGAGACGATACAGAGAGTCTCGACGCCCTCGGAGCGTACGCAGCTAGACTGTCTGGACTGGTAGGGGCCATGGTGTTTAGCGCCAACTCTGTTTTGTACATGACAGAGGTTGACGACGGTGGTCCGGCCGACGGCAAGGATGGATCAAATCCGTCCTACCACCGCTTCTACCTAATAGCCGCTCCCTACGTTGCAGGGAATCCACAGACGGACAAAGATGGCCGCGTTGTACCACACACGGCAGACCAGCAGGCTGCGCCCATCAATGGCTCCAACCAAGAGTTTTCCCTGGACTATCTGGCCCTGGCATGCGGGTTTTGCCCCCAAATACTGGCGCGGCTTTTGTTTTACCTGGAGCGATGTGACGCTGGCACCGTTGGAAGTCGCAACGAGACCGACGCGCTGCGATACCTGGCGAATACGCTAGAGTCTGAGGTTCCGTGCGGGTTGTGTAACCAGGCCACTCGGCCGGCATGCGCCCACACCACTCTGCATCGTTTGCGTCAGCGCCTGCCCCGTTTTGGGGCACCGGTTAGAGCTCCGATAGGAATATTTGGTACTATGAACAGCGCGTATAGCGACTGTGACGTGCTGGGGAACTACGCTTCCTACGGAGCTCTGAAGAGGCCCAATGACAACGAGGCCCCAAAGAGCATTATGCAGGATACCTATCGGGCCACAATGGAGCGGCTGGTGAACGAATTGGAACAAGCCAAACTCATTGATAAGGAAGCGCTAGCTCAAGCTAGCCCCTGCTCAGCCCCCACCAGCATAGTACATGATCAAGCTAGCTTCATAGGACTCCTGTCCAACATCAAAGATATTATCGAGAGTGCGGCAGAACAGTTTATGCGCACTTTGGTTGAGGCGCGTGATTTCAAGATCCGCGAGAGCCTGGCCGACGCTAACCACACCATGTCTATCTCCCTGGACCCGTACTCTAGCAGTTTTTGTCCGGTTACATCATTTCTTGCCCGCCGCACGGTTTTTGCTGTCTTACAGGACCTTGTGTTGAGCCAGTGCCACTGTCTATTCTACGGCCAATCTGTGGAGGGGCGCAACTTTCGCAACCAGTTTCAGCCCGTGCTCAGACGCAGATTTTTAGATATGCTCAACGGGGGCTTTATCACAGCCAAGACCGTCACCGTGACGCTCTCGGACTCTGGGGTATTGGCACCCGACCTAACACGTCCCGCTTCAGAGCCACCCACCAAGGACTACGATGGGGACATGGCTAGAGTTAGCATGGAGGTGCTGCGAGACCTTCGAGTTAAAAACAGAGTGCTGTTTTCTAACGGAGGGGCCAACATGTCGGACGCGGCCAGGGCCAGGGTGGCAGGCATGGCCAGCGCTTATCGCAGGCCTGAGAAGGGCTCTAACATTTTGAATGGCGCCGTCGGGTTTCTCGTCAAGCAGTTTCACGGAGTCCTCTTTCCACGTGGACACCCCCCCGGCATCGACACTCCAAACCCCCAGTGGTTCTGGACCCTGCTCCAGCGCAACCAGATGCCGGCGCGTTTATTGAGTAAGGAGGACATAGAAACGATCACTGCCATCAAAAGGTTTTCTGACGAGTATTCCGCCATAAACTTTATTAACCTGACACCAAACAACATCGGGGAGCTGGCCCAGTTTTACTTCGCCAACCTGGTGCTCAAATACTGTGACCATTCTCAGTACTTTATCAACGGCCTCACTGCCATAGTCGTTGGCTCTAGACGGCCCCGCGACCCTGCTGCGGTACTGGCCTGGATCGACCGTACAATCAACGGCGCGGCGGATGTAGAGCCGGCTGCCCAGGAGGTGCTGCAGCGGCTCGGGTCTAACCCGGCCGCGTGGACAGGCACATTTACGTCCACAAACATGGTCCGCTATGTCATGGACCAGCGCCCCATGGTCGTTATTGGATTAAGCATCAGCAAGTATAACGGCAGTGCAGGTAACAACCGCGTGTTTCAGGCAGGCAACTGGAACGGCCTCAACGGCGGCAAAAACGTCTGCCCGCTTATGGCGTTTGACAGAACCCGCCGGTTTGTGTTAGCGTGCCCGAGAGTAGGGTTTACCTGCGAGGCCGGAGGATTTGGCACGGGGGTTAGAGAGAACACGCTAAGTGAACAGGTCAGAGGAATAGTCTCAGAAGGAGGACCGATGGTTCAAACCGCCGTGTTTGCGGCAGTCCTGCACGCTTTGGGAGCTCGCACGCAGCACCTAGCCGTCGATGATTGGATCGGTCTGGTAGACGACGAGTTTTTGGCGGCGAGTCTGGATGCCCTGAATGCCACCGTCGTTGATCAATTTGGAGAGTGGAGCGTCGAGGCTGCCCAGGAGCTGGTGAAAACCATGGAGGCGCAAACAACCGCCGTAGCGGTAACTGCCGGCGAGGGAGCGTTTGACTTCGGGGCATGCGTGGGTGATACCCCACAACAATCCACTTCAGCATTTAACGGTGGCCTGGCCATGGCAGCTGCCACGGCTGGACAAAAACGGGCCCTACCGGATGATATCCTGTTTGACATGGGTGCCCCCCCAGAGAAAAAGTCAGGGCTTACCTTTGACATGCTCTAAGACTACAGATAATTACTACTACCCACCTCCCCGTTGCGTTTGTATCTTGACTCAGCTCTATTGGCTCAATTTGGAGTTCAATAAACGTTTTACATTTTATATTTGGTTGACTCGTTTTATATTTCACTATTTCTGACACACACCACGCCTTTATCAGCTATGGAGCAAGACGATGCACCCTCTGCCATGGGTAGCGCACAAGCCCGTCAGCGTTTACTCGCAATTTTTGGTCAAGTACAGGCCTACATATTTCAGGTGGAGATGTTAAAGCGATGCGACCCATCTGCGCTTCGACCTCTGGTGGGGTCGCTGAAACTAAACGCCTTAACGGTACGCATGCTTAGACGCAAGCTGGGGGGCGCTCTCATCGAACAGGCGCAGCATCAGCAGACCCCACTCGCGTGCGCCCTGACCATGGCCCTAGAATACGCTGAGGTTGAAGGAGAACGTGTTCTGCATGCGGTGGATGACGTAAATCTGGCTGGGGTAGAGGGGTTTTTCAGAGCCACAATGCGGCTCGACGAACCGTGCGAATACCATGTGCGGGTGCACCTGAATACCTACGGTGGCCCCATAGACGCGGAAGTTCAGTTTTTACACGACGCGGAAAACTTTCTGAAGCAGTTAAACTATTGCCACTTGATCACGGGGTTCGAGGCCGGCCTCGAGGCCTTGGACAGCGTGGCCCGCTTTCTGACCCGCACTGTGGGCAGCGGCATTGTGGTACCCCCGGAGCTGTGTGACCCCACCCATCCCTGCTCCGTGTGTTTTGAGGAGCTTTGCGTAACCGCTAACCAGGGAGAAGCCGTTCATCGCAGACTGCTCGAGTGTACGTGCGATCACATCACTCGGCAGATATCTGTCAGGGTAGCAAATATAGACATTGCGCGACACCTACCACACGCGCTAAGTGTAGCCTCCGAGCGGCGCGCGGCCGCAGAAGCGGCTCTCCGGGCCCTCGAGGCAAGGCGCGCGCAGGGACACAACGGCAAGAACGCCGGTACGGAGGACCCGACACAACTTGTTGCGTCACGGCTCTTGGAGGCCCACCACGTCTTCAAGCCTGCCTCGCGGTGCCTGTACGCCGTGAGTGAGTTAAAGTTTTGGCTTGCGTCCACCAAACATGGCGATATTGGACAGCCCAGGGCTATAGACACGTTTACCGAAAACCTGGAGACTCTGGACAAGCAGGAAAAGTTTTTTCACCTGCAAGCCGCGACCGTTGAATTGGCGCTATTCGGACGCACCCTAGATCATTTTGACAGACTGTTTGCAGACCAGTTGCTCAGTCTGGACGTGATCGATGGAATGATGGTGGGTAGCTGTGCGGTGTCCCCGGACGATCACATAGAAGCCCTGATAAAAGCGTGTTACACTCATCACATGTCCGCGCCGCTCTTGCAGAGGCTCACGGACCCAGACACCAGCAACAGAGAGGCCCTCAAACAGCTGCTGGGTCGCATAGGGGTGGAGACCGATGACGGCGCCGGTGAGTTGGGAAACGCCTTAGACGCGGATTTGGATAATTTAGGCGGGGCCCATCCTGTCAACTGCACCCCCTATGGTGAAGACGCCCTCTGTCGGACCGTTTCCGAGGAGCGCCCGTGGGACAAGCTTTTAGAGCGGGCGACTGCGGATGCTTCGCAGCGCAGGCGCATGTACGCGGAGCGTCTGTCAAAACGTTCCATCGCCAGTCTGGGGCGCTGCGTGCGCGAACAGCGCAGAGAACTAGAAAAAACCCTGAGAGTTAACGTGTATGGCGAAGTGCTGCTACACACGTACGTATCGTCCTACAACGGGTTTTGCGCCCGGCGCGGGTTTTGCGCGGCGGTGAGTCGAGCGGGTACCATCATAGATAACCGCTCGAGCACGTCCGCGTTTGACTCGCATCAATTCATGAAGGCGGCGCTGCTTCGCCACCCCATCGACCAGTCTCTCATGCCGTCCATAACACACAAGTTTTTCGAGCTGATCAACGGGCCCGTGTTTGACAACGCTGGCCACAACTTTGCGCAGCCGCCAAACACGGCATTATATTACAGCGTTGAAAACGTTGGGTTGTTACCGCACCTAAAGGAGGAACTAGCTCGGTTTATGATTACTGCGGCTAAAGGTAATTGGTCAATTAGCGAGTTTCAAAGGTTTTATTGCTTTGAGGGAGTGACGGGTGTGACGGCCACGCAGCGGCTGGCGTGGAAATATATCGGGGAGCTCATCCTAGCCGCCGCAGTATTCTCTTCAGTTTTCCACTGTGGAGAGGTGCGCCTCCTGCGCGCAGATCGTACCTACCCGGACTCTAGCGGCGCGCAGCGCTGCGTGAGCGGCATTTACATAACCTACGAGGCGTCATGTCCTCTGGTTGCCGTCCTGTCGGCGTCTCCAAATGGGGCCATTGGCGCGGAAACAGTTGTCATTTACGACAGCGACGTGTTTTCGCTCCTGTATGCAGTGCTCCAGCAGCTGGCTCCTGGATCGGGAGCCAACTAGGCAATGTGGGAAACTTACTTACCGCTCCCCACTCGCCGGGAAACCCTGCATTATCGAGGGTTGGTACAATAGTCCTAGCCTGTTTGTTGCTGTTTGGAAGCTGTGTTGTTAGAGCCGTGCCCACCACGCCAAGCCCCCCAACTAGTACTCCCACTTCCATGTCAACGCACTCCCAGGGAACAGTAAACCCTACGCTGCTCCCCACAGAAACGCCCGACCCACTCAGACAGGCTGTGCGCGAGTCCGGTATACTCGCCGAGGATGGAGACTTTTACACCTGCCCACCGCCTACCGGATCCACCGTCGTACGCATCGAACCCCCTCGCACTTGCCCCAAGTTTGATCTGGGGAGAAACTTTACGGAGGGGATTGCTGTTATTTTTAAGGAAAACATCGCTCCATACAAATTCAGGGCAAACGTATACTACAAGGACATCGTTGTAACACGTGTGTGGAAAGGATACAGCCACACGTCCCTGTCCGACAGATACAATGACAGGGTTCCAGTTTCAGTGGAGGAGATTTTCAGTCTCATCGACAGTAAGGGAAAATGTTCGTCAAAGGCGGAGTATCTCAGAGATAACATCATGCACCACGCGTACCACGACGACGAAGACGAGGTTGAGCTTGATTTGGTGCCGTCCAAGTTTGCAACTCCAGGGGCCAGAGCCTGGCAGACCACCAACGATACTACGTCTTACGTGGGGTGGATGCCATGGAGGCACTACACATCAACGTCTGTTAACTGCATTGTCGAGGAGGTGGAGGCGCGGTCTGTCTACCCATACGACTCCTTCGCCCTGTCCACCGGTGATATTGTGTACGCGTCTCCGTTTTACGGCCTGAGGGCTGCCGCTCGCATAGAGCACAATAGCTACGCGCAGGAGCGCTTTAGGCAAGTCGAAGGGTACAGGCCCCGCGACTTAGACAGTAAACTACAAGCCGAAGAGCCAGTGACCAAAAATTTTATCACTACACCGCATGTCACTGTCAGCTGGAACTGGACCGAGAAGAAAGTAGAGGCGTGCACGCTGACCAAATGGAAAGAGGTCGACGAACTCGTCAGAGATGAGTTTCGCGGGTCCTACAGATTTACTATTCGATCCATTTCGTCTACGTTTATCAGTAACACTACTCAATTTAAGTTGGAAAGTGCCCCCCTTACTGACTGTGTATCCAAAGAGGCAAAGGATGCCATAGACTCGATATACAGAAAGCAGTATGAGTCTACGCACGTCTTTAGCGGTGATGTGGAATTTTACTTGGCACGCGGAGGGTTCTTAATTGCATTCAGACCTATGCTCTCCAACGAACTCGCCAGGCTATACCTGAACGAGCTTGTGCGATCCAACCGCACCTACGACCTAAAAAATCTATTAAACCCCAATGCAAACCATAATAACACCACGCGAAGACGCAGGTCTCTACTATCCATACCAGAACCTCAGCCAACCCAAGATAGTGGGCACAGAGAACAAATTCTCCACCGCTTGCACAAACGAGCAGTGGAGGCAACGGAAGGTACCGATTCTTCCAACATCACAGCCAAACAGCTAGAGCTCATCAAAACTACGTCGTCCATCGAGTTTGCCATGCTACAGTTTGCATACGATCACATCCAATCTCACGTCAATGAAATGCTAAGTAGAATAGCAACTGCGTGGTGTACACTCCAAAACAAAGAGCGAACCCTCTGGAACGAAATGGTGAAGATTAACCCGAGCGCAATAGTCTCCGCAACTCTTGACGAGCGAGTTGCGGCGAGGGTCCTGGGAGACGTGATAGCCATAACGCACTGCGCCAAGATAGAGGGCAACGTATACTTGCAAAACTCTATGCGCTCGATGGACAGTAACACGTGCTACTCCCGCCCACCGGTAACGTTTACCATTACTAAGAATGCAAACAACAGAGGATCGATAGAAGGCCAGCTTGGAGAGGAGAACGAAATTTTTACTGAGCGCAAGCTGATCGAGCCATGCGCCCTCAATCAGAAGCGCTACTTTAAGTTTGGAAAGGAGTACGTTTACTACGAGAACTACACGTACGTTCGCAAAGTGCCCCCCACAGAAATTGAGGTTATCAGCACGTACGTCGAACTAAACTTGACCCTTTTGGAAGACCGCGAGTTTCTACCCCTGGAGGTGTACACGCGGGCTGAGCTGGAAGACACCGGCCTGCTAGACTACAGCGAAATACAGCGCCGCAACCAGCTCCACGCTCTCAGGTTCTACGACATTGATAGCGTGGTCAACGTGGACAATACCGCAGTGATTATGCAGGGGATCGCTAGCTTTTTCAAGGGCCTGGGTAAAGTGGGGGAAGCAGTGGGAACGCTCGTTCTCGGCGCCGCTGGCGCGGTTGTTTCAACCGTTTCTGGCATAGTTTCGTTTTTAAACAACCCATTTGGGGGGCTCGCCATCGGTTTGCTGGTAATTGCCGGCCTGGTAGCTGCGTTTTTTGCGTACAGATATGTAATGCAGATCCGCAGCAATCCCATGAAAGCTCTATATCCCATAACAACAAAGGCCTTGAAAAACAAAGCCAAAGCTTCCTACGGCCAGACTGATGAGGACGATGAGAGCGACTTTGACGAGGCCAAGCTGGAAGAGGCCCGCGAGATGATCAAATACATGTCTATGGTTTCGGCCCTGGAAAAGCAGGAAAAAAAAGCTATAAAGAAAAACAGCGGGGTTGGCCTGATCGCCAGCAACGTCTCAAAGCTCGCCCTGCGAAGGCGCGGTCCTAAATATACCCGACTTCAACAAAACGATACTATGGAAGATGAAAAAATGGTTTAAACATGTTTAATAAATATTTTGACACATGCTCAAAGTATGACTTCATATTTGCATAACCACTTTCTAGTTCCGGTCCCGAGAATATTTAAGCCTAGTATCTCCGCCGAGGTTTCATCTTCCTTTACCAACTCACATTTAGAGTTGAAGCTCTCTCGTGCGCCTTTGTTTTCGCCGCCCCGTGTTAACGTAGAACGCCAAAGAAATGGATTTTCCACGCGGTATCTCCACAGCTACTGGTGATGACCACACCGAGACTGCGGTTGCCCCCGCAGCGGAAATCCAAATAAAAACGGAATCCCCCGATGCAGACATACCCGCTATTACGGAGTGTTTAGACCACACCTACGCCCAACAGACAAGCGGGGGTGACGGCATAGAAGCTATCGATACTGACGATCTGCTGGAGATGGTGCTGACTTCCGAAAACGCTGAAAGCGAACCCGGTATTCCGTTTGTCCTGCGGGGAAACTTCATCTGCTGCCGAGACGCCAACTGTCGCGCCTGCCGGGAGCTGCCCTTTCGCCCGTCTGTGATTGGGTTTTCGAGGGACCCCCACGTTTCTATGGCGCTTGACATGACCAGCGGTACCTGGGCTTACGTCCCACGCGTTTTTCCCGACACTCCCACTGCCCAGTGGATGGCCAACTACTGCATCCCTGACTTAGACGAACACGCGGATTGATAAAACAAAAAATAAACAATTTTTAGTTTATATACGTGTATGTATTTATTGTTAGGTTACAGAGTATGGGCCTTTATCCAGTTTACCGGGCGCTCATCATCTGAGACACAAATATGTCCGCGTCATCGCGCCCAAACTCTAGGCCGGTCGACGCACTTGCGTCAACCGTCTGACTGCTAGTTTGGGGTTGGCTGACGGGCAGAACCGCCGCTGACATAACTGCCTCAAACTGCTGGGGTGCCGCTCTAGCCTGCTCGGCTTGCTGTGGGGCTGTAGAAGCGGCCACGACTTTGGCACCGCCCGGGGCTTCCCCAGCGGGCACCTGTGGAGCCAACGCTGCTTGGGTTGGCTGAGATGGGATTCCCGGTAGCTGCGGGGCAATGATGGTGGAAACCGCGTGCGGCGGTTGGATATACTGATATTGGCTGTATTGCGGAGAAACAGCGGGTATGGGTTTGTATAGTCCCGCCGGAGCGGCTTGGGACTGCGCGGTCACGGTTTGTATAGCTCTGAGCTGCGACACCTCTTGCTGCAGAGAGGAAACTGCCCCCATTAGATCCGCGATGGTGGTAGACGGGCGCCCTGCTCTGCGCTCGCCGGGTCGCGGGGAGCGCTCTCCGGGGTAATAGATACCCTCTAGGTCATCGCGTGTGGTTGCATCCCAGTCGTGGCGGCGCTTGCGTGCATATCGCCTCTCTTGCTGCGGAGACAGAGGCGGTGAGCACTGGGAGCCTTGAATGACATGGGGGTCGCTACCCTTGGTAGATTTGCGGTCCGCGGCTAGGGCTCCGACTAGCGCTGTAATTTGCGCCTCTAGGTTAGTACTGTGTGGCACGCTCCAGTAAGGGGGTGCCTGGTACATCGATGGCGGCATCAGGGAATTGTAGGCCGGCGGTATATACTGAGAAGGCACGGCGTGAGTAACGGGAGCCGGGCCAGCGTTTATTGGAGGATGAGAGGTGTGTTGACCAACAACGAGCTGGTTATACTGCGCCGCGGGAACTAAAATGTAGTCCCCTGAAACCAGAGGGGCGCCCGCCGCCGACAGTGTCTGGGGGTTTGACGAGGCCATCGCACTAATGTGTTTTTGTGTGCGTTCGCCTATCCCACCCTTTTCGTTGTCTGATGAGGGTAACGCGTTGGTGCTTGAGGAAGTGAAAGCCTTTGCGCCGAGCGTTACGCGTGAATAAGGTGCGCCGTAAACCTTTTCTCCGCTTTTATAACCGCATGTGCCTACCAGCTCCGCCCCGCAAAGGTCGGCTTTGGTGCAGCCGTTGGCGATCCCGAAGCTCGCGCTGGCCTGCAGGTACGTGTGCCCCTCTATGCCAGCCTCGCGCCTTCGTCGCGCCACCAGGTTCCAGCGGTTTCGTAGGAGCATGTTATTAACGGCGGTAGACAGTAAAACACGGGTTAGGGTGTCCTCTGATAGGTGCCACATGGCCGCGTCCCCCAAGCGCGATTGTGCCTCGCGTGCCGTTATTAACAATTCCTCACGCGAGGACGGCGACAACCTCTTGAATGGATCCACCGCATTTTCCGGGGTGGCGTCGTAAGTGACGATCGTCCCAACCCTACGGCCGATTACGCACAGAGAAACGTGCGCAAATAGGGTTTCGTCGGGCTCTTCGTCCGGCCCCAGGCGCCGAGAAGACAGCGACGCGGACGGCAAATAGTTGCTCACGAGGTACAGCAGCCGCTCCTGCTCCGAAAGCCCTTCGGATAGCTCCCCGAAAAAGTCGGGGCCCGCCGCCGTGGCTAAAACCGCACCCAGCTGGGGGCAGTTAATAATGCCCAGAAAAAACGGACCCCGTGCGTCATCTACTATGGATAACACTTCCCCGACCACACACCCGTTGCGATGGTCGATGTTAATGGGTAATCTAGATGCAGGGGGAAGCGCGGCTGCAACCGTTTCCCTGGTAAGCGTTAGCTCCCCCCCATCACCCATATCATAGAGCGCTATATACCCAGCCACGTAGATAGGAAGGCTTACTGCATTACCGTCCACGGTGTACGCGTCCATAGTAACGTATACGCGTGGGGTTTATTCCGAGTAAAACACACCAGTTCCCCGTGCGCGCGGCTAATAAACAATCTGGTTTACAGTCTAACACTTTATTGTAGTGACTATGGGTAAGGCGTTATTACATTGCGGATGTAAACGAAGGAATGTACCCAAGACAAACAAAGTATAACAGGTCATAATCGCTGGCCACGTTAAACTGGCCCAAGCGTCTGGTCTCCTCGAGCGAGGCCCTCAATCTGGGCTTTTGCATCAGAAGCCCCAAGCCGCGCTCGTACTGGAGGGCCACAGCATCGTGCGCGGCGAGCACCTCGTTTATCGGGACCGGGGCGGTTCGGCGTCTATTCTCAAGCTCTATGCCTATTAACCGGGTCAAGTTAGTCTGATTGCGCCCGGTAGACACGTTAACCGCGCGGTGCTGTGGATGATCGCGAGCTACCGTCTGGGCATCCAAGCACAGGGCCGCCAGGCCCGGAAATAGCTGGGTCAATTCCACCTCCCTGTTGGCGAGGTATATGGGGGAAACGTAACGCTCACATAAAAAGGTGAAGTTGTTGTTACTGCTACGGCTGACCATCGCGGCCGCATCTCCCCCGCTCGCCCCCCTTGCGTCACGCTGCGATACTGAGAGGTTGGGTACTATTGCCCCGAGCTGAAAATTATTGCGTAATCTATCCGTATAGACGTTGCCGTTCCACAACAGACGGCGCAGCAGCAGCAGTGCGGTGATGGTGTTGATTGTCGAGCGTAGTAGGGTTTGGTCTTCCGTTAGAAATAGGTTTTGGGCGCGCACCAGAAAGGCTGCGGCGGCTTTATTTACATCGTCTATATACGCAGTCTGGTCAGCGTCTAGTTCGGGGCCGACTGCGGCGCTCGTGGTTCCCAGACTTCCCGGAATGGCGGGCAAAACCTTTAGGCGTATAAGCGTTTCTAGAACAGCATGGCCGTTTAGCGCTCCCCGTTCGTATCTTCCCCCTCCTCCGGGAACGTGAAACTGGTTCTTCGGGAGACGGGCACCGTTGAACTCGTACCCAACCTTTCCTAGAGCTCCGTCTCCGAGTGCCGTGGATAAAGCTTCGATGTACACAGGCAACTGTTCGATTAGCCCAGAAAAGCTAGTGGGATACGTGTAGTTGCTGTTTACGGCGCGATGGGCTAAATGAAGGCATAGCACGGCTGCCTCGAAGGCGGAATATGGTCTATTTCCTATGTAAAGCCTACCGCATGACTGCAGAGATACGATAGCCGTTGTCATAAACGTTTTAGACATGCGACCGTCTCTGTAGTCAATACTGCGCGTGGCTACCGGCCGTTCCGTAATTAGGCGGTCCTGAAGCGCTCTGTACCAGGTCCCGAATACCACCCCGTTTGAACCGCCAGCAGCGCGGCTTACAAACACCGTTGCTAATAAGTCTACGGGCAGGTTCGTGTCAAACTCCATGGGAACGTCGTTTTTGGCGATTTGAATTTCACTGAGCGACTGTCCGACGTTGTCGTCGCGTTGCTCCGAACTGCTCGCGTTTGCCTGGGGGGTTGCAGCATCAGCACTTTCTGCAGCACGCGCAGCGTCTTCAAGAGCTGCCAGGGCGTCAGCTACTTTGGCAACTTGTCGCTCTAGGGGTCTAATCAACGCATCTACGTTTGCAACTCCGTACTGACTCTGCGCCTCCAGCGTGTCTATGGCCGCAGCTGCGGCTCTATGGCGGGCCGACACCAACTTTAGGGGATCCGCCCTGGTGTCGGAGCTGACGGTGAAAGTAGGTCCGCTCCAAAAGTTAAGCGGAAATGGCGGGGCGATAAAGTTTCGCACGTCTGTAGGTATAGTAGACTGAGCCGTATCGCTTACGTAAAGCGATCCGAACACATAATCCACATACTCCGCCATCTTCGCCGCAACTATAAGGTCTTTAGCTTCGATCTTAGTGTTTATACTTGCGTGTAGGCGCGCCGACAAAAAAGGGGCACTTGTCTTTAATTGCACTGGCTTTTATTTTGGGGAAAACAGGGACGCCACCCAGGCGAGGGGGTTTACGTGCGATACAGCCACCGGCTGGTGAACCGCGGCTGCGTTAGTGGTGTTTGCCTGTACCGCCACTGGAAATAAACTCACGACGGCGGCTGTCGCTGACTGCTGGGCTGGAGTTATAGGTGGCACGGGATCCACTTTAGTTGTTTCTGTACTAAAGGCTTTGGCCTTGTTTCCTTTGGTGACGCACCGCCTTTTTGTAGATTTCGCTGAAACGGGTGGAGCGTATTCCGCCAAACGTGATATGGTGCAGGATAGCACAGCAGCGTTGCTGTACACAACCTGTGGTGATAAACGCGTTACCCGCAACACCCGCATTCCTCGTTGAGCTATAAACACTAGTACCGGAGCTAATACAATCTCACCGCTTCCCGGGGGTAGCGTTCTCGCTAGCAACCTGCACGAGTCATGTAGCTGTCGTATGCCCCCTTTCCGTTGTAGATTTTTACTCGCTGTGTTCATATTTTTGGAAAAGCGACACGTTTTTAGCTCTATCAGGATGCACACCCCCTTGGCGTCCGAACCCTTTCCAAATTGCACGGTACAGACACAATCTGGGCGCCGTTGTCCTAGGTTAACCTCAAAAGCCAGAGACACGCCCAGTGCCGTTTTAAGAGTTTCCGCTGGCACCAGTTCACTAAAAAGGGGTGCAAGCCTCTCTCCGTACACGCCGTTTCTCTTGGCGCTTGCCAAGTCTTGAACCATCGCGTTATAGAAGCGGTTGTGGCACCGTATACCAGCTCTGAGTCTGCTTCTAGCTGTTAGACGCTGTCTACGTTTCATTTTCAGAAATAATAAATGGCTGCTCGCGTACCTTCCGGGGAAGCTCGACAGAGCGCCAGCGGGGCGCCGGCCAGGCGGCAAGTAACAATAGTTAGAATTTACCTCGATGGGGTCTACGGCATCGGCAAAAGCACGACCGGACGAGTTATGGCATCGGCTGCGAGCGGAGGAAGTCCAACTCTATACTTTCCTGAGCCTATGGCGTACTGGCGGACTCTTTTTGAAGCGGACGTAATTAGTGGTATTTACGACACCCAAAACCGGAAACAGCATGGAGATTTGGCGGCTGATGACGCGGAGTTAATAACGGCGCATTACCAGAGTCGCTTTTCCACCCCCTACCTTATCCTCCACGATCACACCTTTAGGTTGTTTGGGGTTGACAGCCTACAGCGTGGGACCAGACCAGACCTAACCGTTGTTTTTGACCGCCACCCGGTCGCCTCTGCCGTGTGCTTTCCCGCCGCTCGCTACCTCATCGGAGACATGTCCATGTGCGCGCTGATTGCCATGGTCGCCACCCTACCCAGGGAACCGCAAGGCGGAAACATCGTGGTTACCACTCTCAATGTGGACGAGCACGTGCGAAGACTGCGCACGCGCGCCAGAATTGGAGAACAGATTGACATGAAGCTTATCGCTACACTACGAAACGTGTACTCTATGCTTGCAAATACGAGCAACTTTTTGCACTCCGGGAGAGTCTGGCGCGACGGCTGGGGGGAGTTGCCCCTTTCGTGCGAGACCTATAAACATCGCGCAACGCAGATGGACGCCTTTCAAGAGCGAGAGTCCCCGGAACTGGGCGACACGTTGTTTGCCATGTTTAAAACTCCCGAGCTGCTAGACGATCGTGGAGTGATATTAGAAGTTCACGCCTGGGCGCTTGACGCGCTGATGCTCAAGCTGCGCAACCTGAGTGTTTTTTGTGCCGATCTGAGCGGGACTCCACGCCAGTGTGCTGCCACTGTGGAATCTCTAATACCCCTCATGAGCAGCACTCTCTCTGATTCTGAGTCGGCCTCCTCCCTGGAGCGGGCCGCGCGCACCTTCAACGCCGAGATGGGCGTCTGAAACTATATGTAATGTTTGTTGTGCCAGTATCACAATTATGAAATAAAGATTCCTTTGCCTATATTCCTCATACCGCCTCATGTGTCCAGTGTGTAAACTTCCAGGTTCTAGTTTTGGGGATATATAAGTGGTTGTGACCTGGATTCATTTACTACAGTGCGGCCGAGTTACTCAAGATATACCGTGGCTGTACATTAACTTGAAAATCATCATCACTTCCGCGATCATGTTACAACCGTATCGAAACATGCTCATCTTTGCGGTCGCTACTGTTGCGTTTGCGATGGCTGTCTGGTCAACGCCCGTCCCCGCAGCTCAATCTGGCGTGGGTAACGCTACTTGGGCAAACAATAGCTTCAATATAACCAGGTATGACAAGATAACCATGGGACAGGTTTATAGTAACACTTCAAACTCTCCCATCTTTTTTGTTGTTATATCGGAGCGAAACTTTCGCATCGTTAATACTCCGCTTGGCGCGTCGGTATTCTGGATACCAAAGAGCTCGCTGAATCCTCCGCAACACCAACCCTGTGTCGCTAACGTGCCAGAACCTGGGGACCCACGTGGACCATGTGTCAACTCTACCGTCAGTTTATTGTTTAATGAAAACGTGGAGCCGTTCCTAATGTCAAAAAATCTTTTAGAGTTTGAAGTATTGCCCGACACCTACATAACCGGTTGGACGTTTGAGCGGTCTAAAACCGCGGCCACGAAAAACAACCCAGTCGGCGTGGTTTTATCGCCACCCAGGGGCAGTCCGTTAGCTAATGCGACAATCAGAGATAATGGTGAGGAAGGCGGACCCAAAAAGCCCCTAAGCATTATAGACGAATACACCACGCTCGTGGCGGACTTGCAAAATTTCACGATGACGTTGACTTACATAAGCCCTTTTGCGGCGGTGTGGCCAATTGAAGCCTTCCAGACGGGTATTACAGTTATGGGGTGCGACACGACACAGGCTGTTGCGTATCTCGGTTATGGGTTTATGGGCCTGCAAATAAGCTCGGTTAACAACCCCCCGCTAGAGATGATCGTCGTACCCAATGACGTCAGTGCTCGTATAGTTAACCGACGCCCATCCAGACTTCGATTGGAACCCCCCGGACCTCACGCTGGACCTATCTACAAGGTTTATGTACTCAGCGATGGAAATTTTTACCTGGGCCACGGAATGAGCAGGATTTCCCGGGAGGTGGCCGCCTACCCTGAAGAGAGTTTAGACTACCGCTACCACCTATCGCTCGCCAACCTCGACACGCTGGCGATGTTAGCCGAACTCTCCTCTGGTAAGAGCACGGACATAAGCTATTACATGTACCGCATAGTTGCGCGTCTGGCCGTAGCCACGTTTTCTCTGGCCGAAGTTATACGCCTTAGTGACTATATGCTCCTGCAAGAAGCCATTGATGTGGATATGAACCTCCGCCTTATTGTCCCCCTTGTGATGAAGTACGCTGCAGGGGGTGCGGCAGATAGCTCGTACACGTCATCTGACCTGGCCATGGACCAGTTTGATGTTGCACAATCCCAGATTGAAAAAATAGTGGCTGATATCAACATTGAGGCTGAATTACGCAAACCGATATACGAACACCGCTCACTATTGAGAAGCGTATACGCTTATTCCAGAAAGCCGCTACCAAACGCAGTGACCTTGGCGGATCGGCTAATATTGGCCATGTATAAAGAAGCCATTAAGGACAAAATCACGTGGAACTCAACGATGCGCGAGGTGTTATTTTTTGCTGTTGGTGCTGCCGCTGGTTCGCATGTTATTTTAGCGGACAAAACCGATCCCGGCGCGCCCGCTCACAAAGACGCCTTGCTATTTCTATCCCTCAACCGCAACATCCTCTTGCTCTGCACGGCTATGTGCACGGCATCGCACGCCGTATCTGCCGGTTTGAAACTAGAAGAAGTCATGGCTGGCCTCGTTGCCGGTGGGGTTCAATTTAGCCTCTTGGAAGTATTCAGCCCGTGTATGGCGTCTACCCGGTTTGACCTTGCGGAAGAGGAGCACGTGTTGGATCTACTTTCCGTTATCCCACCCCGTCTGTACACCGACTTGAACACGGGCTTAGAGGACGACGGAACTACCATCCATTCTTACGGGAGATCTGCTAACGGAATTCTAAACTCTCGCATCGCATACAACTTTGATGCCGTTAGCGTGTTTACCCCAGAGCTGGCCTCGTGTAGCACCAAACTGCCTAAAGTGCTGGTGGTGTTGCCCATATTTTCCAACCGAAGCTACGTCATCACTCGTACTGCCCCCAGCATCGGTCTGACTTACACCCTCGACGGGGTAAATATAGCAAAGCCTATCGTAATCAGTTATATCACGTATGGAAACTGTGAAGTCTCCAGAGCTACCATTAAGTCGGGTTATTTGGATAACCCTGGACACACGCAGACGTGCGTATACTGCGGGAGCGTGTTTATGCGGTATATGGTGTCTGGAGCAATTATGGATCTAATATACATAGACGACAAAGAAGTAGAGTTGCAACTCGTTGCCGGAGAAAACTCAACCATCCCGGCCTTTAATCCCAAACTGTATACGCCCAGCATGAACGCTCTTTTAATGTTCCCCAACGGAACGGTGACGTTAATGTCTGCCTTTGCGTCCTATTCATCCTTTAAAGTTCCAAGCACATATCTCTGGGCTTCTATCGGTGGTCTACTGCTCGCTATTTTAATTTTATATGTAATCGTTAAAATGTTATGTGGTGGTGTAACCCGCGATGGTTATAAACTGTTATTGAGCTATGAGTAAACAAATATACCATGTGTAATTACCCCGCCACGTCTGGAAATATTTGCTATTATTTGTACGATTGTGGCATGTGTGTGATAAACAAAAAATAAACACGATTGGAATCTTAGTCGTAAAATTGTTAAATTTATTTTCGCTATATGCGGGAGCGAGGGCTGCTGCGGCGGCGGTGCGGCGGGAGCGAGGGCTGCTGCTTAAATGAAAACGCCATGGCGCTCCCCGCGCTTAAATAGAAAATGGGGGCGGCCCACTGGCTAGATATGACGACATAACGTTCGCACTGAGTTACAATAATTATTGTATATTATTAGCAATTGGTGCGAACAAAGCTTTGGGCCAATCAGACAATCTAAAAATCACCACGTGACATAAAACCCAATCACAACTTGCGTATTGATTAAGTATTGATAAATTATCAATACTTAATCAATACGCAATTTCGCCTAATGCGGGTTTTAGCGGTCCCAAGGTGCCGGCTAGTGAGTGACTTGCCTCAATAAATGGCATCCTGGCGTTACAATAGACACGGCCTATAGTACTGGCGTATAGACTGGTAGCGGCACATAGTGGATTTTGTAACACCACATTATCCGTCTTAGTAAAAGGTACGTTGTAACGGTGACAAAGTACAGAGTGTGTCTATTTTCTGTTTACATGCACAGTTACACCCCCGCGCTTCAGCCTCTCGCTGAGTAAGTAATATAAGTAGTATGCCCCCTTTTTGCTTAAGTCCAGGCCATCAAACGCTGTTATTGAAGACACACTGAGCACTATGGCCACTGGTAGGCCGCTTCCCAAGATGCGACAGGCTGCCTGCGCAGCTCCTCCGATTCCGTCTTTGGCATATAGCTTGTTGAGAACGCTTGCGATTCTAGCCTCCATGTTACGTGCTTCGTCATACGAACTGAGCCCCAGCTCAACCCGAGTCGCGTTTGCCGCAAACTCCGCCAGTAGTCTAGCCTCTAGTTCGACGACTTCAGACCCGCTACCGTTGACGGGATCAGTGGGTTGGGTACAGCGCACGATTATCTCACACAGCTCACCCAAAATACCACTTTCTCGTATTATCTCATTGGCGGCGTCGGCCACCAGGTGTGGGTCCGGGAGGGGATCGCGAGCCTCGGGAACAGCTCCGATGTAGCTCTCTGCTAGTTGTTCCAAGGCCGTATAGCAGTTGATAAGGTTCCACTTACCCAAGATAAACTGGCAAAGCACAAACCGCTGTAAGGTTGTGACACCCTGCTGAGTTAGCTTTCCCCCGAAAAAGCGCAGTTTCCCCTCGTTGCCGTATACCGCCAAAACGGCATCAACGATTGTGCTTCGCGCCTGATTGAGGTGTTCATCCAACCCGGGCCACGGTTCCTCTATCAAAATGATTTCATCCGCAATTTTAAATAATAGTTGTAGTGATTGTAGCGATGCACCGCTAGCCACGCGACTAGCAGAATCCCAGATGCTACAGGGCTTTGGAATCAGGCGCACCTGGACAAAGTCGCTTACCACGGTTTTTCTAAGTGGGCGTTTGGAGCACCGGGTCATGCCCCCTATTGCCATTGTTTTTACAGCTCTGGGGGAAGTAACGATAACATTGGTGCGGCTATGTCCTTCTGACTCGTCTCGTAGGGGGGGTCTTGCTACTGGAATACGATCAAATAGTCCACTTATTAGTGTCTCTAGTTCAGGGGGCAACTCAGTTAGGTATGCCTGCACCAAAGTGAAACACGCTATGTTTGGGGTGTAGATAAACCCCGAAGAAGCGTTTGTGATAGTGGGAACTGTATAGAGGTGTAGCGTTCCGTCTTGTGGTATATCTCTCCCCGTAGATACGATAAGTCCAGACGTTACTTTCAGCGAAACCATACACTCAGCGAGGTAAGGGTCGTATACTTCCAGATCAAAGCTCCCGCAGATGTCTCTACCGAAGGCCTGGGCGCCCTGGGCTAAGACTTCTAAACGATCGACAAACACGTCCTCTTCGGAGCTGGGTGCACTCTCGTGGCGTCCCGTTCGGTTCAATTCGCTTCGCACATAATTGGCCACGACTCGGTCATTGTGTGTTAGCCCCCGTAGGGTCAGCCCGAACTTTGCGATTTCACCGCTCTCGGCCGAGGCATGGGGTCGAGGCACCGAAAGTAGACACCCACCGTAGAGAAAATACACGCGATGTCCCCCGTCGGTTATGTAGAACACAACACCGTTGTGAATAACCGTGTCGCTGTACTTGAAGTCCATGATTACTACCGCGGCGGGTGTGTAAGGCGCAAAACGATAAAATCGTACTTGGTGGGGTCCAGCGACCAGTTTGGCGTTTAAACCTATTGGCTGGTGTTTGCGATAGACGCTGCCTCTTTGTGGTCGCAGCTGCAAATCCACAACTGTTTAAAAGCGAATTGGTTTTATATTGAGGAGCCACTTTAAATATGAGATACCTAACACAGACCGTAAGTGGTCTACGCCTGCCTAGGAACGTTTATCACGTGGGTCAACGCGTATTTATATAAACTTTGCGGTTTTAGTTTAGGGGATCACACGGGACAAATTAGGGGGTGTCCCTAACGGTTTATGGCTACCTTTGAGATTTTTATTCGGTGTTTTTTATTTCCGGAAATGCCGCATTACGTGGTAGATATATAAACGTTAGACTGTATGTCACGATATTGACTTTTAATTATACACGCTTCAACGGGGGCTATATACTCGCATATAAGGTTTACATCTTGGTGCTGGTTAAACTAGTCCATACCCTGCACCGCTCGCAGGCTGCCAGAAATATTTCTCTCCGAATTTTTGAGGGTTGGAGATGCCACAGGTATTAATGGGGAATACCCGTTTACACGCACCCCTCGAGGATGGCATTCCCCTTATCGAAAACGATGAAAATTCATCCCAAAATGAAGTTGATCTCTATGACTATGTGTCTATGTCGTCTTACGGGGGTGACAATGACTTTTTAATAAGTTCGGCAGGAGGCAACATAACCCCCGAAAACCGGCCATCCTTTTCTGCCCACGTCGTCCTGTTTGCCATTTCTGCCCTCGTGATAAAACCCGTATGCTGTTTTATATTTCTCAACCACTACGTTATAACTGGAAGTTATGACTTTGTAATAGCCGGGGGGGTTTGTACTATACTGTACTACATGCGGCTCGCGCTGACTGCCTGGTTCATGTTTCGCAACATCCAATCGGACATGCTACCGCTGAACGTCTGGCAACAATTCGTCATCGGGTGTATGGCTCTCGGTAAAACTGTCGCGTTTATGGTTGTAGCCTACACTACCTTATTTATACGCTCGGAACTGTTTTTCAGCATGCTGGCCCCCAACGCGGGGCGCGAATATATAACTCCCATAATTGCTCACAAACTGATGCCACTTATTAGCGTCCGCTCAGCCGTCTGCTTGGTTATAATATCTACCGCTGTTTACGCCGCAGACGCGATCTGCGACACAATTGGCTTTACGCTACCGCGCATGTGGATGTGTATTTTAATGAGATCCAGCTCCGTGAAGCGTGGCTAGTAGGGGTGCCTCCCACGGAGGCACTACTGGGGTAGCGGCCGACTGACACAGTATAAAACGTGAGAAGAGAGCAGCTCCACGCGCCATTAGCGCTAAGCTAGTTAGCGCGGAGGACCTGAGCGCTACCCCCAGACAGTACAATTGGCAGGGTATAGGTTTCTTACCAACGACTGGCATTTTACCGCTACGACAATGGACCGGCGCTCAGAGGCGTTCAAAATTCCGGTACCAGAAGTAATCCCTGCCGGACAAATTTTATCAACTATAGAAGTGTCGTCCCACCGCACTCTATTTGACTTTTTCAAGCAAATTCGCTCGGACGATAATGGACTCTATGCAGCGCAGTTTGACGTGCTACTCGGAACGTACTGTAACACGCTAACGCTGGTGCGCTTTCTGGAACTAGGATTATCCGTATCGTGCGTGTGCACCAAGTTTCCGGAGCTTAACTACGTTAATGATGGCACCATCCAGTTTGAAGTGCAGCAGCCGATGATAGCTCGAGATGGCCCCCATCCCGTGGATCAGCCTACTCACACCTACATGATGAAGCACATCGAGCAGCGATCTCTTAGCGCAGCTTTTGCTATTGCTGCGGAGGCCCTGGGCCTTATCGGGGGCACAACCCTAGACGGTACGCAGATCTCATCGTCACTGCGGGTTAGAGCTATACAGCAGCTGGCCAGAAACGTGCAGACTGTGCTAGACTCGTTTGAGCGCGGAACCGCCGATCAACTTTTGCGTGTTTTGCTGGAGAAGGCCCCCCCTCTGACTCTCTTGGCTCCCTTGCAAATTTACCGCGACGAGGGCCGCCTGGCGTCTCGAGTCAATCGCGCAGTGCTGGTCTCGGAGCTCAAACGGCGAGTGGTAGAAGACACCTTTTTTCTCACCAAGCACGAGCGTAACAGAAAGGAGCTGGTGGTAGCCCGCCTGGCTGAGCTGGTTAACTGTACAGCCCCCTCCGTCGCCGTTACTAGAATGACCCATTCTGACACAAAGGGAAGACCCGTAGACGGGGTAATCGTTACAACTGCTGGCGTGCGCCAACGCCTCTTACAGGGGATTCTAACTTTGGAAGATATGGCCGCCGATGTTCCGGTTACGTACGGCGAAATGATGATTACCGGCACAAACCTAGTTACGGCTCTCGTAATGGGCAAGGCAGTTAGAAACCTGGACGACGTAGCACACCACTTACTGGGGATGCAGCGTGATCAGGTCAGGGCAAACGAAAAACTTATCAAAGACTACGAGGATGTACCCAGTACAGCGCGAGTGCGTGCCGACCTCGTTCTCGTGGGGGACCGCTTAGTCTTTCTGGAGGCCCTGGAAAAGCGCGTGTACCAGGCGACCAACGTTCCGTACCCGCTTGTTGGAAATTTAGATTTGACGTTTATCATTCCCCTGGGCATCTTCAAGCCGGCCACCGACAGGTATTCGCGCCACGCGGGAAGCTTTACGCCAACCCCGGGGCAGCCAGACCCTCGCACCTACCCACCCCAAACCGTTTACTTTTTCAACAAGGACGGAAATCTCGTACAGCTATCCTTTGACAGCGCTGCTGGAACCGTGTGCCACAGCTCGTTTTTGGATGTGGATTCTGTGTTGGTGGCCATCCGACGAGAACCCCACGAGCTCCACTGCGCGTTTGGAGCCTATGTGACCCTACCCCCAGCCGGTACTCTGCTTGACCAGATGAGAAGGTTTTTTGAGCGATGGCATATGCTCATGCCTGCGCGCCCACGCTGGGCCGTGGAGGCGCTAATGACCATCGACCAGCTTCTCTCTCCAGGCAACGCAAACCTGCGACTGGAGCTTCACCCAGCCTTTGATTTTTTTGTGGCCCCGGCGGATGTCGCCATTCCCGGGCCGTTCGACATGCCGAATGTCATGCCCACGGTGATGGCCATGCCGCGCCTTATTAACGGGAACATCCCACTCCCCCTATGTCCTGTGGAATTTCGCGACAGTCGGGGCTTCGAACTGAGCGTGGATAGGCACAGGCTTAGCCCGGCGACGGTTATGGCCGTGCGCGGAGCGTTCAGAGACGCCAACTACCCCATGGTGTTTTACATCATCGAGGCGGTGATTCACGGGAGCGAACGCACGTTCTGTGCGCTGGCTAGACTTATAATTCAGTGTATCGTCAGTTACTGGCGCAACACCCACCAGGTAGCGTTCGTTAACAACTTTTACATGATCATGTACATAAACGCATACCTAGGAAACGGTGAGCTGCCAGAGGAGTGCACAGCTATCTACCGCGACCTTTTGGAGCACGTCCAGGCTCTCAGGCGACTCGTAGCAGAGTACACTGTTCCAGGGGAAGCCGTGGGCGGCCAGGGACACGACGCGCTGAACAATGTGCTGCTCGATCCGGCCCTGCTACCGCCACTCATCTGGGACTGCGACCCAATTCTGCACAGGGCTGACATGGGTAGGGCTAGGGCACAGGATCTATGGGTGGATGGGGTAAACTACGCCGCAATTCCCTGGGTTGAAATGGCCGAAGTTAACTTTGGAAACACCGGCGGCCATTTGGTGCACAACAGACCCATCCGCGGAGAGAACAAGAGAAACCCGATTGTGCCTCACCACGACCCAGAGTGGTCGGTGCTATCCAAGATATACTACTACGCTGTGGTGCCTGCATTCTCGCGCGGTAACTGCTGTACCATGGGAGTGAGGTACGACCGCGTTTACCCGCTCGTTCAGACAGTTGTTATCCCAGACTTGGGGGCGGAGGAAATTGCCCCAACTAGCCCTAGCGACCCTCGCCATCCGCTAAACCCGCGCCACCTAGTGCCAAACACGCTGAACATCTTGTTTCACAACGCCAGAGTGGCCGTCGACACCGACGCCCTGCTGCTCCTCCAGGAGGTAGTTACCAACATGGCGGAGCGCACTACTCCCGTGCTGGCAACCGCCGCGCCAGACGCGGGAACTGCCACCGCCGTGACTCAGGAAATGCGCACCTTTGACGGAACCCTCCACCACGGCATTCTGATGATGGCCTACCAGCGTAACGACGAAACTCTTTTGGAGGGGACCTTCTTTTACCCAGCCCCCGTTAACGCTCTCTTTGCCTGCCCCGAGCACTTGGGGGCTCTTCCAGGGCTTAACGCAGAAGTCTTAGAGGCTGCTAGGGACGTGCCCCCGGTTCCCCACTTTTTTGGTGGAAACTACTACGCTACAGTCAGACAACCCGTGGCGCAGCACGCCGTACAGAGCCGCGCGGATGAAAACACGCTAACGTACGCGCTGATGGCAGGGTACTTCAAACTTGGGCCAATAGCTCTATCTCATCAGTTTGCCACGGGGTTCCACCCAGGGTTTGCCTTTACGGTTGTGCGCCAGGACAGGTTTCTCGCGGAGAACATTCTCTTTGCAGAGAAGGCGTCTGAATCGTACTTCATGGGCCAGCTACAGGTTAACCGCCATGAGGCGGTTGGGGGGGTTAACTTTGTTCTCACTCAACCACGGGCTAACGTGGACTTGGGAGTGGGCTTTACTGCCGCGTATGCAGCCGCCGCGCTACGCACGCCCGTTACAGACATGGGAAATCTGCCCCAGAACCTGTATCTAACACGCGGTACGATACCCATGCTAGACGGGGACGCGGATGCGTATCTGCGGCGCGTGGTCAACACCGGAAATCGCCTGGGGTCCCAGGGCCCCAGGCCAATCTTTGGACAGCTAATGCCGGCCACTCCGGCTGGCGTTGCCCACGGCCAGGCCGCTGTGTGTGAATTTATCGTCACGCCGGTGTCTGCAGACTTAAATTATTTTAGGCGGCCGTGCAACCCCAGAGGAAGAAGCGCCGGACCGGTGTACGCGTGCGATGGAGAGGCCGATGCAGTGGACGTTATGTACGACCACACTCAGGGCGATCCGGCCTACCCAAGCCGCGCCACCGTTAACCCGTGGGCGTCCCAGCGCAACTCTTACGGCGACAGATTGTATAACGGCAAGTATAACCTAAACGGGGCATCGCCGGTATACAGTCCATGTTTTAAGTTTTTCACACCCACTGAAGTGGAAGCCAAGGGACGTAATATGACACAGCTCATAGCCGATGTCAGCGCCAGCGTCGCCCCCAGTACGTCTAACACCGAAATCCAGTTTAAACGCCCCCACGGCTCGACTGACCTGGTGGAGGACCCATGTTCGCTGTTTCAAGAAGCATATCCGCTACTCAGCTCTACGGACACGGCCCTACTACGCACGCCTAACATCGGTGAAATCGGCGCCGACGAAGGACATTTCGCTCAGTACCTAATTCGCGACGAATCCCCGCTAAAAGGCTGTTTTCCGCGAATTTAGATTGGGCCCGCCTCCAAGTTTCACATGCTGCCGAAACTAAATAAAACGCACAGTGTATCCACTCAGTTGTCAGTTTGCTCCGCTTAAGCGCTAGCGCTCCGTCTAAACCTCCCAGCGTGGTTCTTGACACGGTTGGTGGGTGGTTTCAACTGGCTTTAATCCCTATCAAATTTTAATCTCGATAGAAGGGGCATAATAAGAAAGTTTTTTGGGGGGCGTTGCTCGGGTTGGGGTGCTTTCACGTAGAGATGGCGAGCACCGCCTTTGAAATTGACATCCTACTGCCCAGTGACCTATCTCCCGCTGACCTGTCAGCTCTTCAAAAATGCGAGGGTAAGCTTGTGTTTTTGACCGCTCTGCGTCGCCGCGTTGTGCTCTCCAGTATAACCCTCTCGTCATACTATGTCAATGGCGCACCCCCGGACACGCTCTCTCTGATGGCGGCGTTTCGTAGGCGTTTTCCCGCGATAATACAGCGCGTGCTGCCCAACAAAATGATAGCCGCCGCCCTTGGAGTTGCACCCCTGCCTTCTGGGGCGTTCATACAAAACACCGGTCCGTTTGACTTGTGTAACGGAGACTCCGTGTGTGCGCTGCCTCCGATTTTAGACGTGGAAGACAAGCTGCGCCTCGGATCGGTGGGCGAGGAAATACTATTTCCGCTGACCGTTCCACTCGCGCAAGCTCGCGAACTCATCGCGCGGCTGGTGGCGCGCGCGGTTCAGGCGCTCACCCCAAACGCCCAGGCCCAGCGCGGAGCGGAGGTGATGTTTTACAACGGACGAAAGTACAACGTTACCCCGGATCTCAGACACCGAGACGCCGTTAACGGCGTGGCTCGGTCTCTGGTGCTCAACATGATTTTTGCCATGAACGAGGGATCGCTTGTGCTACTCTCACTGATACCCAACCTGCTCACCCTGGGAACCCAGGACGGATTCGTGAACGCCATAATCCAGATGGGAAGCGCCACCCGCGAGGTGGGCCAGCTTGTCCACCAGCAGCCCGTACCCCAACCGCAAGACGGTGCTCGCCGCTTTTGCGTGTACGAAGCTCTGATGTCCTGGATCGGCGTTGCATCACGTCTTGGTGACGTGGTTGGTGGAAAACCCTTGGTGCGGATTTGTACGTTCGAGGGCCCGGCTACGATTTCCCGCGGGGAAAAAGCCCCGGTCATTCAAACGCTTTTGTAACCCCACCCCCCCACTACCAAGGCCCATTCCTTACGCAAATAAACTTGACACCTTGTTATTCTATACATGCGGTATGAGTTTTTAATGAGGTCGGCAAACAAAACTGACACACGTATCCTCACTGCGCGGGGAGACTGGAAAACGCATCGCTTGTTGGTGGGAGGCTGGACAGGTAAACGGCCATCACCAGGGCCACCAACATATCGTCCGACGCGCCGTTGCGCTTACCGGTAAACACTCTAGTTTCAGAGGTCCCAGTAACCACCTCGGTTAAGTTCTTCATCTGCGTTAGCAGGTACTCCACCGGGTCTGTTTGCAGGCGCACCGTATTTGATACTAGCTCCTGTGAAGCTAGTACCGAGCCAGAGTTGAACGCTTTAATAAAGTGGTCGAAAGCCCCCGTTTTCTGTTTCTGGAGTAGAAAAAACGGGTAAGCCACTGAGCTTCCATGGGGCGTGCAATGATAAAATAGCACTGCCCCTGGCATGGGCACCACGTCTGCCCGGCGTAGCGTGTTGAGCTCAAGCTGAATGTTCGTTGCTATAGCTACCGCAGCATCTTGGCTACTGTTACCCTCTACCGCAACCCGCACGGAGTCAAAGGGGCGTTTGTGAATGGCGAAAACCTGCGCCAGGCACTGGGCGACACACCTGGCTATCAGCTCCGCTGAACTTCCCGTCAGGGCGCTCAGAAAAAAGTGCTCCAAGCCAAACACAACCCAGTTTGAGCGATAGCGGCCCGCTACAGCCACACCGGTTCCTGAAGCCATAGCATTTGTAGTAAACGCAGGATCCACGTATACGTACAGGTCGCTGGACATAATATCTTGATTAGCGACAGTAGAAGGTCTGTACAACAAAAAACGGTCTTGAGCAGTTTTTGTAAAAACTGGCTCATCTCGATGTGCTCCCGACACGTTTCCTCCACCAATGATCTCCTGCATAAACGAGTCCGGCAGAAATAACTCAGCGGTGTTACGCATGGCCCCGTCCATTGTTATGAAAACCGGCTTGTTTAAAATGTAACACGAGCACGCCGTGGCGTTTGTGTGTGCCTTTACGCGTTCCATATGCTCGTCGCATATGTAAGTAACTACGTTTAGAAGGTCGTCTGCCGCTCCCTTTAGGTTATATAAAAAGCTGGTACTGGCCTTGCCCGTGTTGGTGGAGGACACGAAGATGATCTTGCAGTTGGTTTGGTTTAAAAAGCCTATAATCGTTTGCACCGCTTCTGGGCGTATAAAGTTGGCCTCGTCCACAAAGAGTAGGTTGAAGTCCTGGCCACGAATCCCCTAAAACAGAGAATAAAAAGGGATCGACGGGTTAGGCGTTTCACTTAAGCTCGGCTCTCGACGCGGGCCGCAGCAATTTCTTTTTAAACCGGCTACCCGGTGATACACCCCCGTCGTACCGATAGCGCAGCAATAATAAGTCCGAGACTACTATGGATGCACACATCGCTAACGAAACTAAGCATCTACTGGTACACGGAAACAGTAAAACTCGAGCGCTTGTGCACATAATTGTTCCTGACGCGTGCTTGAAAAAGGCTGGCGTTGATCCTGTTAAGCTTCGCGACCGCCATAGAGCCAGCCCATCCGCAGCTCCTGTATTTCGCGTGTTCGCCCAGACTCGATATCACGCCACTGGGGAATGTTCGTTATGGCGTACTGTTTTTGCTGGATATGTGCCTAGCGGGGCTATTGCAAGCGCGCTGGTGCCAACAGTTCCAGCGGACCACCCACGTCTATTTCAATCAACTCCTGACTCCGGTGGGCTATTTGTATCCCTAGAAATAGAATGCGATGTTGATGGCCGCTTTGATGCGTTTACTTTGGTTGCGCTGAGAGTAGACATCGCTGACGACCCACGGACAACTGAAGTTTTGTTTACCTATGATGAGCTGTTACCCCCAGGCACGCGCTACGGGTCCGATTCCAAGCGCATATCACTCCTCTGTCGCCAATTTGTTGCGTATGTTAACAGCCACCCCACAGTTTCCCAGAGCGCTATTACCGCGGCATCGCACATAGAAGCCTCGGTTGCCGAGGATATAAAGTCGACTAGAGGTCCCCAGGTATACTACGGGGCTCGCATCAACCCGGCCGAGTACCTATTTTCAGGTGGGGGTTTTGACAACCACCAAGCTCTGGCGCGGCTAGAAGATGACGATAAAGAGATAATGTCTCTGATCCGCAGGGCGTCTGAGGTGATTGCAAAACGCAACCCCGTTAGGGTGCTCAGCAACCCAGAGGTTAACGGCGACGCTACTAGGCGGCGATGCGTTGCGTCTGGCCTTCGACAGGGTGCCCGCGGGGCACACGCGTCAGACTCTCATGCGCGTGTTGGGTTTAATTCCAGTAGTCACGATGCGACGGCCCTATTGTTGGGCCTAGAGCCCCCCGATTCCGGCAGATTTGTTAACAGCGGCCCCCAGCGGCATTTGCCCCCTCAGGGACCCAGGAGCCCCGCGAGTAGGGACTGCTCATCATTGATGCTCGATGATGTGCTATTGCTTACCCCGGAAAACTCCAACCCGCTCACCCCACTCGACTGGCTGGACGTTGGCCACGCAGCCGTGGCCGGAGGAGATACCCCCGGAGACGTGTGGCGGCGCAGGCCGATATCCCTAGTGGCACGAAAGCACTACGGGACCAGCGAAACCTTTGTAGTGGTGTCGTATGAAAACTCCACTGCGTGGGGTGGTCGGAGGGCGCGCGACGGTCACTTGGCCGGGTCCATTAACCCTCCCGTGATGCAGGCGTGTGTGGCGGCCGGCGTGGACCATCCCAGAAATTTGCCGCCTGAGACTCGCGGTGAACTCATAGCTAAGTTTCCGATGTTGACTGTGCCCCTGGGCGACACGCCACCGCCCGTGGCCGCGTTTGATGCCGCTGCCGAGTTGGCTCTGATAGATCACTTTCGCGGGGCCTGTGTTTCCGCCCTCCTAAAAGCTATATCGGAACGCCTGCGCGTGGAACCTAGGATGTCGCAGCTAATCGAGTATGACATTCCAAACAACAACCGCGACTGCATCATCAGCGTGGCACAGCGCGCCCCGGAGCTGCTAGAAGCCGTGGCCCTCGCCATTCAAAACATTACTGTAACGGAGTTTTGCAATAGCGCCCTAATGCTAGCGGCTCTTTCGCATCTAAACATCCTCTCCGAAAACAAACGTGGGCGCCTACCCTACCACAGATCGTGGCTTCCCAGCCTGGCGGGGGGGCAGGACGCATTTCTTTTTGACTACTACAGCTCCGGTGGCGAAGTTGTTAAAGTTTCTCCCGTCCCACTGGCTATATTAGTTACCGCAACCAGAACGGGCCAACATTCGTGCAGGTTTGCCCGAGGAGCGCCGGACTCCTCCTCTAAAACATATGAGCGTTACCTGCCGGGGGAGTGCTACGCGTACATATGCGTCGGCCTAAACAGATCGTTTGAGGCTCTGGTAGTTTTACCAGGAGGCTTTGCCTGCAGAGCTAGCGTGGCTCGGAAACTCGCGTGGCCCGCTCATCTCGTGGAGCCCATCCTAGAGCGCTACTGTTGGACAATTCCTTCTCACTGAAATCTCTACCTGCCGCATAATGGCAGCCGCCCAGGACAGCTGTTTGCGCTTATGGGAGGGGTCCGCGTCATCCCCCAACCGCCAACTAACCCCGGAAGCGGTCAACTGTTTAACGGAGGCGCTTACAGAAGACATCGCTGTGATACGCCTCATACGCAGTGACCCCCGCGTGAAGATTTTTATGGCGGTTAGCGTTTTAACCCCCAGACTGGCTAAGTTTGCGCCGCCCCCGTCCAAGCTCACCCACACAGCCAAGTGCGCCGTGATCATGATTTACCTGACGCGCCCCAAGGCCCTGGCCCTTCAACCCAAACAGTTTCACGTGCTGGTGACCTTCAACAAGGCTAGCGTATACTCCCTGGTGGTGCGGGTAAAGACAAAGCCCTTTCCGGTGGGCACCCAGAGATTTCGCGCCGTGTTTCAAGACCCCGAACCTATCGGACTGCCGTCCGACGTACCGAACCCTGCGGCAGAGAACATCCCCACCGAGATTAACGACCGCCTGGACGTGAGCAATTTTGCAACCCCGGCACAACCCCCCAAGGACAAGTACGACTGTTGCGTTTTGGCTCCTGGCGTTTGGTGGTCTAACGCAGACAAGGCTATATACTTTTTACAGATGGACGTAGCTCTGCTGGCTCTCTGCCCGGCTGGATGGAAAGCCAGAGGTCTGGGAATCATTCTGGGACGTTTGCTTAACCACCAAGAGGGTTGTGCTACGTGCCGCTTTACCGAACATTCAGATCCGCTGAACGCAACGGCAGACTCAGTGGCTACACCCGAATCGTGTTTGTGCTGGGCGCCGTGTTTGTGGCGAAAGGCACACCAGCGAGAGTTAACCGTGGAAGGGGATAGATATCTGTTTCGCGTTCTCTTTATGGATGCAGTGGAGCGAGTGCGTTTAACCGGCCTGAGGCGCAGCCCAAAGATAACAGCCAATCTCGCCGACTTGGTCGTGGGAATTGGGCCACACGGACAGCAGATTCCCGTTAACAGCGCCGGATGGAAACTGGTGGTGTTAGACGCGGATATCAGCAGACTAATTGTTTGTGGATGCTATTCCCTGCGGTACATCTGTCCGCTCACAAACAGCAAATACCAACCGTCTTCCCCAGACGAATACGCATAACCCGTTCCGGTCGAGTACACACGCTCATCCCCACTCAATACTAACAGCTTTGCCTTTTTCAAGCGCCAATAAACAGTTAAATCCCCACACTGTCTACCCTTTCTGTGTTTTTTAACCCACAAAACGCGTCGCTTGGTGGGTGGTACTTACGTTGGTGTTGTGACTAGATGCAAACACGATTGTGCTTTTTGATCCATCGGGAAAGGAGAATGATATATTTTCCCCCTTGACGTGATCTACTGGAGAGTTTCCGAACCATTGGCGAAGCCTCGCGCCTATCTCGTCAAAAACCGGTTCGGTGGCCTTGCGTATGTGGGCAGTATATCCGATCTTTATCCCCTTGAAGGTCGCTAGCGCCAGAGCTATTAGAGGCACTAGAAACCAGGTTTTTCCATGACGTCGGGGGACCAAGAATACAGTCGCGCGCTGCCGAAAATGGCGTATTGTTGCGTCAGAAAACTCTGGGGTGTTAAACACCATCTTTAGAAACGCCCCTATACGGTCAGCGTGGTCCCCCAGTATGACTGCAGCTATAAAGTATGTAGCGTGCATGAGAATCATCTTTTGAAACAGCTCCAGAGTCCCGCGCTGCTTCCCGTAGGTGGGAACGTCTACCCTAGCCCGCTTGCTTGCTTGTTGTCCGTCCCCGTCTAGGTCAGCTCCGTTAAAAGAGGTGTCCACCAGGCGACTGAAGCGCGCCACAAAGCTGGCTACTTGGTGAAAGGCGTCTGAGGAGCGGAGAGCGTCGAAGGTGTTCATGATACTGTAATACGCGTTTCTACACGATCGCGCCTCCTCGTTGCTGTACTCGACAAAAGAGATAGTCTTAAGAGCCTGTCGAACCTTGGGGTCCACATAGGCATCCACGGAGGAGGGGTCTAACCGTTCTCTCGCCTCGCCACTCTGCCATTTTGACAGGCTTCTAAACAGCAGCCTCCTGGCCACAGAAGCAAATATTTGTGTGGTCTCACAGCAGTCGTGTAACGTACCAACCCCCGGAACAACGGTCTGGTGGCGCTGGGGAGTAGGAATAGCAAAGTTGAGAAAGGCCGTTTTCGCATCATCCTCTCCACCATTTTGAGCTTCCGCGGCTCTGTTTTTTGCCCCTCGACGCGCTTGAACCTCTCTCCGCAGCGCTTCAAAATACTGGACAGTCTCCCTGCCCAGCACCCTACCAAACATTGCAGCGCAAGCCCCTCGGGTCTACGGTATGAGCTTATCGGCAAGGTCTAGGCGCCAAAGGCTGCAATTGGAAGAAGCCTACCAGCGTGAAATGATTTTTAAGATGCACACTCTGGATTTGGTACGCGAGGGCGTTAACAAACGCAACCCTGCCTTTGTCCGTGCATTTACGTCAGCAAAAGAAGCAAGTTTGGACCTGGATAGATACATGCAATTACATTCCAGGGTGGGGCGAGTAGAACAAAACGCCAGAGCGCTCGCGCAGCGCGTGGAGGCCCAAGCTGCAGTTGGGGAGATACTGGACAGGCATCGCAGGTTTCTGCACCCAGATTTTATTGATAACTTTGATTCGCGCGAGGACTCTATAGTAGAAAGAGAGGAGCGCCTGGGTGATGTGCTATCAGATATAAACTGCGACGGAGGCGGTGGTGAGGTCGGAGACCCACAGGAATGGCTCGGTCACGAAGACGAAGCTCTGTTGATGAGATGGATGTTGGAGGAAGCGCCACGAGTGAGTACGAGAATTGCAGTGGACCCTCATTCTCCCCGCTCAACCTGTCTCGCCCCAAGAGAAGCACCAGAGGACGCTCGCTGCGAAGCGCGCACGTCTGGGGGGGTAAACAATCGAACCCAGAGCGCGCAACCTCGCTCGCCAGAAACGACTGTGAACCGTCTAGCAACCCCAGACGAAGGCAAGAGGGGGGGCAATCATACAATGGACTTGGAGCATCACTCAACCGCACCAATGAGGACGCATCCCAATGTCCTCGCATCCGAGCTTCGGCGATTAGGTGTGGTGCATCGACGAGAAAAATCGTCAGAATCACAGGAGAGTGCGACGCGCAGCCAGACGATGGTCGGCCCGGTCGATCAGGAATGGCTGGGTGGCATTCCCCCCCTAAGCGACGAAGAACTCCAAGTCGACATGGGAATTCCGACAATGAACGGTCCAATTTACCCAGATCATCATCGCATGGCGTAGTTAGGGTTGGGGGTCGCCTCCTCACACAAACTCCCCTCCAGAAAACGATAATTTTACAGCCAAAGCTAGTACGCAAAGTGTTTATGCCTACCTTTACAGTAAACCCAGAGATGCACTATAGGCGCGTGGCTCTGGGTGAGATACCAAAATTTGGAGGCGCCGGTAGCTACGGGGAGGTTCAGATTTTCAAACAGACCGGCCTGGCTATCAAAACGGCCTCAAGTCGGTCCTGTTTTGAACACGAGCTTGCAGTGAGTCTTCTAACTGGGGAGTGCTCGCTGCGCGCGCAAGCTAGCCTCGGCATCGGGGGAATCATCTGCCTCGTGGCCTTTTCTCTGCCGTCGAAGCAGATGGTTTTTCCGGCTTATGACGCGGATCTAAACGCGTATGGATACAGACTTTCTCGCAGCGGTCCCCCCTCCGTTATGATTACCGAGTCAATCGAACGGGCATTCATCGGGCTTGGTCGCGCCCTGGTATACCTCAACACCAGCTGCGGTTTGACCCACTTGGACGTCAAGGGCGGAAACATATTCGTAAACCATTCTCATTTTGTGATAAGCGACTGTGTAATCGGAGACTTGAGCCTGATGACATTGAATACAAATTCTATGGCCATGCGGGCGGAGTTTGAAATTGATACCGGCGAAGAGGAGCTTAAAACACTCCGCCTACCCAGAAGTGCGTCACAGATGACATTCAGCTTTGTAATTGGCCATGGACTTAACCAGCCCCTAAGCGTAATTGCTGACTTTATTAACAATAGCGGACTGGCAAAGAGTACTGGTCCAATAAAGCACGACGTTGGATTGACAATTGACCTGTACGCCCTTGGACAGGCACTACTAGATCTACTACTTGTTGGCTGCATCTCTCCCTGTCTGACGGTGCCCATCCTTCGGACGGCAACCTACTACTACTATTCCAACAAACTCTCCGTGGATTACGCGCTAGACCTCCTGGCGTATCGATGCTCTCTGTATCCTGCCCTATTTCCTACCACCCCTCTGACGACTATCTACGGTATCCCCTGGGACCAGGTAGAAGGCGTCTTTGAGAGTATTGCCGGGGCACACCACCGCGAGGCGTTTAGAGCTCACCTGGAGAGATACCGCTTGACACACAGGCGGTTGTTTGCGTCTATACGAATACCTTCCGCCTTTACCGGAGTGCTTGAGCTCGTCTCTCTTTTGTGCCACGCCAACGAAAAAGCCCGCTTGTCGATTCCTCTGTTATGGACTCCTCGCCCGTGACACACAAAGGCGAACCACCGTATAAGCTGCGTCGCCTCAGCCCTTCGTATCCATACGCTTCAAAATTACGCAAGTGCTGTGCGTCAAATATTGAACATCTTTCCGAGGGCAGCGCACGGGATAGCCTCGCGGAGGAGGACGTGTACGGGGCCATGGCAACCGGTGCTTTTCTAGCTACCCGTCTGTATTTACCATCCGTTTTACCTCAAAGAATAACTACGCTGACGTTTTTGGACCACTTTAAAAAAAGCCGTCCGCTTCCCAATAGCGATAAGCGACTGAATCCCATCTTTTATCGCCTAGCCTACATACGCGATCTGGTAGGAGAAATGGAAATAGAGGGGGTCGTGGAACGCGGAACTGCCTCGCGTTTACTCGGCGCAAGCCCACAGGCTGGCTTTGCGGCCGGAACGTACACCCACGCACGGGATCTATCCAAAACCATGTCCCTGGCCAGCGTCAGGGACGCCGTGCTAACGATAGAGGCACAGACTCGCGACCAGAGCGAGAGCCAGCTATGGGCTTTGTTGAGGCGTGGATTGGCTACCGCGTCTACCATGAAATGGGGGGCGCTCGGGCCGCAGTATCACCCGCAGTGGTGCGAGGTTAGCACCAACGCTCGAGGAATCCCAAACAACCCCGCTCTCCAGTTTGGACAAACAAACGAACGGACGGCCAGGTCTCTAATCTCGGCTCTCTATGTCGCCCGCTCCGAGGCGGCCACCCCGGACCTACTGGTTGATCCGGGATGCGGTCAATGCTTTGTGTTCGACGAGTCCGCCAGCGTTCCGGGAGACGCCTATGCCTGTGGACTACTAATAGACGCCAGAACCGGCGTCGTGGGGGCGTCCTTGGATATGCTGGTGTGTGACCGGGACCCCAGCGGGGTGCTGTCTCCCCACTCAACCCAGACTACATTGGATTTCTTCGAAATTAAATGCCGGGCAAAGTATCTATTTGACCCCGATCTATTTAGCCCCGTGGCTACGGCGTACTCCAACTTGTTAAAACACCGCACTGCGGTATGCCTGCGAAAATTCCTCAGGTCTATTAAAAACCCCGCAGTAGAGTATTTCTCCCCAAATAGCGTGCCTGGGGCAACCGAAGCGCTGATTACGTGCAACTCTTCGTGGAAACCACGTGAGGTAAATGAGACCAACAGGCGTTGTGGTGACTTTGATAGAGATCACCTTGCTTTAAACTTGGACGCGTCATCAGACGTTTGGCTATTTAGTGAGCCGGACCTAAAGTCAGAGACTATTACTCCGGCCCGCTGGGACACAGGAGAGTTAGCTCTGTCGGTTCCGGTGTTTGCCAACCCCAGACATCCAAACTTTAAGCAAATACTGGTGCAGGCGTACGTGTTATCCGGCCATTTTCCCGACCACCAGCTCCGACCGTTTTTGGTAACGTTTATTGGTCGTCATCGCAAGAGATGTGAGGAGGGAAAAACGTTTACCATCTGTGATCGCCCGGAGGGAAGCCCGTACAATCTGAACGAGGTTGTCAACGCTAGCTGCGCCATTCCAATTCTCCTATTTGTGACCCCGGTGATTGTGGACCGCGAGGGTTGCTGGGAAGATATTGAAATTGAGAGTCTCACCGCGTTTAACAAAACCGCCGACGCGATATGGGACAGCGACTCTCCTGCGGATGTTTTAAAACCGACCAGCTCGTAACTCACTCTGGCGAAGTGGTATCCCTGAACGCGGACACCTTTGAGGAATTTAGCATGGAAGAGTTTGACATTCCCCCACCCCCACCGCTGAAACCCGTCTTCAACCAACCAGGCCCTTACAAAATCCCAGTCAGACCTAAGCGCTGTCCTTCTAAACGACGAAACCCCTATTAAATAAAATGACTATGAACGCATATAAATGTGTCAGGTGTTTTTTATTTTTAAATAGTAGTGCGTGTTCGCGTAAGCAAATTCATGGCTTTTGTATAAGACTGGCACGTTGCTGCTATCGGTACTCTCGGTGGTGGTTTCTTTCCGGGACGCGCTGTGGGTCGTCATAATATTCGGTTTCAAATTCCTCGCTCACCACGTCGTAAATTGGCTCTTCTGCGTCTGTCTCCGAGTCTTCAGCTAAGAGCATGCCCCTGGACTCTGCTACGTTCAAGGGTTGTGGGTTTCTGCGCGGTCCCCTCACCTTGTTGACGTATCTACGCGCCTTAGAAGACACGGTTTTTACGCGCCCGTAAAATTCGGTATTCCGCTTCTTGTGGAACATGATAGCTCTGACCAGTCTCACGACTAGCATGATGATGGAGATGACTGCCATGATTCCAACTACGGCTTTGGACGCGGTGGCAAGATTCGGAGCCTGGACGGCAACCATAGCATGGAAGTGAACGAAGTAGCTGTGGGTGGCTACGGCCAGCGTGGAGCTTGCCACCAAAACTGCGAGGGCTGGTCCCACGAGAACGTGAACGTAGTGAGACACGATGAGTTCAGCGATTATCAAAAACATTAGTCCTAGGGCCACAAACACACCCACGGCAACCGTCACCGTTTGCCATAGGGTGATGTGAAAGCTGTTGGCGAGTATCATCCCTAGCATCAGCGACAGTATCGGCAGAGAAATTCCGAGCATGCCCATGCTGAAGTTGGTCATAACCGCGCGTCCGGGTCCGGCCATTTTATGCAGCGCCGGTAGGTTGGTCTTTAGTATACGAAGATTACTAGAGTACTGAGAGCTCGCGGTTCCAAGGCCGCTAAAGCTCATGCAAAAAAATACTAGCGATACAAAGTGAACTACGTAAGCTGCCGCCCCCAAAACTGCCTGCTTGTGAGAGAGAAGCAGTATTACAACTTGCAAAAGCCAAGTAGCCAGCGTCCCGAGTACGAGGGTCACGTGGGAAGCAATAAGCGTGGTAGTGGGTCGGGTGCACCCAGCAACCGCGGTGCACTCTTTCCCTCGGGCGTATCTTCGGACTAGAACGGCCGAGATTATGAGGTAGAAGGATATCGCAACCAGGACGAGTGTAGTGTAGTAAAAAAACGCAACCAACGACGTTGTCTCCAAAAATAGAGTCGGGGCTACTCCGCCGGCTATCTGACGCATCCACACTCCCTCGACCACGCTGTGGTTTTTCTGCGTGTAGTCAACCAATGACCCATAAAAACACGGATATCCGGTCTGAGGAAGAGACGCCGTCACTAGAGTGATAAAAAGCACGGAGGTTGTAAGTGCGAAACAGAACACTTGCACCAGCCACGTTCTCCAGTTGATGCCTTCAATCGGACTTATCCCAACAATCCCAGACGAGGGTAACAGAGGCTCTTCTGCGACAGCTGCTCCCCGTCGTGCCATGGCGGATTATCGAGATACAACGCTGGGCGGCAAAGCGAAAGGTGTAGCGTTCTCGGCCGTGGAAGACAGCTATACTTCCAGCGTTTCTTTGGCCAGGATGTTATATGGGGGCGACCTGGAAGAGTGGGTGCGTCACACGCGGCCCGGTGTGAGTTTGGAAATCCAATCGCGGGCTCCGGTACGCTTTCCCCCGCCCAACAACCCTTCCAGTCGGCGCGTAACCGTTGTAAGAGCTCCTATGGGTTCGGGCAAGACAACGGCGCTGCTAAAATGGCTCGGAGAAGCGCTGGACGCGCCTGATATTAGCGCTCTCGTCGTTTCGTGCCGGAGAAGCTTCACTCGCACCTTAGCTAAACGATTTAATGACGCTGAATTGCCTGGTTTTGCTACGTATTTTACGTCCACGGACTACACCATGGCCGGGGAGCCTTTTCGTCGCCTGTTGGTTCAGATTGAGAGCCTGCACCGCGTTGACGATAACCTTCTCAACAATTACGACATTTTAGTACTAGACGAGGTGATGTCAACAATAGGACAGCTATACTCTCCAACGATGGTTCACCTCAACAAAGTTGACGCCCTTTTGACTAGGTTGCTAAAAACTTGCCCTAGGGTCATAGCCATGGACGCAACTGCGAACGCGCAGCTGGTGGATTTCTTGGCTTCGGCGCGCGGGGAGCGCAGCGTTCACGTGATTATAAACTCATTTGCCGCGCCAGGATTCTCGCAGCGCAATGGGATATTACTGCGAACTCTTGGAACTGACGTATTGCGAGCAGCTCTCGGATTTGTTTTTGTAGACGATGAAACGGGAACCAAAGTTATGGAGACTGACCCCAGACCCATTTCAGCTAGGCTGCGCGAGGTCAACTCCGCTGGGTTTTTCGGCCGCCTGATGGACAGACTAGTGGCGGGGCGCAACGTTTGTGTGTTCTCTTCTACGGTGTCATTTTCAGAGATCGTAGCTAGGTTCTGCTCGCAGTTTACAGACTCTATATTGGTGTTAAACTCTCTACGACCCAGCGAGGATGTAGCCTGTTGGGGGGGAGTAAGGGTGCTGATATACACCACGGTGGTAACAGTGGGCCTCAGTTTTGATACTGCTCATTTCCACAGCATGTTTGCCTATGTCAAGCCTATGAGCCACGGACCGGATATGGTGTCTGTATACCAGTCTCTGGGGCGCGTCAGAGAGCTTATTCACAATGAGCTGTTGGTTTACGTGGATAGCTCGGGAGCCCGCGCAGAGCCCATCTTTACTCCCATGCTACTCAACCACGTGGTAAGCCGCCAGGGCGGGTGGCCAGCCGAGTTCTCGCAGGTTACAAACGCTCTCTGCTGTCAGTTTAAGGCTCGATGTGGACCGGCTTATAGAACAGCAGCCACGCGCGGGCTTGCTTTGTTTGTCAGGTTTAAATATAAGCACTTTTTTGAGAGATGCACTCTGGCGAGCGTTGGCGACAGTATAAATATTTTATATACTCTCCTCGAGTCTAACCAAATGCGCGTCGCTATAGAGGGGTGCCAATTCCCTCTAACGGCCACCGGTTTTTGTGACTTTTTGCAAGATCTGAGACTCGACGCATACGCCGCCAGAAGGGAGATAAAACAGCTGAGGGGACCCGGTGGGATTGCCGCCACCCCAACGGAGGTTTTTGAAAACGACGATGTGGCGGTGTTTATCCAAAAGTACTTGCGCCCCGGTGTTTCGCACGATGACATATTAGCCCTACTGGTAGAGCTCAACAGTCCCATCGTTCGAGAGCAGTTTGTCAATGTGGCTGTCCTTGGTGCCTGCCTGCGCCTCCCCGCGGCCCTGGAGAGTCCCGAAGTATTTGCGGGAGTCTACACGCATTACGCTTCCGGGGTCATGCCGGTGATTAGTGACGCCGGAGCGCTTGAGAGTGTATCAATAACACCGGACGTTAACGTTCTAGCGCGCTGGGATTTGTATAAAAGCTGCACGCGCCATGCCCGCGATCTAGCTTGGGACCCATCCCGTGGGGGGTCCGGGCTAGACATGTCAGAAGATTTTATTACAAACACTCTGAGCGCCGACTATAACCGATTCCAGCGTCTGCTAGTGGAGATAGCAAAGTGTAACGTAACACCTTTAGAAATGCTAGCTGCGGGTGCCGTGCGCGGTGTCACTACCGCGCTTTCGGGTCGCCCCAAAAGCAGGGCGCCGCTATCAAAAGGAGAGCATGCCGTGTCCCTCTTTAAGGTGCTGTGGGAGGACGTGTTCGGGGCAAAGCTCGCCAAAAGCACACAAACTTTTCCGGGGGGTGTGCGGGTTAAAAACTTGCGGAAGGACGAGATAGTCACTCTTCTCGAGTCTGTAAATGTAAACCACTCAGAGTGCAAAACTCACAGAGAGCTATACGCCCTGTTAATGTGTAACAGGAAGCTGTTTGCGGGACCCAGATATAAGCTGAGGGCACCAAAGTGGAGCAGAAACCTTTGTTTTCTAGAATTGGACAATACGGGCACCTGCAAGACTCCGCTTGATGCTGCGCTGGCAGACCTAGCCCCTAGCGCGTGGCCACAGGTTTACGGGGCGGTTGACTTCGACGCACTGTAACATCAACCCACATGGAGAGCAGCGTTAAATGGTTTAACGGACACGTTTGTGCTACCAGTATTTACTCTCTATGGACAGATCCGCACCACCCAGGGCATCTTCAGGCGCTCGTCTACATGCTGTGTTGGCGCGGTAGCAACTACACCGCAGAGTTTTGTCACGTTGCCGTCTCTGGCGAACTATTAAAACGCGGAGCTCGCGACGAATCTCTGGTAACACCTGCGCGCGTTGCCAGCGCCGCACAGACTGCGGCTGTGCCGGGGTGTTGGCCCCTGGCTCCCCTGGGAAATGCCATGTTGTGGAAATCAGTCTACGGTGGCATAACGGCGGCGCTTAAGCGCGCCGTGGGAAGCTTTGCTTTTTATCAACCCCTGGTGTTAGGAATTAACACGCAAACTGGACTTTTAGTTACCCTCCGACCCGCCGCTTCTGCGGATGGAGGCGGTGGCGGCGACGTCTCTCCGCGGGCGGCAATCGTAAACGTGTCGGTGGAGGTAGACTTGGACCCAGCGGGAATTGAAGCGAGCGCCGCTAGCTCTACAGGATCATCTCTCGCCAGGGCCAGACTCTGCACGCTTCGAGATGGATATTTTCTCTCAAAGCGGGACATTGCCCTAGAAGTTGAGATTGCTACAAAGGATGTGTCATTTTATAGAAAGTATGACTCCGTGCAACAGCCAGCCAACAAGCGTCGCGGTGATATGGCAGATTTGTTCGTCGTGCACGAACGAACCCTTTTACTCGGGGAATTTAAACGCATGGGAGTTAAGGTTTTGTTACCGCGAACGTTTGATTGTTTTGTTGCCAGCTCCCAGGCAGTGTCGGGTTTAGCTGCTATGGCGCTGTACAAACAGTGGCACGCTACTCTATTTTCTGTAAAGCGACCAGAAACTGTTGTGCAAATTTTTGCTTACCTAGGGCCAGAATTAAACCCGTGTGGAGAGGAAGCCGACTATTGTTGCTTTGTTGGATTTCCCGGACTTCCGACCATCAAGGCTAGTTCAAACACAACAGAGGCTGTGCGCGATGCCATGGCTGCCTATAGACTATCTGATGGGCTGTGGCCGGCTCTAGGTATGAGCGCGTTTCACTTTTTGGCTCCATGGGAACCGGAAGATAGGTGGCCCGGTGAATCGGCATCAAAACGGGTAGATGGGGTGGCACACAGGCTTCAGCTTAGTCCCGAGGATGGTTGGGGGGCCGGAAGGGTATCGTGTATTTTAGAGTCTGACGCCGTAATGCAGGGGCCGTGGTTTGCAAAGTTTGACTTTACGGCGTTTTTTCCAACGCTGTACCTGTTGCTGTTTCCAACTAATGAGCGCTTGGCTGAGGTGGTCCGATTGAGGGCTCGGGGCCACCACCCCACTCTTAAGCTCGCCCTAGTATCTTTTTTTGGGGGGCTACAGCACATTAACCCCGTGGCCTATAGGTCCATAATAGCCCTCGCCAACGGAATTAGTAAGCGCCTGGAGCACGCAGTCAATCAGAAGGGTTTTGCCATCTGTACCTATGTTAAAGATGGCTTTTGGGGGGCAGCTGGAAATATTCCAGCAGACTCGGTATCCTACACTGACGCGCTAGTTTACGCGGAGGAGCTTAGAAGTGCCGCTCAAAATGCGGCCCTCGTATACGTGTCAGAGATGGGGTTTTCGCTGCCGGAGAGAGTCCACTTGAATTTGCGGCTGGAGGGTTTGTTTACAGACGCCATTTCGTGGTCCACCCACTGTTACTGGTTATACAACCGCTTCACTAAGACGGAAGACTTTGTAGGCTTCCCAGCCAAAAGCGGGGCCGGCAGGGCCGCAAAGGCTAGCTTGTCTGGCTTGCTCCCGCTAGTAGCTGCTGTTTGCGACTCTAGCGATCTGAGCACCCTCCATAAGTCGGTGAGGGGGGCATGCGAACAGCTGGTAGCTGTCGCGTTTGCCGAGCGCAACAACCCTCAGTTTTGGAGTACCAGGACGGGAATCGAGTCGTCTACGTTACTCCCCCCGGCAGTTTACAGGAACGGCAGCTTGCTTGACAAAGACTGTGTGCAGAGGGAGATTGTGTTAACTCTCAGACACGACTGTGGATCCCCATCGCCAGTACCCTGGACGCTCTTCCCACCCCCACTGGTTTTGGGGCGCATAGACTGTATGGTCTATCTTACGGCCATTTTTAAAACTTATTTAAGCATGTTAAACAGAGCGATATCTGCCTCTTGCGACGCGGATGAATCTATGAATGTAGAGTTTTCAATATCTGACTATGCATTTTTATTCACCTAAATAAAGACCATAAACGTTAATTTTTTCCAGTTTATTTTTGTTGTTTGGGCACACATAGCACAGGCATCATAAAACCCACTCCATCTCACTAGTTAGTCGTATAAAACATATATTGATTCTGGCACAGGCTTTTCGTCCGTTGAGTTCCACCAGCTATAGAGGGTATCAGCTACTATTTTAGTACATAGCGGTGCGTTGAGGGGGGCTTTATTACAACGCAAGACTCCCGAGGGACATGGGGTGGTGGGCCTTTTGGATAGAGTCGATCTGTATCCAGCACTGTAAATAGCATCGAGTATGGCTGGGGTGTTTGATTTCTGGCCCAGCAGCATCTTGGCCATCATGTAGTTGGGCAGTACCCGTGCCTGGTCAAAGGGGTTGTGGTTAGTAACGCACATCAGCGTGTTTAGCGTCCACGTGGCTCCGATATACAGCAGCCTCCGCATCTTTAGGAGGGGAGTAATTGTCTTGGATATGTTACGCAGTATACCCTCAATTTGCACAAAAAGCGATGATGTAGCGCGCTTTGTGGAGCAGTTCTCCAGGTACATCTGGATGATACACAGGGTAAAGTCTATAAGGTCGGTCGGGCGATACAGCACCAGCCTGTGCGATAGTATAACCGGGGCCACTCCGAGTACGTTTACTCGGTCTTCCAGGGGAGTCACCACAAAAAGGGAAAATCCTTTAAAGGCTGGCAGGTCCAAGCACGAGCGCATGTAGGTTTCGCAGGATATCTCCGAGTCCTCCTGGCCGTCGAGGGTCAGCAGCAGTTTTTCCGACGACACGTCTACTCTCATGTCAGTGACCGATGTGGTCGTAAAGGAGGGGGGTAATCCTGGAACCTCTCTGACTTCTGTCACGAATCGAGGAGTTGCGTGCCAGACCAGATCGTCGACGATAGTTGTTACTGAATCGTTGCCTTTTGTGATAGCCCCTACCAATTCGTCCACGGTCGCGCTGTGGGCTAGCGGATCGATCTCGTCCCTCAGAGTAGCGCTCATCACTCGGTTTGTCTCGCTGTTCATCGTCAGACTTGGCCTCGTTGTCGTTGACTGGCAGGCCTCGCTTTGTGGAATTTAGAGCCGCGATTGAGTTTCTAACTTTTGCCACAAAGAGAGTAGATAACTCTGTAAGATAAGCCTCGAGCCGGGTTTTTTTGAACACCGCCACACACAGCTCCTCCTCCGAGCGGTACGCCTCCTGGTGTGTAATCAAAAATCCAAGATGACGCGCCCTGAGGATTGAGAAAAAGTATGGCGCGAGCAGTAGGGAGATTGAGCTGTTGGAGTAGGAAACGGACATTTCCTGACCCTGGTTGTTGGTTATTCTGTTCATTTTAAAACAGCGTAGTAACTCCTGATCCCACAGGCGCGATAGGCGCTCCATGTCGGCCGTGTACGCCGGTATGTACCTAGACTGAAAACTATTGGCCACGTAGCCGTCCTCTCCCATTAGGTTTCTTATGTCGATAACCTCGTGCCCTAGTCCTCCTGCGCCGGCCTTGGCGCCACTCTCGGGAGCTGCACCGGAGCTCACACTGGGCTGGGGACTCCCGTCGGCCGCCGCCTGGGAGACGCGCAGTAATTGTTCGCGGAGGTGGGTGACCTCGCTCTCTCGGTCCCGGAGCTGGTCCAGAAGCCCGCTATTCCCGGCCCTCAGGTCCTCTATGGTTTTAAACAGATTGTTTACGTATCCCTCCAACATTCCGTTTATGCCGTTGATAACAGACGTGCGAAAGGCTTCTTGCACAGGCATGTTACCACTCTGTTTGGTTTTCCCGCTCTGTCCAAATCCTGGCAGGGAGGTGTCTACCTGCGCACCGCTGAGCAAATTGGTACTTGTCTCGTCTAGATACGATCTAACTGTTTCTGTTATGTCTCCTATATGCCGCATGCTTTTCATGTTGACGATGAGTTTAACCAGCCGCGACGCGGCGGAGCTGGAATGTAGCTCTTCGCCCTCGCCCATGAGCTTGTCCACAGCTTTGGAGGCCCACCCCGGGCCCTGGGCATCGTCCCTTTTTCTGCCGACCAGAATTTTGACGGGTACCGTGTTTAAGAGCTGGCACAGTTTGGCGTGTTCTCGTAGGGCGTGGCAGTTACACACCTCGCTGGAGATTCGCTGTAGCGGTGAGTCAAAAAGAACGCTTCCGTCCTTCCATATTGGCTGCCACAACACCAGACACTCTCCCCGCTTGCCCGTGGTCGAGTCTATTGCCACCACCTCTCTGCGGGTGTAGTGGTAGAATATGTTCACCCTGTCGTAGTCCATGATTGCCACGCTGGCTGTGCATCTGGCCAGTTCCACCACTGCCTCAAGCCCCTCTCGTAGAAGGCTGTTGGCCACATACAGTTTACCAGCCAGGTCGCGCTCGTCAACGCAGCTCTCGAGCGAGGGAACGTCCGTGGGCAGCTTACGCCACAGCTTCGGGTGGACGGTTGCGCCGGGGGCGCGCTTGAGCCGCTGTAGCGGAATCAGACCCAGACAGGCTATCCAGTCTATGTACTTGGCAAAGCTGGCGGTGCCGTCGGGCTCGCTGGCAGAAAAACACGCGGTTATACTGCGAACAAAGTCTAAGAGCGACATCTGCAACGTGCGATGCCACGTGGCAAAAATCTGTTCCGCAACTCGAACTGCTTCGCCCTCACTGTACATTCCATAGGTTGCGGCTATTTCCTCCGCGCTCACACCACGGCTGTCTAAGTGGGTCTGCCAATCCTTTGCGAGGTCCTCGTAGCGCGTAGCGTTAAGAGTGTTGGTCAGAATAGTCGTTTGTATCTGTCTAATCGCCGCTTCCGTTGACCTAATTGCGTTGTATACTCCCTGACCTTCTGTGTACCCTAGCTCCCCCATGAGGATCTCTTTGAAAAGCATTGTTTTGGGG